GGGGGGGGTACCCCCGCGGGGCCCGGCCGCCCGCCCGCCCGCCCGGCCGTGCGACATGAGATTTGCATGCGGAGAGCGACGTATGCTAACTTCATGTCTCGTCAGGGGGAAACGCCCCCACCACACTCAAGGAGCCCGCCATGGCCACCGCCTACATCGTCGCCGCCACCCCCTCCAGCCCCGAGCCCAAGCGCATCTCCAACCTCAAGAGCGCCAAGGTGGAGGCCGACACCCGCGCCAAGCTGGACCGCGTGGACGTCGAGGTCCGCACCGTCGCCACCGGCAAGCTCACCTACACCGCCCAGGGCGCGCCCACCCTGACCCCCGCCCCGGCGGCGCAGGCCGACGCCCCGGCCGCCGACGACGCCCCCCAGGAGGCGACGCCGGAGCCGACCGCCGCCCCCGCCGAGGACAGCGACGCCGTCCCCGCCGACGAGCCCACCATCGACATGAGCGGCTTCGAGGCCGCGCTCGCCGAGGTCGTCTCCGAGAGCGACGAGGACGGCGACGCCGCCCCGGCGGACGACGACGCCGAGGAGGGCTCCCAGGACGACGAGGGCGACACCCCGGCCGCCCCCGCCCAGGAAGACCACCGGGGCCAGGCGGAGTGCGGCTGCTCCGTGGAGAAGATCATCGCCACCGGCGAGCACGGCAAGGGCTGCGCCGACGCCCCCAAGGCCCAGGCGGCGGCCAAGGCCGTGGAGCGTGACAAGCCCACCCGCCCCGCCCGCACCGGCGGCGGCACCCGCCGGGAGGCGCTGGGCGCCAGCGCGGTGGACGGCTGGGAGCTGCTGTACGACAAGCCCAAGCAGAAGGCCCAGGTCGGCCGCAACAGCGACGGCAAGTACGCCCTCATCTGCACCACCCACAAGCACGCCCACCCGCTCACGCGGCTGGTGCAGGAGCGCGGCCTGCGCGGCGGGAAGCGCTCCGTGTGGTGCCCCCAGTGCACCGACTGATCCACGCAGATGAACTCGCCCGCCCGGCGCCTGCCGGGCGGGCGGCCCGCTACCGACAGGAGAACGCACCGCATGAACGCCACCGACAACAACATCGCGAAGCTGCCGCCGGGCTACACCCCGATCGCCCCCGGCGAGGAGCTGCCCGCCGGGCCCGCCGGGCCGTTCCGGGCGGGGAGCGCCGGAGCGATCCGGAACATCAACCCCCAGGAGGCCCGCGAGCTGATCGGCCAGGCGGCCGTGCGGTACGTGGCCGCCCGCCTGGACGGCAAGAGCGTCGCCCGGCACACCTCGCTCATGCTGCTCGGGACCTGGGAGCCCAGCCTGAACCCGATCCCGATCACGAGCGACGGCTACCTGGTTGACGGCCTCAACCGGCTGATGGCCATCGTGATCTCCGGCACCACCCAACGCATGATCATCGAGCACGACCCGCGCCCCGTGGCCGAGCGCGGCATCGGCTTCCACTCCGGTCCCCGCGTGCGCGACATGGAGCACCTGCGCGGTCAGTCCGTCCCCGACTTCTGATCCGCGCGGATCAGAGAACCCGCCCGCCCGGCGCCCGCCGGGCGGGCTCACCCGTTAGCGAGGAGAACCGCATGAAGCTCCACACCCACGCCGTAGGCAAGATCAGCGTCGTCGTCCTGGACAAGCACCGGGCCGTCCACCACGCCGCCGCCAGCACCACGGACGAGCTGTGGGCCTGGCTCCAGGAGCAGGACGCGGACGCCGCCCCCGGCACGGCATTCTGCCTGGACGCCACCCAGTGGGCCCGGGTGGCGGCCGCCCTGGACCTGCATGGCACCGTTCACGTGGAGACCGAGTTCGACTGTGACCTCGTGGTCAGCAGGCACTTCCGCTGATCCACGCGGATAGAAGGGGGAGTTCGCGGTGAGCGGACACATCGGCACGGATGACCTGCTCAGGCTGGTCAGCGCGCGCGACAGCGAATTCAGCCAGCGGCTGGAGAGGCTGGAGAGCATGTGCCGCGTGGCCATCTCGGACCTGGAGCGGCTGCTGCGTATGGCGGCGCGGGCCCAAGGCGTCCCTGAGGGGGGCCTGGAGGAGCGTGTGAGGACGGCCGTGGCCGAGGTTGTCCCGATGGCCGCCCGGCGGGCCCTGGAGGGTCACAGGAGCGCCCTGGAGGCGGCAGGCCGCGCGGAACCCGGCGCCACCGCCGGTACGTGACACAGGGTTTGCGCACGGGCCGGGGGGTTGATAGTTTGATGTCACACCCCCCGGCCGCCGGGCCGGGGGCCAAGCCACCGGAGAACCCATGAGCGACACCACCACCGAGACCCCGGCCGCCCAGGAGCCGCGCAAGGTCCGCGACATCGCGGCCGAGATCGACGAGAAGTGGAAGCAGCCGTACTACGGCGCGGTCCCCTACATCGAGGCGATGCGCACCCTCGACACCCCGCAGGACAGGTACCTCCACGAGGAGGGCGAGGGAATCATCCGCCGGTTCCTGGTGAACGCCTCCCGCTGGCGCGGCGACGACGCCCGCCGCATCAAGGCCGAGCTGAAGGCCATGGTCGGCATGTAGCCAGCCCGCCGCCCGGCCGCCCGGCCGGGCGGCCAACCCCGCAGCCCTGGAGCGATCTACGTGGATGAGCAGAGCCATACCGAGATCTGGGGCGACGCAGAGGAAGAGGACGACGGCACGCAGGTGTGGACCCCTGACGGCCGCGTCCGGCTCATGGCGTTCCGCTGCACCACCTGCATCTTCCGTCCGGGCAACTTGATGCACTTGGCGCCCGGCCGGGTGAAGGACATGGTGGAGGCGGTGATCCGCCGGGAGGGCCACATCCCCTGCCACGACACCCTGAGCTACAACCTCGGAGACCTGCCCGGAGCCATCTGCCGGGGCCAGGAACAGCACCCCAAGGCTGGGCCCCGGTCCATGTTCCTGCGCATCGCCCTGGCCCAGGGGGAGATCGTCCTGCTGCACCCGGACGGCCGGGAGGAGCGCGTGCCCTACACCGCCTTGCCGTCCGCCTACGAGGAAGAGGGCTGAGGGGCCCCCGGCTCGGGGGCCCGCTCCGCTTTCATGCACAGGGAGTGACACAAGGTTTGCGCACGCGCGTCGTGTCAGATAGCGTGATCACACACGGTACCGACAGAGAGGACCAAGCCATGGGCGAGGAGCCCAGCGACATGGAGCTGGCGCCCGGCCAGCGGCTGCGCGCCGTCTACCACCAGAACAACCACGGCCCGCAAGGAGCCATCGAGCCGACGATCGAGGAGTTCCAGTCGATCACCCGGGCCCTGGACGAGTTCGCCGGGCGCGCCCGGTTCCAGCGCGGCCTCGTCCGCGAAGCGGGCAGACTCGGACCGCCCGAGCCCACCCACTGGCCCGACGGCGACGACACCGCGTTCATGGACGTGTGGCTGGTCGACCCGGCCGACGACCAGGAGCCCGGCATTCCCGACGCGCCCTGGCAGCGCTGGACCTGGGGCGACGACGGCCAGATCCACCGCCAGGACATCTAGGAGACGCCCGTGGGCTACAGGCTGCTGACCGAAGACGCGGCCTGCCTCGGCCTGGGCGCCGCCCTGGACTACGCCCGCGCCCTCAGCAAAGGAGCTGAGCAGCGCGCCAGCGAGGCCGCACAGGCGGCCGAGCACGAACGATCCACCGAGAGCATGAAGGGCATCACGTGAACAAGAACCAGCTCGCCATCGCCATCGCCGACCGAGTGAACAGCGGGGCCAGTGGCGCGACCAAGGTCAGCCAGGCCCAGGCCAAGGCGTTCCTGGACGCCTTCACCGGGATCGTGCAGGACTCCGTGGCCGCAGGGGAGAAGGTCGTGATCCCCGGCTTCGGCACGTGGGAGAGGAAGTTCTCCGCCGCACGCACCGCGACGAACCCGGCCAACGGCGAGAAGATCGACGTCCCCGGCCGCTACCGCGCGGCCTTCAAGGTCGGCTCCATCTTCAAGGACACCGTGAGCCCGGCGGGCGCCGCATGAGCCTGGGAAGGCGGCGCCGCCCGGGGCGCCGCCGCCGTGGCCCCGGCGAGGCCGTGTGGGAGTGGCTGGGCGAAGGGCTGGACTGGTTGCTGGGCCGTTTCGGAAGGGCGGCACACGACCGATGGTGACCTTCCCCAGCCAGTACGTGGTGATGGGCTGGCACCAGAACCGCTCGGCCGCGCAGGCCTGTGAACCGGGGCCCGGCGGTGACGGGTGGTACCGGCCCGAGGCCTGGCACCGTCCGGAGTTCCGGGAGGGGGATGGCGCCAGGGTCGCCCGCGACCTGCTGGACTCCTACCTGGCCGACAGCCCCGTAGCGCTCGCGCACATCGGCTACCTCGTCGACCTGTACGCCCGCCCGGCCGGGCGGGCGGCCGGGCGGGCGGCCGACCTGGCGAGCGAGGCAGGAGTCCGCGCGGTCACCGCCGTGGCCACGTGGCTGGACGAGGCTCTGTACGGCCAGGGCCGCGAGCAGTTCCCCAAGGGGGAGCGCTACCCGCTCCAGGTCACCGCCGACAGCATGGCGCGCGGGGACTTCTGCCGGATGAACTTCCGCGAGCTGGTGGCCGATTGCCTGGCTCGGGGGGTTTCCCCCGCGCCGATCTCTCCCGGCCGCGTCGGGCGTCCTGTCTGAATTCCCGCCCGCCGCATGGCATGATGCACGAGCGAGGCCCCGCTACCTCTTCATCGGATTCAGACACGGTGGGTGGCGGGGCCTTACTCGTTCCTGGAGTGAGACACGAGATTTGCCCACACGGATGCGTGATGATAATCTTGTGTCTCACGGCATGCAGGAGAACGAGGAGGCCACGATGTACCGGACCCGCACCCGCCGCCACCACCGCGCCACCATCCTGGGCGCCCGCCGCCAGCCCGCGCTGATCACGGCACGCACCCTCCTGGACCGGCTCGGCCTCGGTGACGACTTCGCCGCCCGGTACGCCTCCCAGATCACCCGCACCGCCCGCCGCCTGGGCATCACCCCCGCCGCCCGCACCTGGACCCGCCACAACGGCCGCCAGCGCCCCACCGCCGCCTACGACCTGGCCACACAGGCGCTCGACCTGATCCGTACCGTCATCGCCTACAAGCGCACGGCCGAAGCCTTCGGCCTGACCGCCTGATCCACGCAGATAGGACACCGACCCGCCATGAGCGAAAACCGCACCCCCACCCCAGGCAAGAACGCCTGGATCGCCCGGCCGCGCCCCTACGAGAACGAGACGGTCAGCGTGGAGCGCGCCGCCGCCAACGTGCCGGACGGCTTCACCCGCGACGTCGTCCTGTCCCAGGTGATCGACGAGCCCGGCAAGGGAGGCACGAACCCGCCCCGCCGGGAGATCCGCACCCGCATGCACGCCGCCGACGCCATCACCCTCGGCATCCACCTGGTGGAGAACGGCATCAACGCCGAGCAGCGCAACGCCGAGGAAGGCGCAGGAGCCCAGCGCACCCCCTACTTCGAGCACCCGGCGGGCGACGACGACCGGCGGATGCCCGAGGACTTCGCCCGCACCAACCTCCGGCTCCTGGACGCGGCACTGGCGCGCGTCCAGCACTGGCAGGACACCCACCCCGACGTGGCCGACTACCGCATCACCGGCTTCCTCAACGAAGGCCGAAAGGTCCGCAGCTACCTGCGGTACCTGTCGGACGACACCACCCCCGACCTGGACGCCGCCCGCGCCGAGCTGGTGCGCAGCGGCTTCTTCGACGACGAGGAGCCCGCCGAGCAGCGGCGCGCCACCGCCCGCGCCGTCGGCATCCCGGAGGAGGCCGTGGAACCCGGCGCCCGCACCGGCCACGCGGCCACCGACGCCCGCCTGGCATCGGGCGAGGCCGCCCAGGGCAAGGTGCCCCGGCTGGGGGTGTACGGCCGGTACTTCGTCACGGCCAACACCAGCATCATGGTGCAGATCGCCAGCCTGGAGCCGGAGCACGTGCAGCTCAAAGTCGTGGACAGCGCGGCCGACGAGTACCCCGACGGCATCAAGGCGCCGTACTCCGAACTGGGCACCTGGCTCATCCTGGACGACCCCTCCAACTGGGTCGACATCAAGATCGGCCACCCCGTCGCCGACTGATCCACGCAGACAGAGAACCGAGGACCAAGCCATGCCCGAATTCCCCGTCCGCCTGGTGCCCGTCACCGGCGGCTACTCCCTCCACTACGACGCCTGCGACTGCCCCGACGCCGACCGGCCCGGCCGCTCCCGCATCATGGCCGTCGGCTCCGCCCACGAGGCCCTGGCCAAGTTCCACGCCGAGTACCCCTGCGGCCTCGCACAGCCCGCGCGGATCGTCCGCCGGGAGTGCGCGGCCAACGTGCCCATGCAGCCGCTGGAGCCGATGAGCTGGCAGGAGCGCCACGGCTACTACGTGCGGGAGGCCGCGCGCGTCATTTTCGACCACGCGAAGCACATGGCCAGCGTGAACGACCGTGACGGCGCGGACTTTCAGCAGTCCCGGTTCGCGGACGGCCGCCTGGTCCCGTTCTGGGCGCCGGACAAAGACCACGTCCGCAGGCAGGTCCGCACCGCCTACACCGCCATGACGCTCATGATCTGCGTGAAAGGCGTGAAGGACCCCCGCGAACAGGCCGAGCAGCTCATCGCGCAGACGGAGGAGGTGTACCGGCGAGAGACGGAGACACTGCTCACCGACACCATCCAGCACGCCGACGCCCTGGACGCCGCCTACGCCCGGCTTGAGCGCATGGCCGCCGTCCAGCTCACCGGCTGGCTTCGCTTCACCCTCTCCAGCATCGTCGCGCACAGGGCGCTGCGCGGCGCCGTCGAATAGGAGCCGACCCCATGGCCGACATGATCAACTGGCCGGTGCGCACCGGCCTCTACGACGACAGCGGCGAAGGCGGGATGTTCGCCTACCTCGTGGTGAGCGAACCCCAGGCCCCCGACGACGCGTGCCACGTGGACGTCCACGCGTTCCTGAGCGAGCCGGACGTGCGGCTGCCGTACCGGATGGCCGAGCCCCGGCTGTGGGGCTCGGAGGACTACCACGACCGCGCCCGCACCAAGCTGCACGCGGCCCGCGCCGCGCTGGAGCGCGCGGGCGAAGACGAGCTGGCGAAGAGCCTGGCCGGGCTGCGCGGCGACGACGAGCTGTCACTGCCGCTGCGGGCGGCGGTGTTCCTGGGCGCCACCGGCGCGTCCCTGGTCCACAGGGGCCTCGGGGGCTACTTCGAGGCCACCCCGGGCGACCTGACGGTCACCGGGCGAGCCGTGTACGAGGCCCTGGCCAAGGAGCACGGCGAGCGGGCCGTGCACATCATCACCTTCCTGGACACCTGATCCACGCAGATAGGAGCACAGATGAGCACCTGCTTCCTGATCGCCCGGCCGGACCCGGCCGACCCGGAACGGTGGGCCGGAGTCACGGGGCATGCCAACGGGATGCCGACCGACGTCGGACGGCACCTGTTCGCGCACGTCGTGACGCACTTCAGCAGCGACCCGGAAGCGGCGGCCGTCCACTTCATCGACCAGCACGTGGGCGGCTGGCGCTTCCTGACCGAGGTGTTCGGCCGGAACGAGTGCTACTGCCACGACTTCGGTGAGCCCGACGCCGACGCCCGCGCCACCCACGAGCACGCGGGCGGCATCGACTGGACGTACGTGATGCGGCCGGGGGGCCTGGAGATCCGCCGGTGGGACTACGGCGTGGTCGCCACCGTGCCGTGGGGCCAGGAGCGCGTGGACTGGCAGGCCATCGAGGAGAAGGCGTACGCCCGCTGGAGCTAATGCGGACAACCAGCATGCGCACCCCGGCCGGTATGGCTAATCTCGTGTCACCCGGCCGGGGGCGCCCGGCTATCAGTGAGGAGGTCTGATGTCCGCACGAAGCAAGGGGCAGAAGCGGCAGGCGCAGGCGAACGGCGAAGCCGCCCGCAAGGAACTGGAGCTGCGGCTGACGCAGTTGCAGCAGGAGGACTACGTGATGCCCGGCTGGCAGACGGCCTTCGACGACGCCGCCAAGCGCGTCATGGTCCTGTTCCAGCCGTGCCACGTGGGGATGCCGGAGGCCCTGACGGAGGCCGAGTTCCGCATGTGGCTGCGCGGGTGGGACGCCCGGCGGGCCGCCGTGATGGCCCGCCGCCCGCGCCCGGAGCGGGTCCCGCAGGGAGACTGACGCGGACGCGGTGCGCGTGTGATAACTTCATGTCTCCCCCTACGTGGAGGTGTGATGCGCACATACCTGGTCCCGGTCGGCTGCGGCCACCTGCACACCGTGCAACAGTGGCCCTCCCTCAACCACGCGGATGAGACCCCGCAACCCCCGGCGCCCGTCCGCTGGTTCTCGGACGACTACATCGGCTTCCAGCCCTACAGCCGCCCCTACTCTCAGCCCTACACCACCCCCTACTCCAGGCCCTACCCCTAACCGCCCGCCCGGCCGCCCGGCCGGGCGGGCGGCCGGAAGGAGAACCGCCCCCATGCCGCTCTGGACGGCCGCCCGCCGCGTACTGGCCCGCGCCCGCCGCCGCCCCACCCCCCAGGAACGCCTGCTCCACGGAGAAACCATCCCGCTCCACCTCGGCCCCAACCTGGTAATCGAAGTCAGCCTCCACCACGGCCTGACCAAACGCTTCACCGAGACGGACGCCATGGACGACGACGAGGGCTACCGGCTGCTCCTGGCCGCCCGCGAAGCCCTCCACCACCCCCAGCCCCCCCGCCGCCGAGGCGACCTTCCGGCGATGCCCGACCCCCACAACCCCGGTGTGCGTACGATCCCCATCGCGCTCACCCACCGGCAGAACAGGTACGTGGGCGACATCCTGGCCGCCTACTTCCGGCTGATCAACGAGGAGTGAAAACCGTGTCTGAGCCCGCCGCCCGCCCCGAGCCGGAGAAGGAGCCCTACCGCTTCCCGCCCGAGCTGGAACCCTACCGCCCCCTCCTGGCGTTCCCCGGCCGCGAAGAGGAGCTGATGAACTCCCCGGCCACCCCCTTCAACAACTGGCCGGTCTACGCCATGCACTGCATCATGGACGGCCAGCTCTCACTGCTGGCCCGCCTGCACGCCGCCGGGCTGCTGCGCCCCGCCCCCGCCCAGGAGCCCCAGACATGAAGCACCTCAGCGAAGGCGAGCCGCAGCAGATCCTCAACGCACTCAAGCGCGCCCTCAACGCCCGGACCGGCTGGGACCAGCCCCCGGAGTGGGGGAACATCTACCGGACGGACAACGGCCGGATGCGGTGCACCCCGCTCCCGGTCCCCGAATTCATGTGGACCCAGGGCAACGGCGACCCGAAGAACCTGCTGGCGGGGTTCCGCGACATCATCAGCGCGCCGCGCGGCGCCAACCAGCGCAACACCGCCGCCACAATCCGGGCCAGCATCCCCGACGCCCTGACGGGCCTGTACATCGTGACCGAGGCCTGGGCGCCCCCGCCCATGCAGCAGCACGCCATCTTGAAGGCGCGCGAGCGAGGCGAGCCGACACCGCGCTTCAAGGACATGGAGGGCCGGGTGGAGACGCGCCAGGCGTGCGCCGTGGACCTGGACATGCGCCTCTACATGGCCACCCAGCCCCGCTCCACCATGGTCCTCGACGGCCTCATCGACGACCTGACGGCAGACGTGAGGGTGGAGGGGGCGATCCCCGAGCTGCTGTTCGGCATGCTCACCGCGATCGCGAGCGAGAGGATCTCACGGTGAACCCGATGGACCCGATGGACCCGATGGCGCCGGTCCCGGCCGAAGCGATCCTGGTCGTCCTGGACGGCATGCTCAAGGAGTGCGGCGACGAGTGGGACCAGCCGCCGGAGTGGGGCTTCCTGTACGCGCCGCCCCTGAGCCTGACCGCCGAGGTGGCCGAGGAAGTGGACGCCGATGTGAGCGCGGTGCGCGGGGTGATGGCCGCGCCGGTGGCGCTGCCGCTTGAGGCCTGGCGGCAGTTCGGGAGCCCGCTGGAGCTGGTGGGGATGTTCGCCGCCCTCCTCAAGGAGCCGGACAGCGATCGCGGCGCCGCGATCGTGCGGAAGCTGCGCTCGACGGCACCGGTGATGGGGGCGTGGCTCAGGGTAGAGGCCTGGGCGCCGCCCGTACGGCTGGAGGCGGAGTACGCCCGGCGACGCAGGGCCGGTAAGGACATGGACCTGTCGGTGCTGCCTGACAGGCTGGAGTCGCGTGTGGCGTGGGCGGCTGACGCCTGGGGCCGCAACTTCGTCGGCCGCCGCGTGCGGGACTCCGACGAATTCGAGTGGGACTGGACCGAGCCCGGCCGGGACCGCCTGAGCGCGCATCACCCGGCGCTGGTGCACCTGCGGACGATGGTGGACGCGGTGGCCACTCCCCTCCCCACCGTCTGATCCACGCGGACAGCCCGCAGCCCCCGGGCCGGGGACCGCCGGACCGGGGGCTGCGGTGCTGTGAGGGGTCAGGAGCCGGTCTCGAAGTACCGTCGCGCCCTCTCCGTGGGCTCTGGAGGATCCCCCACCGGGTTCCTGGCCCAAAGCCTCAGCTCGTCGTAGGAACGAGCCAGGGCCCGCACCAGAGCCTCACAGTCGCCAGCCTTGCCCGTGCGCACGGCCTCAGTCGCCTCGTGGGTGGTGCGCTGCGCCGACTGCGTCGCCCGCGCCGCCACCACACCCGCCAGCACCAGGCCCAGAGCCGAGAACGCGGCAGCGCCTATGCTCCCCACCGCGTCCCACAGCCCGGCCGCAGTCATCACGCCCTCCCTTCCCCCACGTCGTAGCGGGGCAGCTCGTACTCCGGCACGCTGGCCGCCCACAGCGCCATGCCGACCTGAGACGTCATGAACCACACGGCCACGAAGAAGCCCCGGCCGTAGCCGTCCGCCAGCCACTCCCACGCGTACGAGCCCGCCCACACCACCGGCAGGGCCGCCGCCGCGAAGAACCCCCAGCGGTCGGGGCCCTCGGGGAGCAGCAGGCACGTGAGCGTGACCAGGCCCGCGAAGAACCAGGCCGCCGCCCACCCGCGCATCGGCATCAGGTGCAGCAGCGGCTCCAGGCCGCGCGTGCCGGTCGCGGGCGCGGCGACATACCCGATAGCCCACACGACGCCGCCCACCCCCAGCAGGTACAGCGGAGGCGCCCGCCGCGAGCGGTACTTCACGCGGGGCAGCGCGTACTCCGCGACGCTGGCCGCCCACAGGATGAGCAGCGCATGGGAGAGCAGGTACCACAGCCCGATGAACATGGCGCGCAGGTAGTGGAACTCCACCGCAGCGTAGAAGTGCCCCAGGGCCCAGGCACCCGGCGGGATGACCGCCGCCACGTAACCCCACCGGTCGCGGCCCACCGGCTGGAAGGCCGCCACGATGGCGATGACCCCGGCTCCCACCCAGACGCCTGCCCAAGCCTCCAGCGGCATGACGGCCGTCACCCCGGCCAGCGCCCGCCGGTCGGAGGCGGGCGCCGTCACGAACCCCGCCCCCCAGCCGATCTTCCCTGCGCCCAGCAGCAGCAGGGGCACCCCCCGGCGCCCGAGGCGCCGCCGGAGGCCGACGGTCACGGCACCGGCGGCAGGTTCACCACGCCGCCGGTCGCGGGCGCAGTGGCGGCGGGGTCCTTGGAGGCGGGCAGGGTGGAGGCGGTGCCGGGCTGGCCGATGCGCTTGGCGGCGGACGCCTTGACGGCCGCGAGGACGACGGCGATGGGCACCGCCCACCAGGCGTCCAGCGGCGTGACGGCGACGATGACGGCACCGGCGGTGAACTCGACGGCGGACCAGGACACCCGCTCCAGGGCATCCCACTTGAAGTGCCGGGCCAGGGCGTGTGCAGCCATGAGGGCCTCCTACTTCAGCTTGAGCTTCCAACCGGCCTGGATGTTGTCGGGGTCCTTGATCAGGTTCTGGTTGAGCGCCACGAGCTTGTCGACGGTGGTGTCGAAGCGGTCGGCGATCTCTCCCAGGGTGTCGCCGGACTTCACGGTGTAGGTGGCCTGGCTGGCGCCGCCGGGCGACCAGGACGCGGGGTGCTTGAGACGCTCGGCCACGCGGGCGCGGATGGCGCTGTGGCCGGGGTAGCCGGGCCCGCGCGGGTCGACCTTGCCCGGCTGCCACTCCGCGTGGGCGATGACGCTGATGAAGCCCTCGCCGTCCTTGTTCCAGCCGTGGGCGCGCAGGACGGCGGCCGACGCCCGGACCATGGCTTCCACCTGGGCGGGCGGCCAGTCGTCCTTGCCGTCGCCCAGGTTGATGCACTCGAAGCCGTAGAAGCGGGCGTTGCCGTCGGTGTTGGCCTCGTTGTCGGAGGGGGCGGCCGTCTCGTTGACGACCGCGCGGAGCACGTCGTCGTCACCGAGTCCGGCGTGGTTGGTCCGGCCGTAGCCGACCAGGTAGACGGTGCCGTCGGGGGCGATGACGCCGTGGCACAGCGGCCCCGGCAGCTCCGCGTGCCCGTTCCAGCACAGCTCCACGGACGCCTTCACCTTGGCGGCGGTGGCGCCGGAGGTGACGGTGTGGTGGAGCATGACGCCCTGTACGGGGCCCCAGCCGTCGCCGCGCTGGCCCCGGTTGTGGGTCTTCCAGGATGACTTGTATTCAACGACCTTCAGCCCTTCTGCCCTGAGTGCGCTGAGGAAGGCCGATGCAGAGAGTGGTTGAGCCATAACTGAAAGTTACCCGGCCGGGCGGGCGGCCGGGCGGCCGGGAGGCGGCGCGTTCGTCACAGTTGTCGAACACCTGGGCGCACACACAGAGACGCCCCCTACCAGCCACCGCATGAAAGCCGGAAGGGGGCGCACTGTGCGCGGACCTGTTTCGCTCCGTCAGCGTAGCGTCACGGACGGAAACCTGTATCGCACCTGGCCAAAAAAGTAGTGAACCGCTTTCCCCGGGTGCCGCCACCACGGCCGCCCGGCATGACACAGGCACCGGCACGGCCGACCGCACCCCAGGCAGCTCCACGTGCAGCGACGCCCCCCTATGTGGGGGTGGGTCGAACAGACCAGGCCCACATGAGACCCCGGACACCCATTCCTCATACGTGTTAGCGCTCCGCTCACCCGTACGAGGCCCCACTACGCGCCCCCGCAAGGGCGCGGAAGACCGCCTGCCCCGTTTCGGCCAGGTCACACCGGCGACTTCCCGAGGCGTCCATGCCGGGCACCATAGGCTGCATGGAGCACCCCGCCCAGGAACCGCGCCCGAGCGTCACCTGCCCCGACTGCGGGCTCACCAGCTGCCACCCCGAAGACGTCGCCAGCCGCTACTGCGGTAGCTGCCGCTGGTGGACCTCAGACCCCTTCCTGGCCCCGCACAACCCCAGCCCGCCGCGCCCCCCGGTATGAGCGTGCAGCCTCGCTGTATCCGCGTGGATCAGAACAGGGTGCCGTCCGCCGGAGGCAGAGCCCGCTCGGTGGTCGGCGGGTGATGGAAGATCTCCGTCCACCCCTCCTCGCCCCCGGCGGCCACCCGGCGCCACGCGGCCATCTCGTCACAGCGGGGACAGAACCGCGCCCAGTGCGTGTACACCCAGTACGGCTTCCGCTGCACCCGGACCCACCGGGACCGGCCGTCCCTGGTCTGCGTGGACCGGGCAACACGTTCCCACGTGGGCTCCGGCGTGTAGAGGGTCTTCCCGCTGATGTTCCGCAGCCGTGGCCACGCGCACGTCTCGCAGTCCGTCTCCGCCTGGCTGCCGTTGCTCAGGCAGATGGTCAGGGTGAGCGCCCGGGTCCACCGGTCATCCCACCGGATCTCCCCCAGCAGCGGGTCCTCCACCGGCAGGGCCGGGATGATCCTGCGCGGGCCCAGCTCTTCAACGTCCCAGTCGTCCATGAGCCAGCCTCCAACAAGCGCGGCCCCCGGCGCGGTGGGGTGCCGGGGGCCACAGTGTGCACGCGGGCGAGGTGCAACGGAGTGAAGCCGTACCAGGATGCCAGAGCCCCCGGCGGACGGGGAGATTCCGGCCCGGCGCGCGGAGTTCGTTCAGCCGTGCGGAGGATGTTCGTGCACCCCCCGTGACTCAAGCCGCACACCCTGTCACAGTAGGCGGACGGCCAAGCCAGCCCCCCCTGTCGGGGCGCGGGCGGGGCACGGCTCCACGAGCCCCGTGCCCCGCCGCCCCCTGGCGCCTCCGGTCCCGCTCCATCAGCGCCAGCGCCCCGCCCGCTGTGGCGGCTGCCCCGGAGCGCCGTCCCGCAACGCAGCCCCAGGCTCCCCGCTCCCCTTTCCCGGCCGCCCGGCCGGGCGGCCGGGTAGACCGGCGCGCAAGGTCCGCCGGGCAGGGGAACGACCCGCAGGCCGCTCCCCGCCATAGGACACCGAAGAACCCCCGCAGGCAACGAACGCCACGACCGGTTAGGCCATATGGCAGCGCAACGCCCCCCGGCCGGGGGAAGCCGGGGGGCGCCAGGCGCAACGCATGGGGGGACGCTACGCCTGCTGAGCGGCAGGCTGGGGGGAGGCCTGCCAGGAACCGGCCGGGGGGGCGGCCGGGTGGCCGCCCGGCCGGGCGGCCGGGTCGGCGGACTGAGGAGCGGGCGCCGCCCGCAGATGCGCACCCTGGCCCACCGGCACCCCCGCCAGCGTCTGCGCGCCACCCTGCGCGGGCTGCGCCCCCGACACCGACGCGAACGGCTGCGTGTGCTCCGGCGCCGCCTGGTCCGACGGGTGCAGCGGCGCGTCGTTCCACCACGGCTGGTCGTACAGCCGCTCCGTGGCCGGGTTGTCCACCGCCACCAGACTGAGCAGCCTCTCATCCGAGCTGACCTCGGTCAGGATGCCGTGGAACACCGCCCGCTCCCCGTTCCTGGGCGACACCCGCGTGATGATCAGCGTGTCCAGCAGCGGCACGGCCTCCTCCAGCGCGGCGTAACCGTCCTCCCCGCCGCCCGCCTTGGGGTCGCTGCGTTCCCAGTACAGCCGGGCGAACCGCACCTTGCCTTCGTGGACCCCGAGGTGCTGACCCTGGTGCCGCACCGTCACCGGCTGTGTGGCGCCGTCGTACCTCCGCAGGTATGCCTTCAGCATCTCTCACCGCTCCTGGGCGTCGCTTGCAGGTCCGGGCAGCGTACTGCCGACCCCGGCGCCCGACAGCCTCGCCGGAAGTCTTCACACGATCGGCTGTAAGCCCTCACGCTACGTGACCACATCACGACACGATGATGCTGCGGAACGCCCCGGAGAACGGGTTGTCGGTGTCCCCGTTCACCCCCTCCTCCTTCTCCACCCAGAAGTACCCGCCCCGGTACTGCGAGTCGGCGGCCGTCACGGTGTACACGGTCCCGTTGGGCGCCGTCCGCCGGAAGGTGATCTGCGTCGGCGTCACCGTCAGCGAGTACGAGTTCCACGCGTTCACGGTCATCGCCGGAGTGGCCGTCGTAGCCAGGTAGGTGATAGCCGAAGCCTGGCTCGCCCACTTCGCAATGCCGATCTCCCCGTTCTGCCGCTGGAACACCCGGTACAGCGTCTTCTGCCCCTCGGGGAACGCGTTCGGGTTCTGCACCGCATCACCCTGCGGCCACTCATACGGTTCACGGTCCGTCGCCGCCCCGAACAGCAGGCCCATCTTGGCCCGCGACGTGGACACCGCAGCCAGCGACGTCCACTTCATGTCCCACGTGATCGTGTAGTTCGTCGGGCTCGCCAGCGGGCACAGCCACCCCACCAGCACCGACGGCCGCCCCAGCGTGGCACCGAAGCTCGCAGGCAGGAACAGCCCCGGCTCGGCCTGGTCCGTACGGCCGCGCACCGCCCCCGACCCCGAAGCCACCGCTTTGTTGTCGGTGCGGTAGGTGAGCTGACCGGTGCCCACCTTCCGGTGCGTCCAGGGGTCCGTCTCCGCCCGGTACCCGTACGGCCACACCGACGTGACCGGCCCCCGGTAGTACACCGGGTCATCCGCGAACGCACCACGGATTGCGAGCGCGGCCACCCGCGTGCGCTGGGAGTGCCGCGAGTTGGTGTACATCAGGACCTGGAGCCCCGCGTTCTTGTACGTCGTGAAGACGCTGTCGGCGTACTTGTCCGAGAGCACGATCCACGTGATACCCGCCGCCTGGAGATCCGCCACCGCATACGGCAGTGCCGCCGTGCCCCAGGTGGCAGGCGTCTCAGGGATCATGAGCGGGGTGATGCCCGCGTTCTTCACCGTCACGGCGTTCGAGATCATCGAGACGCCGATCATGGCCCACGCCTGGGCGCAGTACTGGAGCACCCCCCGCATCGCCCCGATGATCGCCGTCGACTCCGGATACGGCACCGTGGCCGCCACCGTGCAGTCGATCAGCGCCACGGCCTTCCCGCTGATCTTCGCCAGGAAGTCCGTCAGCAGCGGCTGGTAGTAGCGCTGCGCCAGGAAGCCGTACCAGCCGCCCTTCCGCTCGTCCTTGGGCAGCCGGTCCGGCGGCCCGAAAGCCACCGGGTCGTCCTCATCGCCCGCGTAGTTCATCGTCTGGGCGCAGGTCTCAGCCGAGAGCTGGCGGATCTCCTGGCTGGTGTAGATGGAGGAGCGGGTCTCCTCCATGCGGTGGTTGTTGAGGTCCGGCACCACACCCACGTCATCGCTGCTGGTGGCGCACCGGAAGTGGATGATGTCGTTCCCCGTGGCCAGGCAGTAGTCGAGCTGGTACGGCGAGGAGTACGGCCCACGGAGCTGGGCCAGCGTCCACGCCCCCACCGTGTCCGGCGCGGCCGGGAGGTCCGCGATGGTCTGGAGACAGGTGGCCGGTGTGGGCGGGGTGCCCCCGGAAGGCACGAAGAGGCCGCCGTCCGGGCCGAAGCTGGCCGCGTTCTGGGCCTGGCTGGACAGCCGCACCTGGAGGTCGCCGGAGGCCTCGTTGTAGACGAGGCCCGGCCCCAGGTTCCCCGCCAGGCATGCGACGATGCCCGCGCACCCGGTCTTCCCGTCGACCTCCAGCGACACGACATACGGCTGCTGCACGCTGCCGTTCCCGCTCACAACGACGGGCGAAGCACCTTGGATCACGCACGAGCAGGAGCCCGTGCACCCGCACCTGGCCATTAGCCCTCCTGGTTGCCGAAGTCGTAGGGAATGAGGTGGTCGCGGCCGTCGTCCTCGCAGGCGACCCGCTGCCAGCCGTCGTCGGTGAGCAGGACGAGCGTGTCGGACATGGCATGGACGGCAGTGAGCCGCTGGCCGATCGCCCTCTGCGAGGCGACCGCCGCGCGCAGGGGCCGCTGGCCCGCCCGCTGGCCGGGCAGCGTCGTCATCAGCTCAGCTCCTCATCAAGGTCAGCGAGCGGCGTCAGCGTGACGCCGACCTTCTCCTGGCCGTTCTGCCACGACCCCTCCACGTCCGTGAGCGCGAAGCCCTGGAGCACCGGCTGACAGAAGCTCTCCGCCAGCACGTCGAAACGCTCCCCGGGGACGAGCTGCTGAAGCTTGACGGGGGCCGTCGCGGCGAGTGCGGCGCCGTCGGGGACGCTGATGGTCACGGGGATGGGGTAGCGCCCGGCGATGGCATCCTTGGCCGCCTCGCGCAGGTCCGCGTCCGTCACCTTCTCCTCATCGATCGACACCAGCACATCCAGCCGCCCGTAAGCCGTCTTGGTCCGGCCGTAGCCGAGAGTCTTGCCGTTGCTGATCTCCTGCTGGTCCTGCGTGGTGGCGAAGCCGTAGGTGCCGCCTTGGGTGCCGTCCTTGATGACTTCGATGCCCCCGGTGAAGTCCTCCATGGTCAGGCGCGCCTGCGCCCGGGTGTTGGAGGTGGGCTTCGCCCGGAGCATGACGGCCCGGCCGACGGCAGTCCAGGTGAGCCCGCGCTTGGCCCACTCCCGCAGCATGTCCCCCAGGTACGCGGTCCAGATGGCGGTGTTGGAGGAGCCGTCCTTCTCGACCTTGATCGTCGGGAGCCCGGCGTTCCGGACGATCATGTAGTTCATGATGCCGGGGTAGTCCGCCACCGCCAACGCCGATGCGCTCAGGTTCAGGCGGATGTGGTTGTAGGCGATCTGCGTGATGGGCCCCGCCTTGCGCCCGGAGGAGTCCGCCGTGGCAGCGGTGTACGTCACCCGCCACGTGTTCACCAGATGATCGAACCAGGCGGTCACGTCCTGCGCGCTGATCACGATGCTGTCCCGGCGGGAAGTCGTCCTGACGATGGGGCCCTGCCACACCAGCTCCCCGTCCCGGTACAGCGTCAGCTCATGCACCCACGGCTCCGCCTCCCCCAGCGCCGCACAGCACTCCCCGCTGATGTCGCCCTTCAGTACCGTGATGGAGGCCTCGGAGACGTCGTTGAGGGTCCGGTTCCAGGTCACTTCGGTCAGCCGGTCCATCGCAGTGCTGGCGTACGGCTGCGCGCCGCCGCGCCAGTGGAGCTGTGCGCTGTAGGTGGTGGCGCAGCCGAGGGTGTTGTCCTCCCCGCCGACCGCCTCACCGCCCTGGTTGCAGCCGCCCTCCGGCACATAGGTGACCGGGTTGGAGGCGTCCTCGGTGGTGGAGCCGTCGGTGCGGTGGATCTCCAGGTGGTACGTGAGCGGCATGCACCCCACGGGCGCGGAGTCGAACCACGTGGATACGGCCGGGAGGGAGCCCGCGCCCTGGCCGGAGAACAGGATCTGCCGGGTGCCCGCCACGTCGCGGGAGATCTCCCACGACTGGATCGACTCGGTGTCCTCCACGTTGACGGTGAGTTCGACGCCGTCTTCCGGCGAGGAGACCACCTCCGCCTGGATGGGCACGGTGGTGTCCACCAGCGACGTGATCCCGTAGAGGGCGACCAGCCGGGGGGATTCGCTGATGGCGAACCCGAAGGTGAGCTGCGGGCCGGTCGGCAGGTCGAAGACGGCCAGGCCCTCGGGCTCGCGGTAGTCCAGCGTGAGCGCGTACGCGTTGTGCACCCGGTCGATCACGGTGCCGGTGCGCATGTCGATCACCGTCCACCACGCGTTCCCGTTGCCGTCCGGCGGCGGCGGGTTGGTGTCGTCCTCGCTGTAGGCGGTGCCGTGCTGCTGGTAGATGTACTCCCCGAAAGCCGTCCACGACTGGAATTCGGGGTAGCTGGGCCGGGCGAACTGGTACAGGGGAGCGCTGTAGTCCTTCGCCTTGAAGTCCGCCAGCGCGTAGACCGCGTACTGAGTGCCGGAGCCCTGGCTGTAGGCGATGGTCATGCGGCCGTGGGGCAGGTCCAGGCCGGGCGTGATGGCGGTTGTCCCTGTGAAGGGCTCGTACGCCTGGTCAGCCGGGACGTCCTCGGGGTCGATGACCGCCTGGTCGACGAACTCGATCCGGCAAATGCGGCGGCCGTGGGCGTTCGTGCCGATGGGCTGCTCCTCCGCGTCGAACGGCAGCCACAGCCAGGTCTTGCCGGTCACGCTGTCGTGCTCCACGCCGATGCCCGAGCCGTGGTCGAACCGGCGGCAGTACATGACGCCGGTCACCTGGCCGGACATGTTGACCCGGTTGACGGCGATGTCGCCCCGGCTGTCGCGGACTCCAGTGGGCGGGGGCTCCGTCTCACCCGGCAACGTCACCCCGTTGGCGACCACCTGCGTGATGTACATGAGCTGCGTGACGGGCTCGTAGAACACCTGCTGGTGGACCCGGGCAAAGGTCAGATCGAACGGGTCCAGGACGGCGCTGGCGCCGCCGCGCAGGTTGAACAGGATCTCAGCCACGGGCCGTCACCCCACATCCGCGCGGGGCACCAGCAGCACCCGCGCTGTGGCGTCGGCCGCCGTGGTGTCGGAACGGGACCACACCTCGATGCACAGTCCGCTGGGGCAGGGGAAGGTGGGCCACGAGAAGTTCGCTCCTTCGGCGCCGTAGATGGTCGGGGTGCTGGTGGCGGTGCCGATCGGGAACTGCGGGCATTCCACCACCGACCGCTGCACGCGGCCATCCACGCGCAGCGTGGAGCCGGGCGGGACATAGCCGACGTTGATGTCCGCGCACGCGTTGCACGGGTCCAGGAAGCTCCCGCAGGGGTTGTTCTGAGGGTTGGCCCAGAACCGCACCAGCAGGCGGCGCATGGCCGTGGAGCCGGTGCGCACCTCCAGCACCGGCACCGTCTCCAGCCACGCGGACTCGTCCAGGGGGGAGACCTGGATGCGGGAGCGGCGGAAGGTGCCCAGGCCTGTCGGATAGCAGGGGCTGACGGGCTGGGGCGGCTTGGGCGGCATGGCCGGGGGCGGGCAGAGCGGATCCGTGGCGCACGGCTGAGGCGTCAGGCACTCCTGGTACACCTGGTCCGGGTCCACGTTGCTGACCAGCTCACCCGTCCCCAGCGCGACCCAGTCCACGTTCGTGCTCAGCGGGTCGTGGTAGATCCACGGCTTGGCCGCCGCCAGGGTGAAGGTGACGGTGGTCCACAGGAACTGGCCGCCGCCCACCCACTGGCGCTCCGTGACGGCCGGGCCCGACAGGATTCCCACGTCGTACAGGTGGCGGATCTCCTGGTCTCCCAGGACGCGGCTGTCCCCGGCCGCGATGGGGGTGGAGCCGGGGCAGGCGGAGAACGTGCAGATCTCGTCTCCGTCGCAGGTGCGCCCCTCGCACTGCGACCCGAGCAGCGCCGTGGCCAGCCACTCCAGCGCGTAGCTCTCCTCCGCCTCCCCGGCGGTGATCAGCGCGGCCGTCCAGGCGATCTCGCGGTGGTTGCGGCGGGCCGGGCCCAGCGCGCTGCCGTCACCGATCAGCGCGGTTGGGGAGCGGGTGATGGGCGAGGAGTTGAAGCCGGAGACGTCCATCCCGTACACCCCGTAGAAGCCCTTGGACGCGGGGACGGCGTTGTCGTACCAGGGGGCGGTGCCGTCTTCCAGGGACAGGTACGGGTCATCACCCATGGCCTCCGCCACGGCGTCACACGGGTCGCACTCCAGGTTCAGCCCGGCCGCCCTCGCGTAGGCGGTGGCGCGGGCGGTGTTGACGATCTCGTTCCCCGCCAGTTGGAGGTATCCGTCCCACATGGCTGCCTCCCTCAGATCCCCGACGCGCGGGCGACATGGCCGTACAGGTGCTGCGCGAGGACCATGGCATCCGTCGCGGGGGTGGTGATGTTCCAGGTGTGGCTGGGCGCGGGGGCGGGCGGCTGCTTGAGGGCGCCGGAACGCTTGAGCAGGTCGACCAGGCCGGACTGGTGGGCGAGTTGCACGGCGCGCGCCGGGCGCGTCAGCGGCACGACGACTTCCTTACCGGCCTCACCGATCAGCGCGCGGGTGGGCATCGTGACGATGCCGCCGTCGGCGAAGGGGAGGAGCTTGCGGACCGAGCTGGGGATCCCGGACTTGATCTTGCTCATGATCTGCGAGCCGATGTCCCCGATGGCTCCGACGATGCGGGAACCGAGGCCGGAGAAGAGGCCGACGATGCCGGAGATGAGATCGGACACCGCTGAGCGCGCGGAGCTGGCTGCCGACTGGAACACCCCTGCGATGCGGGAGCCGAGGCCGGAGAGGGTCGAGACGATGCGGCCGGGCAGCGCGGAGAAGAACGAGGTCACCGAGCTGAAGCCGGAACGGACCGCGCCGGAAGAGGACGACGCCGCCGACCGGAACACCGACGACACGCGGCCGGGGATGGAGCTGATGAAGCCGATGATCCGGCCGGGCAGCGCGGAGAAGAACGAGGTCACCGCCGCGAAGCCCGAGCGGACGGCCCGGGTCGCGGCGTCGGCCGCCGAGGTGAACAGGGCCACGAGCCGCACGCCCAGCGACTGGAGGGCGCTCAGGATGCGGCCGGGCAGCTCGGTGAAGATGAAGATGATGGCGGCGATGCCCGTCAGGATGGCGATGGCCACCCCGGCGACCGCGCTGGTGAAGAGGTCGATCAGGCGGCCGGGCAGCGACTGGAGGAAAGCCAAAATCCGGCCGGGCAGCGCGGCGAAGAAGCCGACCACGCCGTCGATCCCCGTGGATACGGCGGAGGTGACGGTGGCCCAGGCCGAGGTGAAGAAGCTGACCAGCATGGAGCCGAACGCCGACAGTGCCCCGACCACGGTGTCGGGCAGGCGGGTGATGAACTGGATGACCGAGGTGACGCCCCGGACCAGGCCCACCAGCGCCGACACGACGCCTCTGATGATCGGGACGACGATCTTGATGATCGCCCATGAGGCGAAGGCGGTGGCGACCTGGAGGACGGGGCCGAGGACCTGGATGAGGCCGGAGACCAGCGGGGCCAGCGAGACGACCAGTTCCCCGAGCGGGGGCACCAGGGGCACCAGCGCCTGAACCAGGGCGGAGAAGGCGTCGACCAGGCTGGGAAGCACCGGCAGCAGCGCGCCGATGAGCTGCCCGACAAGCGGAACCACGGCATCCGCCACCTGGACCAGGGCATCCGCCACCTCATTCAGCAGCGGCACGAGCGCCACAGCGGCATCCCCCAGGGCAGAGCCCAGCGCCTCACCGACCTGCGTGACGACCCCGATCAGAGGAACGAAGATCGGCAGGAGGCGGCCGATGAGGTCCACGATCGGCCCGAGCAGCGGCAGCACAACCTTGAGCGCAGCGCCCAGAACCGCGCTGAACGCCTGCCCCAACTGGGCGACGATCGGGGCGAGTTGAGCGAAGACGGGGGCGAGCCCCGTGATCACCGAAGCCAGGCCCTGGCCGAGCTCCGCCGCCACCGGCCCCAGCGCCGCGCCGAACTGCTGCACCGCCCCCGTCAGCACCGGCATGATCGGCGTCAGCGTCGTGGCGATGGCATTGACCACCGGCCCCAGCGCCGCCCCCAGCGTGGACAGCGCCGTACCGAGCACAGTGGAGAAGAGCTGGCTGAGCTGAGTGATAAGCGGCAGTACCGGCTGGATGGCCTGCCGCATAGCCACGAAGACCTGCGTCAGTGCCCCGATGGACCCGCCGCCCCCGGCCGCCAGCGCCGCGAACAGGTCACCGAACAGCCCGACCAGGCTTGAGATGAACGCGCCGAGCTGCCGGAAAGTGACCAGAGCATTGGACACCCACGCGACGGCGGAGCCGGACTCGGCCGCCCGGGTGAGGAACTGCCCGAAGCGGGCGCCCAGGTTGGCCAGCGCGCCGCCGAGCCGACCGGCGAACCGCTCGCTGATGACCCCGGCCATCTTGGTGAAACCGGCCACCACCGGGCCGATGGCCGCCGCCAGGCCCTTGGTGACCTTCCCCGTCCCCTGGAGGATCGAGGTCACGTTGCGCACTCCCGTGGACGTGCGCAGGAAGTTGGCGATGCGCTGGCCCGCCAGCCCGAAGTTCCCCGCGACTTCGGCCAGCCCCTTCTTCAGCGGCCCGCCGAGCGCCTTGGCGACGCCGGTGATCTGCCCTTCCAGCGGCGCGAAGAACGCGTCCTGGACGGTGGTCTTCAGCTTGTCGAACGCAGGCTTGAGGGCCCGCAGCTCCCGCGCGGCGGCCTGCGCCTGGGGGCTGAGCTTCTCCAGCGCCTCGTTGAACTTCTCGGCGTCATCGCCCAGGGCCGCGCCGAACGCCTCACCGACCCCGCTGAGGGCGATCTTGAGCGCCGAGACGGCGACGATCATTCCGGCGATGGTCGCTGGACCGGCCGCGATGATGCCGACGGCCGGAGCCACCGACGCCGCGAACGACGCGAGCGCGGCAGCCGCCACCAGCAGCGCCGGGCTCAGCGCGACAGCCAGCCGCAGCATCGAGGCGAGGCGCGTACCGAACGTAGAAGCCATCCCGGCCGCGTTGCCCAGCGAACGGGAAAGCTGGTTGGTGTCAGCGCCCACGTTCAGGTTCAGGTCAGGCAGGTTGTGCGCCCGGATCGCCTCATCGAGCCGCGTCAGGTCCGGATCCACGCGGATACGGATCGGATCCAGCCCGCGCATCGCGCGTTCCAGGTCGCGGCGGAAGCGGGCAGCGTCCGCCTGCACCCGGACCGTGATACCGCCCAGGCCGCGCAGGTCGCGCTGGAGCTGAGTACGGAACCGGCTGGTGTCGCCCTGCACGCGGACGCTGACCGCCATGGCGCGGACGTCGCGCTGAAGCCGGGCCAGGAACCGGGCCGTGTTCGGCTCCACATCCACCGAAACCCGCAAGGCACGCAGCCCCCGCTGGAGCAGCCGGTCGAACCGGCTCATCTCCGGCTCCACGCGGACCTGCCCGGTGATGCCACGCAGCGCGGTCTCCACATCCGCCCGGAACCGGACCACGTCCGGGCGGACACGGACGTCGGCGCTGATGGCGCGGGCCGCCGCCTGGATGGCCGCCTGGAAGCGGGCCGCGTCCGGGCTGACCTGAACGTCCACGCTGGTACCCCGGAGCTGGCGGCGCAGCATGTCAGCGAACCGGCTGGTGTCCGGCTGGACGGGGACGGTGACGCCGCCCAGGCCGGAGAGCTGGGCAGACAGCTCGGCGCGGAAGGCGTCAGAGTCGGGCGCCACACGGACGCTGGCGGTCAGGCCGCGCAGGTCGCGCTGGAGCTGGGCACGGAACCGGCTGGTGTCCGGCCCGACCTCGACACTCGCCCTCAGGTCACGCAGATTACGGCGCAGGTCGCGGCTGACCGTGCGGGCCGCGTCGCGGCCGGAGTTACGGATCGCCCGCTGGAGAGCCCGGTCCAGGGCCTCACCGGCGTCGCTGCCGGAGTCGCGGAACTCACGGCGCAGCTCCGCATTGAAGGTGTTGCTGTCGGCGGTGATGACGACCGACGCGCGCCCGACCTCACCCGCCACTGCTGCCTCCGGACATGACGAACCACTCAGGTTCGCCCGGCCCATCAACCAGCAGCGATCACGTAACGCGACACCAGGCTACCGTCCGTGCCCGCGTCCGGGCGGGCGGCCGGGCGGACAGCCTCATCCGACGGCTTGTCAGTGCCCGTCAGTACACTGCGCCCCCATGGACCAAGCCGACGCCCTGACCCCCTGGCAGTTGGAGACGGCGATCAAGATGCTCCGCGTGGGCAGCACCGCCACCGAAGCCGCCGAACTCATCGACGCCAAGCCCGCCACCCTGTACGCCACCGCCCGCACCAGCACAGACCTGCTCCTGGCCCTCGCCGGACACGACCCCTACGCCTACGACGCCGACCAGATCCTCCAACAGGCCGACTACATCCGGCTCATGGCCATGGGCTTCACCCCCACCCAGGCCGCCCGCGTCCTGTTCCACGGGGATGAACGCATCAAGGGCTGGCGCCAGAAGAACGAGACCTTCGCCAGAGTCGCCGACTACGCCCGCCGCCTGCACCCGCCCCGACTCGTCCAGCGCCGCGAACGCCGCTTCACCCCGCACCGGGTCAGGGTGTTCCTGGAAGCCCTGCGCGACGGCATGACCACCGTCATGGCCGCCGAGGACGCCGGAATCACCCACGCGGTCATCTACCAGCGCCGCCGCCGCGACGCCTCCTTCCGCCAGGCCATGGACGCCGCCCGCGCCGAGGGCCTGGCGCACCGCGAACCGAAGGGGCCGGTCATCACCGAAGCCCAGTGGGAGAAGTTCTGGCGCGGCCTGGAAGCCGGGATGACGCTGCGCCGAGCCGCCTGGGGCGCGGACATCAACCCGCAGATGATCTACGACCGCCGCCGCGCCGACGAGCAGTTCCGGCAGGCGACCAACCGCTGGCGCGGGAAGCCCGGCGCGGTAGCGTGACGGCATGGCCCGCCAGCGGACAGTCCCGGAGTTGTTCGTGCACGAGTGGGAGGCATGGATCGCTGACCCGCTCGCACGCCTGACCTGCCCCGTGAAGGGGTGCGGGCAGACGGCGCAGGCGTACTGGAACGGCGTAGACGAGACGCTGACCGTCACCGGCTGCGGGCACAACGTCTTCGTCCCCGAGGACGCCATCACGTGGCCGCCGCCCGAGGGCACCCACGTACGTCGCCGGAACAGAGGCTGATCAGCCGCCGCCCAGCTCCGCGAACGCCTTCTTCCAGTCGGCGGCCTGCGCCTGCCGGTCGAACCCCGGCATGATCGCCCGGCGGCCCCGTCCCAGGGTCTGGCGCGGCGGCGCGTTGAGCTGGGTCTCCAGCTTCCGTAGGTCCTTCTCTTCCTGGCACCCGGCCCGCAGCCACGAGTAGACCGCCGAGCACACCCGGTGTGCTGGGGCTTCTTCGGGGTCGAACCCGACGCTGACGGCCCACGCGGAGAACAGGCCCCAGTGCTCGCGGGCGGTCACGGCCAGCCGGGCGGCCACATGCCACTCGAAGCCGTACACGGGCTTCGCCAGGCCGTATGCCAGGCGGGCGCAGGTTCGCAGGCCCACCGGCCCGTACGGGTCGCCCAGGAGGGCGTAGAAGCGGTCCGCGGAGTCCTCCGCGAGGCAGCCGGGCACCAGGGCGTACCAGTTGCCGACGGCCGCCCACCCGCACACCTCCAGTCCATCCACGGGGATGGACAGGGTGTAGGGCTCGCCGTCCAGGGTGAAGGTCAGGGGCCCCGGCCGGGCCGGGCCCAGGCGGGTCATCAGGCGCGGGCGGCCGTGCGCTTGGCCGTGGTCTTCTTGGCTGCGGCCTTCTTCGCGCCCGGCTTCCGGCTGGTCTTGCGGTCGGTCGGCTGCTTGGGGCCGGTCTTCTTCACCGGGTTCTCCAGCCCCAGCTCCTCGTAGGCCTTGTCCAGGTGCGGGCCGTAGGCCTCGTACACCCGGCGCACGGTGTCGATGAGGAAGGCGACGGAGAGCTGGCGTTCGGCCGGGTCGACCACCCGCTCCAGGATGGCGTCCACGTCCTCCGGCTCGAACACGGCCGCCGCGAGCTGGCGCACGACGTCCTCGTACGCGGCGGCCGTCTTCAACTCTTCCGCCCGCGCCTCGATCCGCCCCAGCAGCATGGGGAGGGAGTCCTTGGGGCAGCGGACGGAGTACTCCACACCGCCCATCTTCACCACGCCCTGGGGCATCTCGGCCGGGGTGTAGGCGTCGTCTGCGTCGATGTAGAAGTCAAGGGCGGCGGGCTGGGCCACGGTACATCTCCCACGGTGAGTAACGGCGTATGCGCACAGAGTAGCCACGCCCGGTTGGGCCTGCGTTCCGAAACCGCCCTCCCGGGCTGGCGTCTTCGGATCGAAGGCGTTACGTGTAGATCACCGTGGAGTCCACGGGCCACGGGCTGGCCTGCTGGAGCGCGCGGAGCAGGAACCGGTTGGGGCGCGCACCGCGCACCTGCCGGGCGAACACCAGGTTGCCCCGGCCGGGCGCGGTGGTGCGGGCGTTGCGGGCCTCGAACACCAGGTACCGCCCGCGCTTGGGGCGGATGGGCGTGCCCTTGGGGCCGTAGATGCCGGTCCCCTCATGCACATACAGGGCGTACTCCAGGTTGCTGTAGACCCACGCCTTCACCTGGCTGCCCGTGTACTCCATGCGCACGCGCAGAGAAGCCCGGAGGGGACCGTTGTCCACGGGCGCCATGCCCACGGCCAGCGAGCGCGTAGCCTCCGCCACGCGCCGGACGTACGTAGCCACTTCGCCGTCCGGGGACCGCAGCATCCGCTCGATCTCCGGCTCATTCCACATGAACTCGACCCGTACGCCCATGCCTTCACCTATCCCCGTGGATCAGGCCTGGCTCTCCTGCCAGGCGTAGATCCGCTGCGCCCGCACCGCCCCGATCCCGGTCACTTCCTCCGGCGCGGCCAGCGCGCGCAGACGTTCCAGCGTGGTGACCTGGCCGCCGGTACGGCGGTTGTGGCGGGCCAGGAACCCGGCGATCACATACGCCTCGTCGTCGCCCCCCAACGCCTCCGCCACCTCCCGCAGCGCCGCCTTGTGCGCCTCCCGCCGGGCGCGCCGCCACTCGTTCGCCATGCCGCGCAGGGTACGCGCCAGGTACGACAACGCCCCCCGCGAGGAGCTGCGGGGGGCGAGGCCGGATCACCGGTTCGAACGATGGCAACGCTTCGTCGGCGCCGCCAGTCTACTGCTGCATCAGCCCGCCGACCTTCGCGATGAACTCCGCCACCTGTTCGGGTGAAGGCTCGCTGTAGTGCCGCAGCATCTCCTCCGTCAGGTGGCCGCTGATCGCATGCAGCATCGGGGAAGGCGTGCCGTCACGCGAGCCCAGCGCCTTGAGCCGGGTGTGGCGGATGCGGTGCGGCTTACGCAGGCCCGTCAGCTCGTTGTAGAGGACGCGGGCGCGGTGGGCGGTGAGCCGGTACAGGTGGCCGTAGCCGGGCTCTTCCGGCCCGGCGCCCGGGTCGTGCTTGGGCGGGCCCTTGTCGATGGCTGGCTTGTCGCGCCAGTTCCACGGCGTGATGTCCCCCAGCCACACCGGCCCCCACCGCCGGGGGCCGATCAGCTCCCGGAGCAGCTCGCCCGTGTACGGCGTCCAGGCGATGTAGCGGGTGTCGCCGCCCTTGATGCGCACCGTCCCGAAGTTCGCGTCAAGGTGCACGTTCGGGATGTCCAGGCTCAGCACCGCCGACAGGCGCTCCGAGCTGTCGTACAGCGTGGACCACAGCGCCCGCTCCCGCAGCGGGTACCGCGTCGGGTCGATCAGCGTAGCCACGGTGGCCTGCGGCAGCGCCTTGTCGCGGGTCTTGGTCACGGGCCGGGGGGTCCACAGCTTGGGCGGCTCCGCCTTGGTCAGGGGCGGCTCGCTGTCGCGGCAGAACTTCAGGAAGGACACGGCGGCCCGGCGGCCCGAGTTGTACGTCTCCGGGGAGGCGTTCGCCCAGTACATGCCGCAGGTCTTCATCCATTCCTGCCCGGTGATCTCGCGGACGGGCCGGGTGTGCCCGAAGTGCTTGGCGTACATGTTGAGCTTGATCCGGTAGGTGCGCGGCGAACCGGACCCCGGCTTGAAAGCATGAACGACGGCCCAGTTGAGATAGTCGTCAATCGCGTCGGCCAGTGGTTGTGCCACGACGTTGGGCACTTCCCGCTCCCCCCTTTTCCTTATCCCCGTGGATCGGCACAGGCGTTCCCGTTTCTTCGCTCCGCTTAGCGGACGGTGGTGGTCGGCCACCACCGTAGAGGGAAATGCTGGCAGGCCCGCCGTTGCCGAGCCCGGCGATTGCATAAGGATTCACACTCCCCCATACGTCCCCGAATTCCCCGGCGCTCATCCGCCAGCCGAATCCGCCGGAGCGGACGGGCCCGGAGGGCGCGGACCCCGCAGCGCGCTCACGATCGCTCTGGGAGAAGTCGGAGGAAACCTGCCGTTCGCCCTGCCCCCGGGCCGCCCGTCCACGGCTACACGCTCTCCCGGTCGGGGCAGTACGGGTCGGCCGTGCACCCGTCGCCCACGTATCCGCCGTGGCGGCAGCGCGGCCGGTTGTAACCGGGCTCCAGGTGGCGCTGTGGCGCCTGCCGCGCCGGGCCGGGCCGCTTGTGCCAGCCCATCGGCTCGTCCTGCGTGTCCGGGTCGTAGCCCTCCAGCGCCTTCCGCACGGCCGCAGCGTCGCGCGGGTAGCACCAGCCGTAGTCCCAGCCGGTGGTGTCGCCGTGCGGCACGGTCACGAGCCGCACGTTGTAGCCGAGTTCGAGCAGGATCCACCGGTGAGTGGCGTCTTGCGCGAGCACCAGGCCAGCCCAGTGCTCATCCCACAACGCCACTGGCAGTAGGAACGAGGTGTCCTGCCCGCTGGCCATCACTCACCCTCCTTGGGGGCCGGGGAGACGAGCAGGCGCGGCGACCGGCCCTCCGTGCGGACCACCCCGTACCCGGCTGCCCGCAGCAGCCCTTCCGCCTGAGTCAACCCGTCTTCGTTCACTGTGCCGTTGAGCTGCCGGACGTCCACGTAGGCGTTGGCCGCGCCCTCGAACGCCTCGACCTCGAACCTGGGGCGCAGGGTGAAGCTGGGCAGCTCCTTCCAGTGCATTCCACCGCTCAGGAGCTTCTGGGCCACGAAGGAGCCGAAGGTGCCAGGCGGGACCAGCAGCGCGGCGCGCAGCCGCCAGCCCAGCGCCGTCAGGCTCTGCCACGTCTTGGGGGTCGCGCCCACCAGCCCCTTCCGGCGAAGCGCTGCCAGCACGTTCTCCCGGCCGTCCACCATCCCGCCGACCGCTCCCAGCAGTGCGGTGCGCTGCGGCGCCGACAGGCCAGCGGCCAGTGTCCCGAACGCCTCAGGCGTCAGCTGCTCCAGCGGCGATGCGTTATCGGTGCTCACGCCCCGGCCTACCTCTCCTTGCGGCTCTGCCGCGTACGAGCCTTCAAGACGGCCCGCTCGTGGCCCGCGTACCAATCCGGCCGGTAGCCGGGGTGGATGTCCGGGCGCGCCTCCGCCTCGGCCTCGTCCAGGGTGACGGTGGCGTACCCCGTCACGGCGCGCTGAGCGCGGTCGGCGTACCGGTTCGCGCGGAAAAGCGTGAGGGCCCAGCCGTCATGGGGGAGCCCTTGCTCGATGAGCCAGCTCTCGGTGATCTGACCCTCGTAGCGCTGGCCGGACATCCACGTGATCACCTGGCGCAGCGCCCGCATCGGTTCGCACCCCTGATGCATGGACACGTACCGGCACGCCTCCCTGACCAGGGCGTCTTTCCTGTCGGCCAGGGCCTCCAGCGCGGCTTCGGAGAGCCCCCTCGCCTGACGCTCTGCCTCCTTCTCCGCCAGCAGGCGCTGGATCTCCTGGTCAGCGAGCCGGGCGGCTTCGGCGCGCACGTTGTTGCGCAGCCCGGCCAGCTCCTCGCGCAGCCCGTTGATCTCCGCCTCGTACCTGGCCTTCTGCTCGGCCTTCTCGCCCTTCACCTTCTCTACGGCTTCCAGCGCCTCGGCCTCACGGCGGCGGGCGGCGGCTGCCGCCTGCTTCCCCTTCACGCGTCCTCCCCCTCGGCTGTCGGTGCAGCGACTGCCCCCTGGTCCAGGCGCTCTGCGATAAGGGCCAGGGCTTTGGGGCCCACGCCACGCGCGTCCACGATCGCCCAACCGCGCTGCATGCCCGGCATGGGAATCGGCCGGTTGAACTCCTCTTGGAGGCGAGCAACGGTGGTGATGCCCTCGTCCCGAGCGAGCGCGCGCGCGATCTGCCTGGCGAAAGGGGTGTCGCCCAGAAAGGCGGCTACCTCGGTATGATCCATTTGTCCTTTTCGATTCATGCGGTGTTGTTCGTCCCCCGGTGCACGGGACAGTACTGGCGGCCCCATCCGGCCTGGGGTGGGCGCCGGGTCCAACCGGCCTGGCCCATCAGGTCCGCTAGCCGTTCCTCTTCCATGCGGTAAGGCGCCTGAAATATGTTGCGGCACCCATAACGGACACATCGGTACACCGACGGCCTCTTCTTCAGATACGCCAAGCAGACCCCCGCCCCTTTCCCGCGCCCCCAGGGAATCTCGGAGGAAACTTAATACGTTTCCTCCGAGCCCAGGTCAGGGGCTGTGAGTCTGGCCTATTCCGTGTCCCTTTTGACCTGGATTGGCGGCAGGCTTTCCAGGCTTCGCACCTCGCTGGTGCCCGCACCTCCGGCCCATCCGGGCCGCCTTCAAGGTCACGCTGCGCTCCCTCCGGCACCACCGGTTCCGGCACCGGCACCGCCACGGCGCGCCCACCGTGCCGGGGTACGGCTCCTCCGGCTCGTACCCGTACTCCCGCATCTCCTCAGCGGCCTCCAGCGGATCCATCACCGGCGCGGCGGGCGGCCGGTGCCCGCACAGCTTCCCCTGCCGCACATCGCCCAGGTGGCGCCGCTTGATCTGCCCGCACTCCACGCACCGCAGCGACAGCACGGTGAAGGCCCGGCCGTCCCAGCCGTCCACCAGCTCAAACCCTGCCTCCGCCAGCTCCTTGCGGACCTCGTCCTCCGAGGGGCTGGGGGCCCTCAGGTGGTGGCACCGGCGCCCCTGCCGGATGTTCGTCAGGCGCAGCGTCCGGGGCTGCCCGCATTCCACGCAGCGCATCTTCCAGAGCGCCGACGCCTTGCCGGGGTACGGCTCCCCCGGCTCGTACCCGGCGGCCCGCGCCTCCGCTACCGCCTGCTCCGCCGTCACCGGCGGGGTCCTCTTGCGCTTCATCGGGAGACCTCTTCTCGCGACTCGTCCGCCAGCACCCGGGCCGCCTCTCCGGCCCTCTCCGGCGCCAGGTCGACCAGCCCCAGCACGTACTGGCAGAGCTGCGCTTCGGTGAAGCTGTAGCGGTAGCCGGGGTGCTGGTAGGTGGGGTCTTCCACGAGCGCGCACACCGTGAAGGTGGTGCGGTAGCAGCCGTCCCCGACGTCGTACTTCACGGTCCAGTCGGGCAGCACCCGCCCGTGGCGTTCCCAGTCCTCCATGACCGCGACGATCTTGTCCCGCCCTGCCGGGCCCAATGCTTCAGTCACTGCCCCACTCCTCCGGGTAGTGCTCCTGCCACCAGCCGAGAACGAACTCGTCGGCCGCGCCTTCCTTGTCGCTCTCCTCCTGCTGGTCCCACCCCTTGAGCAGGCACAGGGCGATGCGCAGCCCGGCCATGCAGCCTTCGGCGTGCATCAGGGCCGCGCGCTGCTCGGGCATGTTGATCAGCTTGTCGCGGGCGCGGTAGAGCCTGGCCGCTTCCTCTGCGATCCTCCCCACCGCCTCTTCCACAGTCTCCGGCGGCACGTCTGTGACCGCCTCCCGGTCGGTCACTGTTCCCTCCCGGCTTGCCAGCGCTCAAGGGCTTCCTTGTCGATCCGGCCGTCCAGACCCATGAGCTGGTCCAGCCGTTCGCGGGCGGCCACGTCGTTGCGGGCGATGTCCAGCCCGTCGGGCCGGGGGTGCTCCCAGCCCTCCCACTCCACCAGCGTCGGGTAGGAGTCGGGCCCGGCCGCCAGGAACTCGCTGAACTGGTCGTCGCACCACGGTGGCACCCACGCCCCCGACCGGCACACGTACACCGCGTCGTACCAGACGTCGGGGTTGGTGCCGTCGTCCACGCGCCGGTCCACGGGGACCAGCGGCTCCGGCTCCACCCGGCCCACCGCCTGACGCCAGGCCGGGTATGTCACCTCCAGGCGGGAGCCGTGCCCGTAGTGGACCAGCATCCAGTCCTCACAGGACACCCGGCCGGTCTTCTTCCACTCCTCATACGAGCGGGTCTTGTTGTAGCCGGAGTCGTGGTGGGCGTCCCACAGGGACACGGTGTGCCAGTGGTTGACGCCGTACTCCTCATCCAGCCCCAGCGACGACGGCAGGATGTTCCCGGCGTGCAGGTTGCTGTCGCCGTATAGGACGCTGACGCCGTCCTCGTTGAACCGGAAGCGGTCCCAGAACCCCTCGTAGCCCTCGCAGCGGGGCAGCTCCATGCCGTGACGCAGGAACGCCGACGCCCGGCCGCCCCAGCACACGGCGCTCAGGTAGAACGGGGCCTCCCTGTGGTCCCAGAGGTACATGAGCGAATCCGGGCCCGGCTCGGCCCGCATCGCGGGGTTGGGGAAGAAGAAGTCCCAGTCCACCACCAGCAGCTTCAGCTCAGCGCTCATCGCTGCCCCCTTCCCGGCGACTCTCCGCGCCCGTCAGCAAGTCGAGCACGAGCAGCGGCCACAGCGCCACGGCCAGCAGCAGCACAGGGGTCATGACAGCGGCGAAGACGACCGGGCGGAAGCGGGGGTCCGGCTTGATGGCGTATCGGTATGCCCCGGCCAGGCCGTCGGGGAAGGTGAAGCCGATGACGGCCATGCCCACGGCCAGCCAAGCCAGGCCCCCCAGTGCGATCGTGACGGTCACTTCTGCTCCGCCTTCCAGTTGGCCTGCATCGGCAGGTTCAGTTCCATGTGCCACGCTCCGTGTCCCACCGGCCCTCGCAGGCCGGGCAGTCCCTCACCGGCATTTCAGTGGTGTGCGCGCCGGGGTCGTTGGTGTGTCCGTCTGCGCCGACCATGTGCGTTCCGCCGCCCCGGAACAGCCCCTGGGCGAACTCGTCTGCGTTCATCGCTGCCGCCCCCTGGCGCCCCGCCCGGCCGCAAGGGCGGTGCCGGGCCGGGGGGCCGTCTGCGTCTTGGTCACTGGCCCTTCCCCCGCTCCGCGTACCAGATCATCTGCATGACGCGGAGGATGGCGTCCTCGGCCTGGTCGTCCTGCACCAGGTCTCGAAGCGTCCGCTTCCACGTCGGGTCCAGGTCCTCAAGGAACGCCTCGCTCAGCGGGGGCACGTCGGCCAGGAACTTGAGCGCCTTCTCGCGCCGCTCCTCGGGCGTGAGCTGGGGCAGCGTGTACTCCCGGCCGCCGTCGTTGTACGGCTCCTTGATGACGGCGCCGCCGGGCGACAGGCGCCACACCTCCTCGGGCTCGTCTCCGGGCTCGGGGCGGGGCTCTCCGGCCTTGCGGCGCCACACCAGCAGGTAGCCGGTCATGTCGGCCTCCGGGAACGCCACCTCGGGGCGGGGCGTGGCGGAGGTGTCCTCGTGCACGAAGAAGGTGCCGGAGGACTGCTTGCGGGCGCGGAGCTGGAGCGCGACGCTGGCCCGCTCCACGGAGGGGAACGCCTCCAGGGCGCCCACCGTCTCGGTGTTCCTGTTGTAGTGGTGGACGGCGTAGATGGTCATGCGGGCGGCTCCTTACGGGTAGCTGCGCAGTTCGGCTTCGGCTTGCAGGTCTTCGTTGGTGTCACCCAGCCACGCGGATGCGTGGAAGGTGCGCGGGTCGCTCTCGTGGAACGGGATGTAGTCGTCGTCGCCGTGCAGGCGGTAGGCGTGCGCGCCGGGGGTGTCGTGGCCGGGGCCGGGCTCGCCGTCCGGGTACGGCTCGTCCAGTTGGCACATCTTCACGTCGCCGGTGCGGCGGAGGCTGCCCCAGGGGCAGACGTGGCCGGAGACGGCGAACATGGGCTTGTCTGTGGGTGAGCCGTCGGGGTAGTGGTAGACGGGTGTCTCGGGCATGTCGGGCGCGGCCAGCCGCAGCGCCGCCAGCACCCGCCGGACCACCTCGTTGCACTTCTCCGTGTCGTGGTCGACGACGGCGGTGACGTTGATGGCGGCCTGCTTGATCAGGTGCTCGGGGACCCGCGCCAGCCTCTCCGGCTGCGTGAACTCCTCCGGCGGCTGGGGCGTCCCGTGCGGGCAGCGCTCCGCGATATGAAAGTGCGGTGTCATGAGGGCTCCTGTGCGTCTTGCTGGGGCCACGGCAGGCCCTTCTGGAGGGCGGCGTATGCCTCCGCCCTGAAACGCTCCCACTGCGCCGTGTGGAGCGTCCTGAGCATGTGGTCGGCGGCGGTCGCCGCCTGCATCCACAGGATGTCGTCCTGGTGCTTGTCGTTACACTCCCTCAGCGCGAGGACCTTACGGGCGGACATGAAGTACGTGGTGCGGGCCTGGGCGCCGCCGATCGGCTGGCCCAGCTCCTTCCACTGGAAGGCCTCCATGCCTTCGACCAGCCCGTCCATCTCCATCGCCGCCAGGAGCCGTTCCGTGGCCGCGTAATCGATCACGGAACGGGCCCAGGTGACGGCTTCGTTCCTGCGCTGGCCGGTGGGCTGCACTCCGTACAGGCGGGCCGCAGCGATCAGCAGGTGGGCGCGGGTCATGGGGGCGGGTGCGCTGTCCAGGATGGTCAGGATCTGCCCCTTGGTCGGCACGGGCTTGTCCGCGTGGATGGGGGCGGGGTCCCCGGCGAGGGGGTACCGGCGGGCCCGGCTCACCGCTCCGCCTCCCGGAACGCGTTGTTCAGCGCGGTCACGAGCTTCTCCGAGCGTTCCACCAGCCACTCCGGGGCGCCGTCTTCCACGGTCAGCGGGCCGGACAGCAGGACGTTCCCGTGGCGGGTGCCGGGCTGGCGGTCGGACTTGCGCAACCACACGCCGTCCACGGCGGCGGCGCGCACGGACCAGTGGCCGTCGCACCCGCGCAGGGTGACCAGGGCGTAGTGCGCGGCCAGGTCGCGGGGGTTGCTCCTGCCGACTTCCCTGACCGGCTCGGCGCCTTCCGGCGGCACGATCCCCTGCATGAGTTCGCCGTCGCGCCACACGGCGCTCTCGCTGCCGCTCACCGTCCCCGCCTCTCTTCCGCGCGGGCGCGGCCTTCACCCACGAGGACGCCGGTGAGGAAGGCGATGCTGTCGTGCCACACCTGCTCGCGCTCCTGGGGGGTGAGCCCGTCGACCACCTCGGCCAGGCGGGCCGGGTCGCACACGGCGGCCAGGGCGCCGTCCGGCGCGACGGCCGCGTCCATGCGGAGGGACTTCAAGGCGCGCAGGGTCGGTTCGCTGACCACCTCAGCGACGGCGGGGGTGGCGGCTTCGGCCACGGCCGCCGCCGTCTCGCCGGGCATGGCGCCCTGGGCGTGCTGCTCGATGGAGGCGTACATCAGCCAGACGGACAGGGCCTGCTGCGCCAGGGGCGAGTACTGCGAGGCGATGGCGCAGTGGCGTTCCCTGCACGGCGCGCACAGGTTCCACGACGCGGCGAGCACCTTGGCCAGGTCGGGCGCCTTCTCCAGGATGGGGAAGGTGTCCAGCAGGTAGGAGGGCGGGGTGTGCGGCGCGCGCGGGCACGGGTTCTTCTCGGGGAGGTTCACCGGTCGCCTCCCTGGACGGTACGGATGATCTCGGGCAGGGAAGCGTTGATGGCGGCGGCCGTCAGTTCCACGGAGTGCAGGGCGTCATCCACCAGCGCGCGGCCGGTGGGCTTGCCGGGCGTGACGAGCGTGATCTGCGGGATGTGGCGGATGGTCGCCACGGTGGTGACGACCGGGCGGTCCGGCCGGACGCGGGGCTGCTGGAGGTAGGCGTAGTCGTCGCTCGACCAGTGGTGGTACGTGCCCCAGTCGTCGTACGTGTACGGGATCTTGGCGGCCAAGTCCCGATGCCGGAGCGGGAGTTCAACGGTGACCACCAGCCGGTCGCCGTCTTCGTCGTACCCGAGGGTGATCTTGTTGATGTCCGGCCGGAACTCCACCAGGCTGGGCGAGCTGACCTCCACCGTGGCCACCTGCCACGCCTGGATGGCGAACGCGATGGGCTCCAGCGGCTTCTTCTCCGGCTGCTCCCACGGGTCTTGGAACGACGGCTCACGCGCGCCGACGTAACTCCCGTACCGGGAGTAGCCGTTACTGGCGTTCTCGGCGTCGTGCTTTCGGTCCACGTGGACGATGTAGTCCGGGCCCCACGGCGTACTCACTGGCCTTCCTCCTGTGCGATGTAGCGGAGCCTCTTGTAGGCCCGGCGGGTGATGCGGTCGGCGTTGTCGGCCTGGGGGCCCAGGGCGGCGAGCAGCGCCCTGGCGTCCTCCGGGTTGATGGGTCCGGGGTTGGTGCGGTACTTGCGCGGCTGCCGGGCGGGGAGCGTGACCTTGGGGTGGTAGCACTTCTCCCGCCGCCCGCTCTCGCCGTACGGCACCTTCCAGGCCCGGTCCTTGTCGGCGCTGTACAGGCTGTTGAGGGTGACCGTGACCTCACGCCCGCACAGGCGGCACGTCGCCTCGAACCGCTCGTCATAGTGCTCCGGCACGCCGCTCTTGGGCTGGTACTCGGAGCGGTCGACCAGCGCCTCCTTCTCCTCCTGCGTGAGCTTGGCGACTCCGCGCGGGCGCTCGTACATGGGGGCCTCTCGATCTGCGTGGATGGGGCCGGGTGGGCCCCCGGCCACCCGGCCGGGGGCGGGGGTGGTCAGGGGCACTCGGTGCACCACCCGCCCGCCTTGCGGATCTTGCCCTCGTCGCTGAGGCGGTCCAGGTGGTGGAGGGTCTTGTGGGTCTTGCAGGCCAGGGCGTAGCGGCTGTCCTGGCGGACTACCTCCGCGCCCGCCTTGGGCTTGTCGTAGAGCAGCTCCCAGCCGTCCACCGACGACGCGCCCAGGGCCTCGCGGCGGCCGGTCCGGCGGGCGGGCTTGGCGTCGCCCTGCGGGGCCTTGGGCTCGCTGGCGGGGACGGTCGGGGCCGGGGTCTGGGCGGGCGCCTGCTGGGGCGTCTCGGGGGCCGTGGCGACCGGCGCGGCGGGGATCTCGTCCACGGGGGTGAAGACGGCGACGCCCACGCGGTCGGAGCGGATGCCCTTGTAGACCTCGTTGCGCTTGATGGTCGCCTTGACCGTGACGAGCTGGTTCTCCTCCAGGTCCCAGGCGGACTTGGAGCTGGTGTTGGTGACCCAGGTGATGCCGGTGTCGGCGCCCTGGCCCTCCACCTTGACGAACAGGTACTCGCCGTCGCAGCGGTTCTCGATCTTGACGACCTTGCCGGAGATGGTCATCCGGGGGCCCTTGGCGCCCGGGGGGACCTCGGCGGCGTGGCGGGTGGCGGCGGCGCGCTCGGCCTGGGCTGCGGTGTCGTCGTTGCGGACCACGGCCCGCAGGTACGCGGTGGACTGGGCTTCGAGGCAGCTGCCGTAGCGGATGGAGCGGATCATTTCCTGGATGCGGGCGGAGTAGAGGTCGAACACTTCGGACTCGATGACGAACTGGGCCCAGTGGCGGCCGTCGTCCAGGACGGCGGTCTCGGCGAGGCGGTCGGAGCGGTGCCGGGGGGTCTGCGCGGCCTCCTCGGTGTCCTCGATCTGGACGTAGTAGTCCATTTCCTCCTTGCCGGAGGGGGTGAGCGCCTCGGCCCAGGCGACCAGCTCGGGGTTGGCGGTGCGCCACGCGGCGATCTCCGCCTCCCTCTTCTCGAAGGCCTTGCGCTGCTTGGTGGACTCGGCCTTCACGGAGCGGGCGATGTTCCGGAGCTTGGTCTCGAACTCCTCGCCGTCGCTCCAGTAGTCGGTGACGCCGTGGCCCGCGCACTCGTAGCAGATGCCGTTGTCGGGGCCGTAGCCGATGTTGCCGGAGCCGCCGCACTTCCAGCAGAGGCTGTACCACATGTCGTCCATGCGGGCGAACTGGCGGGTCTTGGTGTGGTGGGGGGCGGTCCACTTGTACTCGCGGATCTCGTCCACGTGGACCCGGCCGGTCGACCAGCCCACCATCGTGAAGTTCTCGCCGGTCAGGACGGTGAAGGTGGTCTCGATGTCGGCGGCCTGGGCGGTCATGGCGGGCTCCCCTGGTGGTTGGTGGTGGGGGCGGCGCCCCCTCTGCTGTGTGACACGAGATTATCACGGTCGGTCCGTGCGCACAAATCTCATGTCACATCTGAGTGCGTGAAGAGGGGCCGCCCGCTAGCTGCGGACGGCCCCGGGCCCCGGTCAGTACGCGGTACTGCCCGCCGCCAGGCTCTGAATCGCGGCGGCCCGGTGCTCCGGGCAGTACGCCGTGATGGCCTTGATCACGATCTCCCTGGCGTCTTCGACCTTGGTGCCCCATTCCCAGCCGTTGGGGTAGAGGTCCCACCTGCCGCCGCCCTGGAGCATCCACGGAACTCCGTGCCCTTCGGCGGCGGAGGCGCACCACCGGGGCGGGAACTCAAGGATCTCCTCATCGGGGGGAGCCTTCTCCAGCCAGCTCGGCGTGCCCCTGACGGACGCCAGGAACTGTTCACCCGGGCTGACGCTCGGCGGCGGCGCGCTCTTCGGCGTGCTCTCCTGGCTGCCCGCGCCGGTTTCCCCGGAGCAGCCAGCCAGCAGCGCGACAGCGGCCAGCGCCGCCGCTATGGCCCGCGCCCCCATCAGTACTTCCCGTTGCCGAGGATCTGGCCGGTCGCGTTGTAGACCGTGACCAGGCCGTTCTTGCTGGCGTTGCCCCGGCTCTTCTGGAACTCCGCGAACGACGAGGCCAGCAGGGTGGCGGACCCGGTGGCGTCGGTGTCCATCAGGTCGCCCTTGAAGTCCGTGTGGATGCTGGCCGTGTCCAGGATGTCGTTGTTGTCCTCGCCGCCCTGGATCTTCGTGACGTGCTTGACGGCCGCCTGCTCCTGGGGGGTCCCGTTCTTGGCGACGTACGCCTTGAACTCCTCCACCACCGACACGGACGGCGCCTTGGAGGCGGCCTGCTTGGGTGAGCTGCTGGACGCCTGGTCCTTCTTGGTGGCCGTGCCGTTCTCGCAGGCGGCCAGGCCCAGGACCAGGGCGGCGGACGCGGTGAAGGCGACGGCCGCCGCGCGGATGGTCTTGCGGTTCATGTGGAGGTCCCCCCATGTGCTGTGCGCTGATCGTGACGAGGCGTCACTTTAAGTGCGGGGGATCCCGTGCGCAAACTTTGTGTCACCCCCCTCCGGGGGCGGCGCTCCGTCGCTATCGTGAGCCCGAGCGCTGCCCGCCCGGCGGCGCTCAGAGGTCGAGCGTGAACTGCAAGCTCACACCGGAGCAGCCCCCGGCGACGTCGGCCGGGTCCTGGCTGATGAACTCGATACGGTCGCGCTTGAGCGCTTCACAGCAGGCCGCCGCCGCCCGCAGCGCGCGGGCGTCACGCAGGAACCCCCAGGCGGACTCGGTGCGCTCCTCGCACGAAACCGGCTGACCGTCCTGGCTGACCGGCACACACCGGTACACCCCGGCTTCGATCCAGGCGCGCACCCGCATGGGCTGGCACTTCATCACCGAGGTCCGGTTGCCGATGGCCTGGGGGTCCAGCCGGACCACCCGCACGTACGCCTGCCCGCTGGCGCCGCCCTCGCACTCGCAGTCGCAGAAGTCGGCCGGGGGCTTGCTCGCGCCCCACACCAGACAGCAGGCGCACACCGGCCGCCCGGCCGCCGCCAGCTCGGCGCACACGCACGCCAGGAACGACTGGAGCTTGGGGCCCAGCGCGGGGTCCGCCTGCTCCGGGGTGAGGACGGGAGGGGGGGTGGTCACGTCTGATCTCCTCGCTGAGCCCACGGGGCCGGGTCAAGGTCCAGGCTGATCACGGCCGACGGCTGGCGCAGCGAGTTCGGGTTCACCGTGGCGATCCACGAGTCCACGTCCCGCAGGCCGGTGTAGCCCTTGTCCAGCCACTCCCCGGGGTCGAACATCTCGTAGGTGATGTTTTCGCGGGTCACGGTCTGCACCCGCTCCGGCAGGCGGCACCCCTTGGCGCCGGTGCACTGCTTGTAGATCTCGTTCGCCAGCGAGCCCAGCGCCCGCATCCCCGCCGCCGGGACGGCCCGTCCACGCAGATAGAGGACGGAGAAGGTGCCGGGCTCGGTGATGTCCTTCTCCAGGTCCTGGCACGTCGGCCAGCACTCCCCCTCCAGGCCGCCGACCCGGTTGAGGTCGCCGTAGCCGGAGCGCCGGTGCAGGGTGTACTGGTCGGGCGGGAGCACCTCCCCGTCCACGCGGACTTCCACCACGGCGTTGACCGGGCCGGGCAGCCGGATGGTGCAGGGGGGCTTGCAGCCGCAGTCCATGCGGGCGCACCCGCACCCGAAGTTGAACCACTTCCCCCGCTCGTCCAGGTACGGATTGTTCACGGAGTTCTGCCGGGGGTCCCACAGCCATCCCGTGCCGTGCTGGTCGGGGGTGCACGGGCGGCGGCACGGCCGGATCAGCTCCGGGCACAGCCCGTACCGCCCGGCGGTGCGCGCCCACAGCATCTCCGTGGCGATCTCCACCGCGAGCACGTGTTCCGGTGTCCAGTCGGACACCACGGCGGGGAAGTCCGGCGCGCAGGCGGTGTCCAGCGGCCACGCGCACGGCCCGGTCCCGTCGGGCGTGAGAGGGCCAGGGGTGGTCGGGTTGATCACCGGCATAGATCGGTCCCTCCTCGCAGATCGTGTAGCCCGGACAGCGTATCCACGCAGACCGTCACGCCACGCGCTCCAGGACGAGGTACGAGTTCGCGTACACGGTCGTGCCGGTGGCGTCGGCCGCGCCCTGAGCCCACTGGAAGGCGTAAGTGCCGCCGCTGGCCCCGGTGACCACGAGGCCCTTGAGCATGGCGCCGTTGGGGGAGCCCATGTCGAACCAGCCGTAGGAGCGCGCCTGGTCCAGGGTGTTGGCCATGGTGCGGACGGTGGTGGCGTCGGAGGCGACAGAGGCGCCCGGCTGGAGGGTGGTCCACCAGCCGGTAGCGCCGGAGGGGATGGCGAAGTCCATGGTGATGTCGCCGCCCGCCGACCCTCCCCACACGATCAGCCCGCGCATCTCGTAGACGGCGTTCGCGGCCAGGGTGACCAGCAGTTGGGTGTCGTTGGTCTGGACGGCGGTGTTGGTCCGGGTCAGGTTCGACGTCCGGCGCGCGAACAGCCGCTGCCCGATTCCGCTGGCCTGGAGGTTGTTGGCGAACAGAGTGCCGTTGACCGTGAGGTTCGTGTCGGTGACCAGGCTGCCCGGCTGGTCCCGGTAGAGCGTGGTGTCCAGGGCGCTGGACCCGCCCGCGCCCCAGTACATCTGGCCGTTGACGAGCTGGTAGAAGCGGGGTTGGGTGTCGCCGCTGATGCGGTGGTCGCGGGCGGCGTCGGTGGCGTTGGTGCGCAGGGTCTGGAGCAGAGCGCCGGTGGTGAGCTGGCCGGAGGCTGATCGCCACAGTCCGGCGTCTGTGGTGCTCGCGCCGCCCGGCCCCCACCACATGGCGCCGTCGGCGTTCACGAACCAGCGGCTGGCCGTGTCGCCGGTGACCCGGGCACTGAAGACGTTCCCGGCGGTGGTGGGCCGGTAGACGCGCAGGAGCGTGTTCTGCGCGGTGAGGATCCCGGCGGCCTCCCGCTCCAGGAAGGTGTCGCGGGCGACTGCCCCTGAGCCCCACTCCATCACGCCGCTGGCGCTCATCCGCCACCGGTCGAAGGTGTCCCCGGTGACCTGTACGCCCAGGGCGACGGCCGTTCCGCTGGCGCGCATGAGCTGGAGCAGCCCGGACAGCGTGGATGTGCCCAGGACGGCCAGGTTCTCGTCGAGCTGGAGCAGGTTCGCCGCCGCGCGGCGGACGTGGACGTCGGTGGCTGCGGCGCCGGACCCCCAGCCCACGGTGCCGTCCCCGTTGAGGGTGAGGCGCGGTTCGGTGTCCCCGGTGACCTGCACGCCCAGGGCGCGGGTGGCCGCCGTGGCGACGGTGGACTGGAGGGTGCCGGTGAGGGTTCCCCCGGTGAGGGCGAGGTACTTGGTGGCGGCGTCCGCGATAGCGGCGTCGCGGGCGGCGTCGGCCTTGGCCTGGGCCCCGGCCTGAGTCTCCAGGAGCGACGTGTCCGCGATGCCGTGCACCGCCGTGGTGTCGGCGGCGTGCGCGGCCAGCTCCGCGTCCGTCGCGTAGGCGTCCAGGGCTGCGCCGTCGAGAGTGCCGGTGACAGTGAGGTCCCCGTTGAAGGTGGCCTGGGCGGCGCCCGTGTCGAAGTCGAAGACCGCGTCGAACGGGTTGGTGCCCAGCATGGTCCGGCCCACCAGGTGAGTGCCGCCGGGCTCCCACCGCTGGAGCGTGGTCTGGGCGCCGGTGAAGTCGGGGTTCTCCCAGGCGGAGATGTACACCTCGGGGGCGACTTCGAAGTCCAGCGCGGAGCCGGTGGTGCGCAGCCGGTAGGCGCCCTCGTCGTCTGCGCGCTGCACGGTGAGGTTCGCCCCGTCCACCACGATGCCTCCGGTCACGGTGCCGCCCGTGACGCGGTTGAGGTACTTGGTGGCGGCGTCCGCGATGGCGGCGTCGCGGGCGGTGTCGGCCTTGGTCTGGGCCCCGGCCTGAGTCTCCAGGAGCGACGTGTCCGCGATGCCGTGGACGGCGGTGGTGTCGGCGGCGTGCGCGGCCAGCTCCGCGTCCGTCGCGTAGGCGTCCAGGTCGGCCTGCGTCAGCAGCGCGGCCGTGTCGGTGATGCCGTGGACATCGGTGGTGGCGTTCGCGTGGGCGTCCAGGGCGGCCTGCGTAGCCAGCCCGGCCAGGTCCGCGTCCGTCACCAGGACGCTCGTGTCAGCGATGCCGTGCACCGCCGTGGTGTCGGCGGCGTGGGTGTCCAGGTTGCCCTGCACAGCGGCTACGTCGGCGTCGGTGGCGAGCCCCGCCAGGTCGGCTTGGGTGGCGAGCTGGGCGGTGTCCGCGATGCCGTGGACGGCGGTGGTGTCGGCGGCGTGCGCGGCCAGCTCCGCGTCGGTCGCGTACTGCTCAAGGTCCGCGGAAGTCAGGAGCTGCGAGGTGTCCGCGATGCCGTGGACGCCGGTGGTGTCGGCCACGTGGTCAGCGAGCGTGCCAGCGACAGCGGCCACGTCCGCATCCGTGGCGAGGACGGAGGTGTCGGGGATGCCGTGGACGGCGGTGGTGTCGGCCACGTGGGCGGCCAGGTCCGCCTGCACCTGCTGGAACTGCGCGTCGGTGGGGATGGTGGAGGTGTCGGGGATGCCGTGGACGTTGGTGGTGTCGGCGGCGTGCGCGGCCAGCGCGGCGGCCTGGGCCTGGTCCCCGGCGGTGATCTGCTCCCCGAGGTCGCTGCGCGCTTCGTTCACCTTGGCGGTGGCGTCCGCGCTGGCGGTGGCTTCGGCGGCGGCTTCGGCGGCGTCGGCCTTGGCCTGGGCCCCGGCCTGAGTCTCCAGGAGTGACGTGTCCGCGATGCCGTGGACGGCGGTGGTGTCGGCGGCGTGGACGGCCAGCGCGGCGGACACGGCGTCGGCCTTGGCCTGGGCTCCGGCCTGAGTCTCCAGGCTGGCGGTGTCGGGGATGCCGTGAACGGCGGTGGTGTCGGCGTTGTGGGCGGCGATCTTGGCGTCCACCTGCTGTGGGGTGACGCCCTCTTCTCCGGTGCCGATGGGGACGCGGATGGACTCCTGGTCGATGCTGATCCAGTAGAACCCGGCCTCCACCCAGAAGTGGAGGCGCCCGTTGTTGTCGGTGTTGAGCGGGTTGGGCAGCTCGGTGGTGCCGGAGGCGTCGGCGTAGAGGGTGGCGAACTCGTTGCTGTGCTCCGGGAAGACGCGGGCCGGAATGTTCCGGGCCAGCTCCCCTGTGGGAAACCAGTACACGTCGTCGTACTCGGCCAGGGCCACGGCACCTCCTGAACGTGCGGCCGGGCGGGCGGCCCGTGGGCCACCCGCCCGGAGGGGTGATCTGCGCGGATAAGGGGTCAGGCGGCTGCGGTGGAGATGGTGACGTCCGGCGAGGTGAACGCGGAGCTGTAGGTGCCGTGGAGCGCCTGGACCTTGAAGTCGTAGTCGGTGTCGGCCGTCAGGCCGGTGGCGGTGGCGGTGGTGGTACCGGCGGGGACCGCGATGTAGGTCCAGGCGCCGGTGGAGCCGTCCGCCCGGTACGCCACGCGGTACCCGGTGGGGGCGGTGCCGTCGGGAGCGGTCCAGTCCACGGTGATGGCGGTGGTGGTGGGGACGCCGTCCACGGCCAGGCCGCTCGGCGCCTCGATCAGCTCGCAGTTGTTCGGGTTCACGCCGCTCACCTCGGCGTCGGTGGGCTGCACGAAGGTCGTGGCCCCCTCGTCGGGGCAGGTGATGACGGTCCCGCCGGGGGTGAGCGTGAGGGCCGGGGCCCCGTCACACACTCCGGCGGGGATCTCGAAGTACGGCAGGTTGCCGTCGGTGCGGTAGAGGATCTGCTGCGCGGACTCCGCGCCGCCCCAGCAGACGAGCTGCTGGGCGATCTGCTGCATGGTCTCCTGAGTGGCGATGACCTTGACGCCAGCCATGGCTGCCTCCTGTTGGTGGGGCCCGGCGCCGCCAACGTGGGATCTGGCGGCGCCGGGGGTCTGCGGGTCGGCCGCCCGCCCGGCCGGGCGGCCGGGCGGAGGCTGGTGGGCTTACGGGAAGGGGACGGTGAAGTTGACCGACGTGGACGCCGCCGGGTTCGCCTTGCTGGTCACGGTCACGGTCTTCGCGCCGTTCGCGGCGTACAGGTGACTCACGCTGCCCGCCTCGGTCTGGTCCACCACAGTCCCGTCGCCCCAGTTGATGCTGACGGGGCCGTTGGGCGCGTTGTCCCAGGTGAGGTCGGCGGTCATGCCGGTGGCGTCGGTGGCGTCCTCCACCACGCTGGCGGTCGGGTCGTCCTGGACGGGAACGCTGACGGCCTCGCGGGCGCGGTAGGTCTCCACGTCCGCCCGGCGCACGGTCACCGTGTAGACACCGGCCGCCTTGTAGGTGTGGTTGACGTCGACGGTGCCGTCCCCGCCGACGGTGACTTCCTCGGGCTCGGTGCCGTCGCCCCAGTCCACCGTCGCCACGCCGCTGGCCTGTTCCGGCAGCGTCACCGTGGCGGTGACGGTGAAGCGGTCGTCGGGGTCGTCGGCGGTGAGCGTGAGCTGCGGGTCGTCGGCGGGGAGCGGGACGGTGATGTCCTTCTCCACCGTGACCGCCGGGGTCTGCTGGTCGCGGACGGTGATGGTGTACTCGCCGTCGGCGGCGTACGTGTGGGTCACGTAGGCGCCGTCGCTGGCGGTGGTCTCGGCGGTGGCGTCGCCCCAGTTGATGACCACGGAGCCGAAGCCGTGGTTGTCCGCGCGCAGGCGGACCGTGCGGCGCGGCGACTCCCCGGCCACGCCCGTGATGGTCAGCTCGGCCACCTCCGGCGTCGGGCGGTCCACCGGCTGGGCGCCGCACTCCGGCTCCGGCGGCCGGATCGTGGTCTCGAACAGCCGGTAGTGGGTGTCCTCGCCGATGGGCTGGAGCAGCGGGCCGGGCGCGCCGTTGGCCTGGGTCTGCACCGGGTAGGGGCCGCGCCGCCAGCGGGAGCCGGTCTTGGTGCGGCCGTTGAAGGTGAAGCTGATGGCGTCGTTGCCGATCTCGATGTCGCCGGGCGCGCCGCCCTTGACCCACGGCAGCAGGATGTAGCCCCAGGAGCCCTGGGCGGCCTCTCCGGAGCACGCGTCGGAGGTGCCGTAGGTGTCCATCCAGATCTCCAGCGCGAAGCCGTCGCCGGAGAGGGAGCCGTTGGCGTTGTAGCCGATCACGTTGCCTTCGGCGTCCAGCACCTTGTCCCACGACTGGTTCATGATCTGGACCATGTCGGGGTCGACCTGGCAGAACTCGATCTCCGTGGAGTACCACTGGAGGCTGTCTTCGCCGGGTTCGTTGATGCAGGTCTGGCCGTTGGCCTTGGTGACGGTGATGGCGTCACCCTCCTGCACTTCGGCCGACAGGGTCGCCGTGACGAACCCGTCGCTGACGACCTGGTTCCCGTCCCCGTAGACGGGTCGGCCGCAGGCGTCCAGCCGCGTCACGCGCATGGCGGTGCCGCGCAGGAAGCTCGGGCAGCTCGTAGCCATTACTGGTCATCCCCTTCCTTCGTCTGCGCAGATCGCGCGCTGGTGGCCTTCTTCGCGGCCGTCTTCTTGGCCGCTGCCTTGCGGGCGGCCGTCTTCTTGGCGGCCGGGCGGTGGGCCTTGGGCGCGTCGGGGCCGGGGCCCTCCTCTTCCGGCCCCGACGCGGGCTCGGCAGGCGCCGCCGCGCGCGGCGCGCTGGGCGCGGGCGCGGGGGGGCTGGGGTCTTCGGGCGGCGGGGCCAGTCCCGCCTGCTCGTAGACGCGGCCGACGGACTCCTCGGGGACGCGCAGCGCCTGGCTGCCCGCGCCGGACACCGTGGTCACGTACTCGGCCCCGACCACGGCCAGAGCGGCGCGGGCCAGCCGCTCCATGGACACGTCCGCTGTGGGGTAGACCAGCGCGTAGTTCGTGGTCATCAGCCCTCGCCTCCCACGGTCACCAGCACCGCCGCCCGGTAGCAGTCCGCGTCCAGCGCGTACGTCCGCTCGGCCAGCGCCATCCGTGTGTTGTCGGAAGTCGTGAAGGTCTCGTTCGCGAAGGCGGCGCCGCGCCAGCCGCGAACCGACCCCGTGGCCACCAGCCAGAAGGTGTCTGCGGCGGGCGGGGTGACGGGGTCGAAGGGGTTGTCGGGGTAGCCGCCGCCGAACGCGACCCGCGAGCCCAGGCGGGTGCGGAGGACTTCGCCGGTGTCGGCGGCGGGCTGAAGGAGGTTGAGGCTGTCCCAGTAGGTCTGGGTCCAGCGGGGGGCGTGGAAGGTGGGCGCGCCGCCGTAGTTGAGGGCGGCGTCCTTCTCCAGCACCCCCACGGCCCGCTTGATGCCGACGGCCGCTGCGGCTTCTCCGAGGGGGTAGCGGGGGTCTTCCAGGCCGAGCACGAGGGCGGCGAACGCCTTCTCCGCCTCACGCTCCTCGATCAGCCCCAGCCGCTCCAAGGCCATGCCGCGCGGGTCTTCGAACCCGACGGCGTTGCATTCGGCGCGGTTGTAGACGGTGAAGGGGCCGGAGCCTTCGGCCAGTTCGGGCCCGCTGAACACGGTCTTGTCGTGGGTGGTGCCGGGCCCGGGGTCAAGGGGCGCGGGGCACATGCCCAGGACGTAGCCGCCCTGGGCGCAGTGGTTGGTGAAGTACTCAACTCCGGCGCGCTGCCACGGGCCCTCGCCGTCGGTGATGCTCGCGACGGAGAACAGGCCGTAGCGGTACGGCTCCAGGAGGGGAGCGGAGTCCACCCAGGTCTTGCCGGGGGTGGGTGTGGACACGGGGTCTCCGTTGCGTCAGAGGGCCTGGGAGCGTGGCGGCCGGGGCTCCGGGCATGACTCCGATTCCCCCGGAGCCCCGGCCGCGTTCAGACGGGCGCCCGGCCGGGCGGGCGGGCGGCCGGGCTCATCAGGAGCAGGTGGTGAGCTGGTGGCTTCCGGAGAGGCCGTTGGCGCAGAGCGGCACCGTGACGACGTAGGACTGGAGGCAGCGGGAGCAGACCTGCCAGCCTTCCTCGGTGAACAGGGCGGTGTAAACGTTCTGGATCAGCGAGGCGTGGTCGTAGACGCCGTCCAGGTTGATGACGTCGGCCTGGAGCTGGAAGAAGGTGCCCGCCGGGTAGAGCAGGAACTTGACCTGCTCGGGCCAGGCGGTGGGGATGTCGCCGCCGAAGTCGGTTGCGACGCCCGAGGAGAGGGCGTCCTGCCAGTCGTAGACGTACTGCGGGGAGACGCCGACCGCGCGGAGGTAGCCGTCGATCATGGCGTCGGAGACGTTCCAGCGGTTGTCGATGCCGAGCTTCTTGCGCAGGTCGGACTTGAGGATGCCGCGCATCCAGTACGGCGCCACCATCTCCAGCGTGGCGTTCTGCGACAGGCGCCAGTGGTAGCGCTGGTACTGGACCTGGAGCTCCAGGATGGACAGCAGGCTCTCGACCGCGCCGGGGCCGTGGCCGTCAGCGATGGGCGCTGCCGGGTTGGGGTCAGCGACGGCCGGGAAGGTGACGGCCGTGCTCATGGCCTCCATCTTGGCCAGCTTGCGGGCGTTCATCTTGTGGGCGTGGATGAGCAGCGAGCCCTGGATGAACTGCTCCACGCGCTCGGGCCAGCCGCGCTCCATCAGGATCGGCGTCCTGATGCACATGCCGCTCACGTCCATGCGGCACTCTTCGAACTCCGGCGGGCAGGGGACCTCGACGCAGGTCTTCTCGACTCCGGCGATGGCCTGGGTCTCGGTGAGGTAGAAGCCGGTGGAGCCCCAGATGGCGGACCAGTCGAAGTCGGCCGGGTAGCGGATGCCTCCCCGGCGGGCGGTGACGGAGGGCAGGTCGATCATGCCCTCTTCGGTCATGCGGATGGGGCAGAGGTCGTAGAGCTGCTCGCTGGGGGCGCACCATCCGGCCGCCGCGACCAGGCTTCCGCCGGGCAGGCGGGACTCGTCGGTGGCGCGGGCGATGACCTCTTCGGCCTGGCTGTCGTCCTGGATGACGAACTCGCTGGAGACCTCGCGCTTGATGCGGGCGAGCCCGACGCGGGTGCGTTCGCCGTCGCGGCCGGAGTTGACGTTCCCCGTGATCATGGGGCCCATCCGGTTCTCCCACGCGCGGGCCACGTCGCCCAGGCCGTTCTCCATGGTCTGGCCGGTGGAGAACTCGGGGACGTCGGCGGCGGCGATGAGGTTGTACCGGGCGAAGGGCTGGGGGCCGTCGCTCTCCTGCTGGGCGGGGACGGCGCCACGGCGGGTGCCGAGCGGGACGCGGGCGGTGTTCTTCACGTTGGCTGCCACCAGTTCTCGTGCCTGGGCTCCGGCTCCCTCCTCGGTGTCGTCGTCCGGGGTCTGCCCCGGCGGCTGGTCCTCGGGGGTGTCCTCGGCGTTGTCGTCTTCGGGGGTCGGCTCCGGGTCGGGGGCCGGTTCGCCGTCGCCTTCGCCGCCGTCGGTGGCCTCGGCTTCCGGCTGCTGGAGTCCGCGCAGGCGTTCTCCGATCTCGGCTGCGCGGGCGGAGCGCTCGTCCTGCTGGGCGGTGACCACTCCGATGCCGTCGGCGATGCGGGCCAGCGTCTCCAGCTTCTGGAGGGTGTCTTCGCTGGCGGGTCCGGCGTCCTCGGGGGACAGCTCGTCGTAGAGCGCCAGGACGGCCTGGCTCAGCTCCTGCGGGGTGACCTCGGGGTGCTCGGTGAGGTGCTGCTGGATGACTGCGGGCTGGTCCTCTGCGGGGACGTCTGCGAGCCGGTTGAGAAGATCGTTGATGAAGCTCACGGCGTGGGCACACCCTTTCGGGTATCTCGTTCCGTGCCCTCGGCCCATCAACCAGCAGAGCGTCCTACGTAGCGTAGCCGACTGCTCACGCTTCGTGCCCGAGCGGGCGTCCATCCGCGCAGATCAGGTGTCAGATGTGACACGAGATTTGCATGCGCGGTCGCACGGTGATAACTTGATGTCTCGCAAGGGGGCTGCGGCCCCCACCACCACCGACCCGGAGGAGCCAGCCATGGCCAGCCCGATCGCCTCATGGAACGTCACCTACACCGACGCCGAAGGCAAGCGCCACCGCATCACCGGCCTGCCCGACTGGGACACCGCCCGGGAGGAGGCCGCCCGGCTGCGCGCCACCGGCGCCCGATGGGTCAAGACCCACCCCCACTTCGCCACCCTCCAGGACACCATCGCCTACGCCAGCCGGAACCTGATCCCCAAGGCCGAGGCGGAGCCGCTGTTCATCACCGAACTGGACGGCCCCACCTTCGCGTCGGCGGAGGAGCTGGACGACTACCGCTGGCGCAACGCCTCCGACGACCGCTCCGACTACGACGCGGAGATGGCGTACGAGCGCCACCTGGAGACCAACGACCAGTACCGGTGGGAGCACGAGCAGGACGAACTCCGCGCCGCCGCCTTCGGCTACGGCTTCTGACCCACCCCCGGGGGCGGCCACCCGGCCGCCCCTCCCCGTCCGCGCAGATAGAGAGGCCGCCATGCCCCAGCGGCGCACCCCCGCGCCCCCGTCCACCCGCCCGCTCCGCACCGACGACGAACTCCACATCCTGGCCCTGGGTGCTCTGGCCGAACGCCACGGCGCCGGGCCCGACGAGGCCCTGGCCCAGCAGTACGCCACCGAGTACGACGAGATCATGCGCGCCTTCCGGGGCGCCCGCCGCCAGCGCATGGCGCACCTGTACCCGAACGTCGCCGCGCAGCACCTGGACGGCCAGGTGCTCACCGTGCTCAAAGACGACCTGGACGGCGAGAGCACGGCGGACCTGGTCATCACGCTGGTCCATCACCTGGAGATGCTGACCAAGAGCACCACCTACGACGACGGACACGCCTTCAAGGTGGCCGCTCTCTGGCGCGAGCTGGCCTTCCGGGGCATCACCCTCACCTGATCCACGCAGATAGGACACACACCGCATGAGTAACGCAACCTTCCGGCTCGTCTCCGAGCTGCCCGAGGTGGACAACCCCCTCATCAGCAAGCCGGACCACATCGTCAACCCGTTCGCCGGGCAGGCGCGCAACCCCGGCCACCGCTTCACGCTCCTGCGGGGCGAGGCGCGCTGGGCGTGGGCGCACGTGCTGCGCGCCGTGGGCGGCTGGACCGTGATCTCCGCTGGCGTCCTGTCCACGTCGGTTTTCCCGACCGCCGACGAGGCCGGGGAGTACCTGGTCCGCCAGTTCCTGGGCGCCAACGGCGACGGCTACGACCACCTCTCCCACGAGGCGTACGCCCAGCGGGGGCGCATCGCCCACATCCGGGACGAGGCCGAGCCCCACACCACGTACTGCGGGGAGGCCGCTACCACCCCGGCGGTGTTCGACCTGGGCGAGCCCAACCACGTGGAGCAGCACTGCATCAAGTGCGACCGGTCCTACCGCGCCACGCACTACGGCCGGATGGCGGTGACCCACTGATGGCGCTCGGCAAGCCCGAGGGGTGGGCGTGCGCGCACAACCCCTGGCACGCGTACGCCCCGGCCAGCCCGACCCGGTGCCGCCACTGCGGCGAGGAGCGCTCAGCGGCCGACGCCTTGGTGTCGCTGGTGGCCGGGTGGGAGGGCTGGTCGGAGCAGATGGCGCGGGACCTGGTGGAGCTGCACGCCGAGCAGGTGAAGGCGTGAGGGGGCCGCGCGCCACCATGAGCAACGACGGCGAGATGCGCGTCGATCTGAAGGTGGCGGTGCGCGCCAGCCGGGATGAGCTGGCGATCGTGCTGATCCGGGGGAAGGCGCCGTACCACGTGGCCGGAGAAGACCGCGAGGAGCTGTCGGCCGCCGCCGCAGAAAGGGCGATCAAGCAATTCCTGTGCCAGTGGGGCACGGAGGTGGAGGGCTGGTCGGACCACATGGAGGAAGGCCAGCGGGATGAGTGGCTGGAGTGGGCGCGGCGCCAGGTGGACCGCGCCTACCCGGCCCTGGCCCCCGGCGGGAGCGACGGCCCGCCCGGCAGCTGAGCCGCCCGCGACGCGCGAAGGCGCCCCCGGGTGCCAACGGGGCCGGGGGCGCCTTCGCGCGCATGGAACACACAAACGGCCACTTCGAGGAGAAGCGGCCCTCACTCTAGCGGCCGTACATGGCGTCGCGGGCGAACCACACCAGGGCGCCCGGCCACACGGCCACCATGACTCCCCACAGGGCCCAGCGCTTGCGCTGGGTAAGGTCCCGGCCGCCGGTCTCCTGGAAACCAGCGGCGAGCCAGCGGGGGGAGGGCCCGAGCGCCGCCATGAGGACGGCGCCGGTGAGCCAGATCCAGAAGGCGGTCATGCGATCGGCAGTCCGGTGCGGTGGTCGATCTTCTGGTAGGTGGAGCCCGGGTTGGCCTGCTGTGCCTTCTTGGCGGCGGGCTCTTCCCAGTAGTCGACGGTGGCCCCGTTGGTGTGGGTGAGGCGCCACACGGCGGCGGTGCCGCCTGCCATCACCGTGGACGCGACCGCGCCCCGGCGGCCTCCGCAGTTGCAACCCATCTGTTCCTCCTCCACCGGCCCGCGCCGGACGCTAACGTTGTGTGTGCAACCGGGCACGGAACGAGACGGCGAGAAGGCGTCCTGTGCGCGGCCTGTCGGGGGGTCCCCCGGGCGTCGCACTGGGCGTCGTGCGAGCAAGCCGGGGGACCACCTGATCCGCGTGGATCAGGCAGGGTCGAGCCACTTCACCCGCGTTCGCCCCTCGTGGCCGTTGATGGCCATGGCCTCTTCGATGGACGGCCACTCCACGATGGAGCGGACTTCGCCCAGCCACATGAGCACCACCCCGCCGTGGGGGAAGACGGCGCCCTCCACGGCGATGCCCGGCCCGCTGGTGCCGGTCTCGTCCTCGCGGCGGTCGTAGATGAACCGGCGGGGGGCGACCTCGTAGTCCAGCGGCTCACCGATGCTGGTCGCGCACCACCGCAGCTTCCCCCGGCCCCACCAGTCCTCCATCAGGGCGGCCATGTTGGCGTACCGCTGGCAGGTCTGGCCGGACTGCGACATGACGACGATGCGCCCGTCGGAGAACACCGCGCCGGAGGCGATGGGGACCTGGTTGCGGTCCAGCATCACGAAGGTGCGCAGGTTGCCCTCGTAGGTGGCGGGGATGAGGTGCCCCTTGTTGATCTCGGCCGGGATGACCTCATCCTCAGTGTCGACTGGCATGCATTTCTCCCACGGTTGTGTGCTGGTCACTCGTCCGGGAAGCCGCAGGCTTCGAGGAACTTGGAGCGGTTGAAGCCGTAGCCGCCCCGGTACTGGCGGGCGCAGGCGGAGGCCAACTGGCGGGCCGCCACGCCGAGGACGGCCAGGGCCGCCCCGTTGTCCTCGGCGACCCACCGCTTCGTGTCGGCCACCGCGTTGGCGATGGCCCAGAAGTCCTTCTTGCTCATGGCCATGGCGTCAGCTCGCGCGCGCGGCGGCCTTCATCGCCTCCCACTTCTGGATGGCCGCACAGGCTTCGGCCTTGCTGCCGGGGTTGACCTGCTGGATGCCGGGCCAGTTCAGGTCGCCGGAGGCGCACATCTTCTTCGCGGCGTTGACCCCGGTGGCGATGGCCCGGCTGGTGTCCATGCCCTTGCTCTTGAGGTGGTCAGCGATCCGCTTGATGTACGGCGGCAGCCCGCCTTGCTGGTCGACCCAGTTCTTCGCCAGGGCGATGTCCTGGTTGCTCGGGGTGGGCAGGCCGCCGAACCCGGCCAGGGGCATGGGCACTTCGGTCTTGCGCTGGGGCTGGAGGCCGCTGATGCGCTTCCTGGCGAGGGCTGTGCGGCGGGCCAGGTCGGTGGCGCGGCGCTGGCTGGCGGTCTCCCTGAAGGCGGCCATGCGCTCTTCCAGGGAAGCGGCGCGCTGGCGGCGGGCGGCGCGGCCTTCCAGCTCATCCGCGACGGCCGCCGCCAGGTGCACCGGCTCCGCCTGGCGCAGCTCGAACGCCTGGAGGCCGCTGGCCTGGGCGGCGGGCTGGCTGTCGGGGGCGGAGGGCGGGGTGGCCTCTTCCTCCTTGGGCCAGAACCCGGCCGCGACGAGGGAGAAGAACGAGCCGTCGGGGCCGGTCTTCTTCGCGGCGAGGGGGAAGCCGGGGCTGTTGACCGCCAGCGCGGCGATCAGCTCGGCGCCGCCCCGGACCTCGCGCCAGTCCCCGGAGAACGAGGCGAGGGAGAGGCGGAGGCGGTCTTCCTGGCTGACGAAGGGGAGCACTGCCCCGGCGACCCAGATGCCGTGGGCGTCTTCACCGACGCGGACCACGGCGGCCTGGGTGCCGGTGTGGTCGTAGTGGGACATGGCGCCGGTCGCGCTGGCTGTCAGCTTGGCGTGGCCGGTGTTCATGGTGATCAGGCCGCAGCGGACCGTGCCTGTGCTGGTGCGGACGGGGCGCAGGTTGTAGTAGGCGTAGCCGGAGGCGGAGTGCGGCGGGGGGACGCAGCGGTCCTTGAAGCCGACGTGGCAGGAGCCCCAGGCGGCGAGGTAGCCGGATACCTGCCCGGTCTCTACATCCACGCGGATGGAGTGGGCGCCGGAGCTGCCGTCGGGCTGCTCGAACCACTCGCCGGGCGGGGTCCAGCCGGGGGCGAAGGTCTCTGTGGTGGCGGAGGCGGTGATGGCGACGGCCTGGCACGGCTCGCATCCGGCCGGAGGCTCGGACGCCTCGGCCTCCTGCACGATGGACTCGGCCTCGTCCACCACGGCGGCGGCGGCCTCGGTCTCCGGCGCCCCGGCTGCTGTGATCTTGTCCCACGGGGTGGCCTTGACCTCCTCGCGCAGGGCGCCCATGTCCGCCAGTCCGGCCGGGTCCCACCACGCGACGACCTCAATACTGTCGCCGTCGGGGTCGTCCGGGTTCAGGACGGTGCGGTCGTCGGGGTCGGGGTTGATGCCGACGCCGCTCTCCTCCGGCACCAGCAGCAGGAAGCCCTGGTACACGCCGTTGTCGCTGGTCCAGGTGTCCACGATCTCGCCCTGGCCGCGCATGTCGCAGCCGGTCTCCTCGCAGAACTCCCGGAAGGCGGCGTCCTCGGCGGTCTCGCCCTCCTCGATGCCGCCGCCCGGCCACTCCCACATGCCGGAGGCGGGGTCTTCGTCGTCCAGGGCGCGCTGGATCAGCAGCACGCGGCCGGTGTCCTGTGCCTTGACCGCCAGCCCGGCGTGCGTGGGGGTGGATGCCGGGCTGGCGGGGTCTTCGTCCTCCGCGAGACGCGTGACGCCCATCTGCGCGGATGGGGTGACGTCGTCGGGGGTGGAGGGGCGGGCGCCGGGGGCGTCGCAGGGGGCGGGCTCCCATCCGGTGCCGTCCTCGGTCGGCGCGACGCACTCCCCCGTCACGACAGGGGTTTCAGGGTCAAGCTCTTCAGCGGCCTGCTCGTCGTCTGCGGCGATGTCCTGGGGGACATCCCCCGCCTCGGCCTCCTCGTCATCCTCAGTGGCCGTCTGGGAGTCCTCAGCCGGTACCGCCTCTTCCTCCGGCTCCACGGGTGCTTCGCCCTGGGCCTGTTCCGGCTCGAACGGGCCGTCGCCGGTGGGGTTCGCCGGGACCGCTTCGGGGTCTTCGCAGTCAGCCGCCATCCACGCGCCGATCTCGTCCTGCTTCACGCAGCCCCAGGCCGGGTCGTAGCCCACGATCTCCGAGAACGCCGCAGCGGTGAGGGCCTGGCCGTCCGCGTCCGCGAGAGCGATGGCCGCGTTGGGGAAGGCCGGGTGGGCCAGGAGGGTGGCGCCCATAATGCGCCAGCCGTCGTAGACGTCGCCGACCATGAGGGAGCGGTCGTTGGGGTCGCCGTCCGGCACGATGGTGCCGTCTTCCCTGAGGAGCACCTGGTGGGCGCTGGCGTCGTCCACGTCCAGACTGACGAAGCGGACGAAGCCCAGGCCGACCTTGCGGGCCAGGTCGCGCCCGACCGGGTCCTCCATGTCGAAGCGGCCCTCGCCCCACACCTGGCTCCCTTCGGTCCAGATGCGGTCGATGACGCCGACGCCGAGTTCGGAGCCGTCGTGGCCCTTGGCCAGGGTGCCCTGGACGAGGAGCGGCAGCGGAAGGGGGCGGGAGCGGACGCCGCCCTCGGGGGTGGCGAGCATTCGCTGATCCGCGGACCACTCGTCCATGAAGCCCAGGACGCCGCGCCACCGGCCGCTGGGCTCCACGGTCACGGGTCCTGTCTCGGTGACGGTGGGCGTGGTCATGGACTCCTCCTGTGGTGCTGAGGCGGCGGTGAGGGCGGGGTCCCCGGCGGGGCCGTAGCGGGCGGAGCAGCGGCAGTTGATGACTTCGCCTGCGGGGCCGAGGGGGTCGCCGGGGAACTGGAGGCGGTGGCCGCCGATCTCGAACGGCTCGGTCAGGGGGCGGACTTGGCCGTCGGCGTTGAGGTGGGTCTCGCGTACGCGCTGGTCGTGGGTGCATTGCCAGCGCTTCTCCCACGGCTGGCCGGTGCGCTCCTGTTCCGCGAGCGCGCCGTGCGCGGCGCCCGCGTTGAGGGCCGTCATGGTCTCGGTGCGGGTCATGGTCATGATCTGGCCGTCCCACTCCTCCAGCGTCATCAGCGCGGACAGGCGTTCCTTGAGCTGGGCGGGGGATTCGCCGCTCGGCCGGTGCAGGATGGCGCGCAGCAGCCGGTCAGCGAAGGCGCGCCGGAACCCGGCGAGGCGGTCGCCCAGGCCTTCGCCGTGGCCTTGGTCGTCGTCGGGGGCGTCGTCGGGGCGGCCGGTGATCCGTCCGAAGCTGCCGCGCCACAGGGCGCGGGTGGGGCCGAGGACGAAGCGGTTCAGGATGCGCCGCCAGGTCGCCTCTGACGGCACGCCCGGCGGGTGGCCGGGCTCGGGCTCGGCGGCGGCTGTCAGGGCCTCCAGAGAGCCGCCCAGCGGTCCCTTGCGGGCTTCCGCGAGGAAGGCTTCCACGGCGTCCCGGATGGCGGGGTAGAGCTGGGCTTCGGCCCGGCGGATGTAGGTGTAGTCCTTCATCCGCTCGGACAGCCACGGGTCAGGCATGGGCAAGGGAGGACCCCTCTCCGTCGCACTGGAACTGGGCGACGGCCCGCTCCAGGTAGTCGGGGTGGTGTTCCTCGCGGGCGAGTAGGAGCGCGCGCACGTAGTGGTCCACCGCCTGGTGCAGGCACGGTTCGCCGGGGGTGGACTCGTGGAACTCCGCGTACGCGCCGCGCAGCATCTGGTCGAGCTGGCCGGGGTCTGCGTGGAGGGTGAGGTGGACGGACTCGGGGGGGAGCTGCTGGAGCTGCGTGCGCTGGTTGCGGGGGGTGGAGCGGATGAGGAACTGTCCGGCCCGGCTGAGGGCGCGGCGGACGGCCATGTCGAGGCAGCGGGTGCGCCAGTCGCCGCCGTGGCTGAGGGCGGGGCGGGCGCTGGCGGTCATGGCGCGCTCCAGCCCTTCGCGGGTGACGGGGCGGCTGGCTCCGGCCTGGGGTGCGTTGTTGCGGCCTCCGGCGGCCGGGAGCCCGGCCGGGCGGGCGGCCGGGCGGCCGGGCTGCTGGGCGGGGGTGGGGCCGGGGGTGCCGGGGTAGCCGCCGATGCGGCTGATGTTGGTGGGGTTGCCCAGGGGGGCCTGTACGCCTTGGGGTGTGGCGGCGGCGATGGCCTCCGGGGGGAGGGGGATGCCCAGGCGCGGGAGCAGGTAGGGGGCGAGGTTGGCGTTCGTCAGGGCGACGCGTTCCATCAGGCGGCGGGCGCGCTCCTGCTCGTCGGGGGCGTCCTCTTCGGAGAAGCCCAGTTCGCGCAGGTAGGCGGCGTCGGAGATGACCTGGTTGGCGAAGGCGGTGTCGGCCTCGGGGGCGCGGTTGGGGCGGAGGGTGAGGTCGCTGGTGTCGTACCAGATGGCGTACTTCTGCCAGCCCTGGATGCGCAGGGCTTTGAGCGCCGGGCGCAGGAGGTTGGTGGTCAGGGAGTCGCAGATCAAGCCGAGCAGTGGCTCGATGTGCAGCTTGATGGCCGATTCCTCCACTTGCCAGGCCGACCAATGGTTCGCGTCGCCCAGGCCGGTCAAAACCTCTGGCGGCATGTCCATGCCAGTGGCCACGCGGCGGATCGCGCTCTCGCGCAGTTCCTGGACGTTCTCGTCGAGCTTCGTGCTGAAGCTGATGTGCTTCAGTTCCTTGCCCTTTTCGGCCGGGCCCCGCACCACCAGCGGCACCACGGCGGACGCGCTGTCGCGGTTCTTCAGGGGGGCGGCCATGGCCTCGATGAGGGCGGCCGTGAAGGGGTCCGGGTGGAGGGGGTTGACGCCCTCGGACTGCTCGGGGCTGGGAGTGGTCAGCTCGTCGGGGACGAACAGGACACCGGCGCCTGCCAGGCGGGACTCCGCGCTGGCGGTGATGTGGGCGGAGAGGTCGACGAGTTCGCGCAGCGGCTGGCGCAGGGCGAGCAGGGGGGAGTCGGGGTTGTAGCCGACGCGGGGGTGGGGGCGCCAGATGCGCAGGATGGTCGCCTGCTCGGGGTCGATGTCGATGTACTCGTTCGGCATGTCCGGGCTGACGATCTTGAGCCCGGCGCCGGTGGACTGGAGCTCGTCCGCCGAGCACACCAGCCAGCGGCGCCCTTCGTCGCCGTCTTCACCGACGACGACGCTGGTGACGTCCTGGCCGTATCCGGCGCTCTGGCCGCCGGGGTCGTCGAAGCCGATGAGGTAGCTCTCGCCGGGGATGTTGAGGTGGATGGCGAGGCGGCGCAGCATCTCCGCCTGCCCGAGCTGCCCGCCGCCCAGCTCGTCCAGGACGGCGACGGCCTGCTGGGCTTCGAGGTCTACGGCACCGGTGGTCTCGTCGGTGCTGAGGTCGACGGGGGTGGGCTCGCTGGAGCCGTCGGGATCCACCACGCCGACGTAGAGGCGGGCGCGGGAGCAGGCGTTGGCGATCCAGGTGACGCCGAAGCGGAGTTCGGTGACGGTGTCGTAGAGGTCCCAGGCGTCGCGCTGCCAGTCCTGCTTGCGGCCGACGACGGTGCGGACCTGGGCCTTGCTGACGAGGGCCGCCGACGCCATCACCGTGGTGCCCGCGTTCTGGTAGGTGACGACCCTGCCCGCGCGGTCGCGGCGGATCAGGTGCTTGGGGCGGCGGTGGATATTCCAGAGCGGCACGGCGGCAGTCCTCCTCGCTCGGTCAGGGGGTCGTGGGCGGCTGTGTGAGCTGGATAGCTACGTGGCCGGAGTGGACCTGCTGAGTGGGCGGGGGCGGGGAGTCGAGCCAGTCGGCTGCGATGGCGGTGACCCAGGACATGGCGAAGACGGCCACGGTGTAGGTGAAGCCGGTGGCGAGGGAGTGGGTGGGCCACAGGCCGAGCCAGCAGCGGTAGTAGGCGAGGGTGAGGGCGGCGGAGACCCAGAAGCCGGAGCACCAGGGGCAGGTGACGAGCTTGGCCGCGTAGCGCCAGAAGCGGGGGGCAGGGCGGAGGGGGCCGGGGCCGTCGGGGGTTTCGCCGTAGATCTGGCGGGGCGCCCGGCCGCCCGCCCGGCCGGGCGGCCGGGCGTGTCGGGGCTGGGCTTTCATGTCGATCCAGTCACGCAGGGGCTGAGTGATGGTGTCCTCGGTGATGAGCCTGGTGATGCGGGCGGTCGCGAGGAGGGTGAGGAGGGAGATGAGTACGGAGAGCCATGCCACGCTCCACAGAGTAACGATGTGCTCACGGACTGTCGCGTAAGTGGGTGACTGGCTTCCTGGGGAAGGGCGCTGGCCTGCACGGATGCGGCCCGGCCGGGCGGGCGGCCGGGCACTGTCAGTGGCGAGCCGTAACTTTCCGTGAATGGACGCCGAGGAGTGGGCCGGGGAGCTGCTGCGGGTGATCCGCGCGTACGGCCAGGGCCGGGCGCGGACCTTCGCGGAGGCGGGCTACCCGCTGCCGTGGGGGGTGGAGCTGACGCTGCCCACGGGGGCCCGCATCTATCTCCAGACGGTGACCGACCCCTCCGACTCCGACCACCCGCCCACGGGGCCCGTGGCGCCCGCGATGGACCCGGTGGAGCTTCCCGCCGAGGGGCCGACGGAGCTGGCCGCCGTGGAACGCTGGCTGGGCTGGTGCCTCACCGGCCATCAATCCGCGTGGATCAGGGAGGTGGAGCTGTTCCAGGCGCGGCGCGGCCGTCGCTCCGTCCCCCACGGCCTTGCCGTCAAGGCGCACTCAGGGGCGCGGATGTGGATCTACTTCCGGCATGCCACCCCCGCCGGGCGCGACCCGCGCGGCATGGCCGTGTGGCGGCTCCAGCCGACCGTGTAGGGCCTCAGCCGCCCGGGGGCGGCACGATCATCCGCGCGGGGCGGCCGGTGGTGCTGATGCTGAAATCGTCGAGCCAGGCGAGCGCGGCATGAACGGGGTCTTCACCGTCGGGATACTCGTACAGGGCGAAGCACATGATTCCATCGCCTGTCGACATATGGACCAGGTCATCTTCCGCCCCCCGGCGCCACGTGCGGGATGCCGCGCCCATGAGGTCGGGGTAGGTTTCGGCGAGACGATCAATGATCGCCTGCATCTCGGCGTGCGCCTGCTCGTGGCTGTAGCCGCCCGTGCCGTAGACGGGCGAGCCGAAGCCGTCGCTGATGCTGAGCCTGACGGTGAGGGTGTTCCACATGGGCCGACCCTATTGGGCGGCGGGCGGCGCGGGGCCGGTTCGGCGGCGCTGCGCCGCGATGTCAGCGGGAGCGCCTACCGTGGTTGACGTAGGCCCGCCCCGGACATCCCATGTCCATGCTGCTGGCGCTCGCGCGGGGCGGGCCTCGCTCTTATCCGTTGACCTTGTCGAACGTGGGCGTCTCCTCATGCTCCACGTCCAGGCGCCACTTCGCCATGCAGCCGTCCTGGTAGACGGCCATGGTCGGCAGGTGGCCGCCCTGGGGGTCGGAGACGAACAGCTCCTTGTAGAAGGTCAGTACGGGGTCGCCGTGCCAGGGGCAGCCCTTCTTGAGTTCTTTCCGGCGGTCGACCACGCGCTGGAGCGTGGCGGCGTCCCAGTCGGGCCGGGGGAAGCCGGGCGGGAAGCTGGCGAACGGGTCTTCGTTCATGTCGTGATACTCCGGGGCGGGGTCAGCGGCAGCCCGTCAGCCGCGACCCAAGGCGGGTTCTTGAAGTCCCAGGGCTCAGCTGTGAGCTGCATGGCGTGGGTGGGGTTGTCCGCGCGGTGGACTTCGGCCCAGGCGTCCCTGTCGGACGCCGAGAAGAAGGGCTCCCGCACGGTGCAGCAGCAGCAGGAAGCGTAGTACGCCCAGAGTTCGGTGAGGCCGTTGGCGTAGGTGACGATGGTGGCGCCGGTGGCCTGGCCGTCTGCGTTGACGGGCATCTCGCGGCGGATAATGTCGCGGTTCTTGTCCGCGTGGATGGCGCTCACCGGGTACGCCTACCCGGCCGGAAGGGAATGATCTGCGCGGATCGTTCGATGGGGGTAGTCATGGGTGGCTTGGTCTCCATCACAGCACCGTATTGGTGTAGCGCCGTCCGGAGTGGCTGGCGGCCGGTGGGGGTCGGGGGCAGCTCACGCGGACGGGCGGAGAAGGGCGGGCCGGTCAGGCTGGCGAGAAGGCGAGGAGACGCGGCGGCCCGGACAGGTGAAGCTGGTTCAGCCGGTGAACCACTCCAGGAGCTGGCCGCGCAGCCGCTCCTGCGCCTCGGCCTCGGTGGCGCCTTCGGCGCGGAGCTGAGTCACGGGGCACACGGCCACGTACCCCCCGGCGCCCAGCCGCTCTCGCGTCTGCACCATCAGCTCCCGGCCCGGCTCGTGCCCGGCGTCGGGGAAGTATGTGGCGTGCACCCGGCGCATGGCTTCGCTGAAGCGCTCGGCCAGCTCGTCAGCGGAGCTGGAGGAGTTGATGTAGCGGGCGGTGGCGTGGTCGCCCTGGATGGCGATGTACTCCACCCAACGCAGGATGAACATGCGGAAGCGGCGGATCTGCCCGTCCCGGCCGGTCTCGGTCAGGCGGGTCATCTGCTGTAGCTCGGCGTCGAAGTGGCTCACGGTCTCCGGGCTGATCTCCGCTACGGCGTCCCGGAGGCAGCCGACGGAGCGGGTGAGCGGGACGTAGGTCTGCTCTCGGCCCTCGCTGTGGTCCACGGAGACGGGGACCACAGCGAAGGACTCGGCCACGGCAGCGCCGGGGTTGTCGCGGAGGCGGCCGATGGCGTCGGCCAGCTCGTCGAACACCTGGGGCGGCAGGCCCTTGATCTGCTCCATGGCCTCGTCGCTGATGACGACTTCGTAGGGGGCCTCGGAGGCGGTGGGTGGCTCGGTCATACCCGGAGAGTACCTGTGGGAGATGGCGGAGGGGCTGACCTCAACCGAACAGCGTGGGCTGCTGGTAAGGGCTTGCTGCGGGGGTGGTGGGGCCGGGGGTGCCGGGCAGGCGCGGGAGGCCCTTGATGGGGTGCAGGGAGCCGGGGCACAGGGTGTAGGCGTCGCCGGTGGGGGCCCGGTGCCGGGCCAGTAGGCCGGTCCTCATGTGCTCGGCTGGCCACCTCTTGCACGACTTCTCGGGGCAGAGGTAGCGGTCGGGGGCCGCCGCCGCCCGTTTTCCTGAGCTGGCGGGGCCCCCCGGGGTGGGGGGTTGGGTCATGCAGGTGAGGCTAGTTGGCGATCCGTAGTGCCGGGCGGGCGGGCGGCCGGGCGGGCGGGCGGCCGGGCATCTCGGCTCCGAGGGCGCGCCCGGCTGCCAGGAGCTTGTCCGCTGCATCCCGGACCAGGCAGCGGACCTCGAAGTGCCCGCCGGAGTGGAGATCCTTGAGGAGTTCGCGCAGATCAGCCTCTTGGGCCATCACTGCTTCGCGGATCTGGACAGGGTCCGGAGGTGGCAAGAAGTCGTTGTCCATTCAGTCACATTAGCGACGAAGTGACTACGGAGTGGAAGCGTTTGTACAAGTCGCCTGTGAGGGTTTCCTGCGCGAGGTGTGCACTTGCCCCCGGCATCGGATGATCGCGTTCCGGTTTAGGGCGTGCCGCAGGTGACACGTGCCTGCCTGGGCTCGGAGGAAACGTGCCTGGCCCCTCCCCCGGGCTGAGCGCGAGGGAGGGGCCAGGTGTTCGGGGGGCCACCCCTGTGGTGCGGAAGAGGCGGGGTGGCCCCCGGCGCCCGCAGCGGCACGGGTGCCCGTCCCGGCGTGCGCGTCTGAGGTCGGCAAAGGAGGGTGCCGCAGCGCAGGCCGGGGAGGTTCCTGGGCCGCGCCCCCGCTTGTGCTGGAGGGCGGGGGCGCGGTGGGTGCACACGACCGACAGAGGCTGTCCTGGGGAGGTAGCGCGCCCATCCCGTGCACCGCGTACATGAAGTTAGCACACGCGCACGCTGTGTGCATGGGGTAGGGCGGCCCCTTCTCTTGCGGGTGGTGTGGGGGCGCCGCCGCCCCGGGCCCGTAAGCGGCCCGGGGGGCGGACATGGGGTTTGCGTACGCGCGCCGTTACCGCCCGCCGCCTGGCAGTCCCGGCCCGCTGCGCCCGAGCGGGATCGAGCCGAACCCGCCGCGCTGCCCTGCCTGCTGGGCGGCCTGGGCGATGCTGACCTGGGAGGCGTTGCCGATGTGCTGGCTGGCGCCGGGGATCTTGAGCAGTCCGTAGGCGAGGTACGTGCTGGCGTCGATGCGGCCCGGCGAGTCGGTGTGGTCCGGCTGCCACGTGGCCCACTCCTCCTCCATCTCCGGCAGGTACGCCGTGGTGCGGATCCGGTCCTCCAGCCACTGCTGGGCGATGGGCTCCGCCCGCAGGTGCTTCCCCGTCTTCGCGGTGACGGGCTGGATGTACGGCTTGAGGGCGCCCTTGGGGATGGCGCCTTCCTTCTGGAGGGCTTCCCACGCGGTGGCGATGGCCAGGTTGACCATGTCGCCTCCGTAGTTGCGTTCTACGAGGATGACCGTCGCGCCGATCTCGAACGCCAGCAGGCATGCCCGCCGCGACCACTGCGCGGACGAGCACGGGCGGGAGCGGTCGTGGGTGATGTAGAGCCGCTGGTCTGTGCCCCGGAACCCGCCGATGATCCCGGCGACGTCCCGGCCGCCGCCGGACGGGTCGACCGCGACGGCGATCCGCTCGGGCTGGGGGACGGCGGGGTGGCCGTGCAGGCGGCGCTGGTCGGCGAGCTGGTCGCGGGTGATGAGTGCGCCCTCAGCCGGTTGGGGGTCGCCCTGGTAGAGGGCGCCCCAGTCGCGCGGGGTGGATGTGGAGCGCTTGTCGGCCCAGTGGGCGCTGAGGGCTTCGGTGTCCTCGTCGGGGAGGGCGGGGTGGGTGAGGGGGTCGCCCGGCTGGCGGCCGAGCGGGTCGTCCGGGCTGACGGCCACGGCCGGGAGGTGGATGACGCGCCACCGGCCGCCGGTGTCGGTGGTGCCTTCGTGGCGGAGGACCCGCCCGGCGAGGTCGTCTTCGTGCCAGCGGGTCATCACCAGCACGATCGGCACCCCGGGGCGCAGGCGGGACAGGAAGACGCTGCTCCACCACTCCCAGACGTGGTTGCGCATCCTCAGGCTGTCGGCGTCGCGACGGTCCTTGTGGGGGTCGTCGACGATGCCCACACCGGTGATGGGGAAGCCCGTGAGGGAGCCGCCCACGCCGGTAGCGCGGACGCCGCCGCCGGAGGTGACGGACCAGTCGTAGACGTTGGACTCGCCGCGCTGGAGGTGCAAGCCGTAGGCGGCGCCGCGCTCGATGACGTGGCGGCGGACCGCGCGGGACTTCTTGATGGCCAGGGACGCGGCGTAGGAGGCGATCGCGTTACGCGAGGTGGGGTGGCGGGTGAGCCACCAGAACGGCAACAGCTCGGACACCAGTGTCGACTTGCCGACCTGCGGGGGGGTGGCCAGCAGGAGCCGGTCGTAGTCCTTGCCGAGGCGGGTGAGTTCGCCGCCGATGAGGCGGGTGTGGGCCCGCGCCATGAAGCCGGGCGGGTCGAGGTAGCGGCCCATGGCGGCCGGGTTGGTCAGGGCGGCCAGCCGCTTGGCCTCGGCGCGGGTGTCGGCTGACGTGAGGTCAGCGAAGGTCGTGCTCACCCCGCCCCCCATCCACGCAGATGGGGGGCGGGGGAGCCATGGCTCAGTCCCCCAGGTACAGCGAGAGACTGAAGACGCCGTACAGGCTGGCGATGTGCGTCAGCAGCGGCGCCAGGGCCTCCTTGGTCGGGTGTTCGACGCCCAGGGCGGGCGCGCCGTTGCTCATCTCGGTTCGGTAGATCTGCGCGGATGAGGCTTCGGTGGCCCTGGCCAGGGCTGCCTCCGTCTCGGCCAGGCACTTGTCCCGCTCGTCGGCGCGGGCGAACGCCGCGATCAGCGTCCAGGGGCGGGTGGGTTGGGTCATGGGTGGTCTCCTCCGCATTGGGGAGACACGAGGTTAGCGTACGCAGCGCGCGTCCACCCGGCCGCCCGCCCGGCCGGGCGGGCGGCCGGGTGTCGGCGTCTAGTACTCGCCCGGACTGCCGCTGTCCGTGACCAGCGTTACCCGTGCCGAGGTGAAGTCCAGGGCCCACTTGCCGAGCGAGGCCAGCGGGGCGCGCTCCACGGAGCGCACCACCAGTTGCTGGTCGTTGGGGTACTTGGTGACGCGGACGCCGGGGGTGGCGGTCTCGGGTCGGCTGTCGATGCCGGTCAGGGCCTGCTGCGCCTGGGCGGCGTCGGGCAGCCTGATGATCAGCTCCCACATGGGGGGTTTCCTTTCCTGGGGGTTGGGGGGTGCGCGTCATCGCGTTCAGTCCGGGAGGTCGAGCACGTCGTAGGGGTCGATCTGCCCGCTGGTGGCGTGCTTGCGGGCCAGGTGCATGATCGCCTCGTCCAGCTCGGCGCGGAGGGCGTTGTCGTCCGGGGGGACGTGGGAGAAGCGGACGGGGCCGCCGGAGCGGCCGGTGACGGCCACGTTCTGGTCGGGTTCCCCGAGCGCGAAGCGGATGAGCTTGCTGTAGGCGTCGGCCACGCGCACGGTCTCCGTGGCGTTGAGGTTCTGTCCGACCAGCGAGGTGATCGCTTCGGTGGCCTTCTCGTGGAAGGCGGCGGCCAGCTTCAGGTGGTCCTGGACCATCCGGCGCTGGCGCTCCATGATCGCCGCCACCCACTGGTCGTCCATGTGCCGGTCGAAGGCTTCGGCGCGGACGGTCCAGCGGAAGGTGTGGCTGTACTGCTGGGCGGTGCGGTGGGTGACGTTCAACCTTTCCGCGACCCGCTTCAAGGTTCGGGTGCGGCCCAGGTCGCGGTAGACGGTGAACTGGCCCCAGCGCTTGACGCTCTCTCCGGGCTGGCGGTCCCAGGGGTCGCGGCCGTCTTCGGCGAGCGTGATGGGCTCGCGCGGGGTGGGCATCAGGTCCTCTTCTCATCCGCGTGGATGGGGGGCGTGGGGTCCGCGAAGAAGCCCTTGCACACCTGGGCGGGCAGGTGCTGGGGGTCGGGGTTGTGGGGCATGTGGCAGCGTTCGCAGCGGGGGTGGGGGCTGGTGGCGGCGTCGGCGGGCGGGCTGTGCGGCATCACCTGGGGGGAGGGTCCGCGTCCGTCGGCGCAGACCCGGCAGAACGGCATCATGGCGTGGTTGTAGTAGGTGATCTTGGCGGAGCCGCACTGGACGCACCGGGCGGTGGCGTGCTCGGGGACGGTGGGGTCGGTGCGGTCCAGGGTGTTGTGGGCGAGGCGGACGGCCGTGGTGACGGCTTCCTGGAGGGGGGTGACGGGTGGGGGGCTGCCGTCGCCGGGGCCGGTGAGGAGGTGGGTGGCCTGGGCCTGGCAGGCGAGGTAGTTCCCGACGTGGATGAGGGTGGCCAGGGCGTGTTCCAGGGTGGTGCGGGCTTCGGTGAGGTCGTCGGTGCGGGTCACGCGCCCACCTCCTGGGGGGTGTCGGCGGCGTCCATCTGGGCGGCGAGCCGCTTGCGGTTGCGGGCTTCGACGCTGTTCACAGCCTTGGCGGCCTCCTCGCTGTAGCTGCCGCACTTGATCATGTTGGCGCGGAAGTAGCTGACCACGCTGATGCGTTCGGCTCCGCACCGCTCGCACATGCCGTTGCGGCGCTCGCCGCACTCGCAGAAGATCGCCGTGTTGCCGTGGTACTCGTGGGCGTCGATCAGGGCCAGGTCGCCGTGCTGCATGTCCAGCGCCACCCGGTACTTGGGGAAGACGAGCTGGCCGCCGGTGTAGGAGCCCTTGCGGAGGCAGGCCAGGGTGGAGAACCCGGCCTCCAGGTCGCCCGCGTCCAGGTGGGTGCCGGTGGGGTAGGTGTTGTTGACCGTGACCGTGCTGAAGGGTGTGCCGGGCACGACCCACTCGGGGTAGGTCTTGTTCACCTCGGCCATCTGCACGGCGTACCGGTCGGGCAGGCGGGCCTCGAAGTGCCGCGCGATGGCCTGGAGGAAGGGGCGTAGCGTCTCCCACTGGGGCAGGTTCGCGCCGGTCCACGCGGTCAGGCGGCAGTACTTCTGGTGTCCGGCGGAGTCGAACGCGCCGATGATGGCGGAGGGGACGGGCAGGGCGCGGGACTTGTTGCCGGAGCCGGACTTGACCCTCCTTGACCCCGAGGCTGCTCCACGGTTCTCGGTCTTGGCGGACTTCAGGGCGTGCAGGGTCTCGTAGACGCCGGGGAGTTCGGCTTCCTTGAGGAGCGCGCCGGGCAGGTACACCACGAGCGGGTGGCCGTTGGGCTTGAGGAGCTTGGCCGGGCCGGTGAGGAGGGCGTTGAAGTCTTCCTGGCCGAGGATCTTGCCGATCTTGGACTCCAGCTCGGCTGTGGGGATGCGGGTGCGCAGGCGGGCTTCAATCACGGCTCTCCCCCTTCTGAGCGGCGGCGTGGTGGCGCTGGGGCTTGGGGATGAAGGACAGTTCGCCGGGCCGCTTGGGGTGGGGGCGCAGGTACTGGGGCCAGCGTTCGGTGAGGCGGTTGACGAGGCCCATCTCGGCGCCGGGGGTGCGGTTGGCGACGGCTCCGCCCCGGTTGCTGTAGTGCTGGTATCCGGCGACGTACATGTCCAGGCGGGCCACCTTCCCGTAGGTGTCCAGGTGGGCGCAGGTGTAGTCGTAGTCCTCCTTGAAGGGGAGGGTCTGGTCCCAGCGGGGTTCGGCCGTGTCGGCGGCGCACAGGGAGCCGATGATGAAGCCGTAGTCCAGGGTCCGGCCGCGCGCGAAGTAGGCGTTGTCGGTGGGTGGTACGCCGACCAGGTGCACGCTGCCGTTGAGGGCGGCGAGCATGGCGTTGCGGAGCTGGATCCAGGGGACGGGGCGGCCCTTGGGGTGGGAGTCGGTGACGTGCTTGAAGCCCTTGGCGTCGTCGTCGGTCTGGATGCACACGGCTCCGGCTTCAACCGCGTGGATCAGGGCCGCGTTGCGGGCGGCCGCAAGGGCGAACTCGCCCTGGCCGGGGTCGCGTACGGCGAGGACGGCGTCGGCTCCGGCGGCGGCGTAGTCGTGCCGCTCGTGCCACGGCACCACCCACGTGATCATGTCCGGGGCGAACAGGGCCTGCATGGCGGGGACGTTGCCGGGGCGTCCGGCGCTGATGCAGTACACGCCGAAGGAGCGGCCGTCCACGGACTGGTACACGGCGATGGCGGGGGTGCTCACGCGGTCCTCCGGCGGGGGGCGGGGCCGTACGGGCTGGCCCAGGCCGGGCGGTCGGGGCGGCGGCCGTTGAGGAGGGCCGCGTACCGCTGTAGGGCGCGGGCGGCGGCGCGGACGTGCTTGAGGATGGCGTCGATGGCGGCGTGCAGGCGCGCCTTCTGCTCGGGGGTGAAGCGGGGCACCTGGACGCGGGGGCGGGCGGGCGGCCGGGCGGCCGGGCGGGCGCTCATGCGGGGTGTTCCTCCTTGAGGCGGTAGGTGACGGCGAACTCGCTGTCGGGGACGGGGTACAGGCGGCCCTTCCCGTCCATGACCAGGACGTCGCCGGGGGCGGCGTAGACCGTGCCGCAGCGGCTGACGAGGGGGACGCACGGGCCGAGGCCGGGCATGTGCACGGGGTGCAGGACGCGGTTGAAGAATGTGCACGCTTCGGCCAGGTTGTCGCCGGTCCACACCATGGCCTGGACCTTGGTGGGTCGGTGGACGTAGAGCCCGGCCGGGCGGGCGGCCGGGCGGCCGGGCGTCACGAGGGGAGTCCCTTGAGGAAGCGCCAGCGGCTGTAGACGAGGAAGGCGTCGTGGAGGGCGTGGTGGGCGCCGTCGGGGGCGGACTGGGGCAGCTCGGTCTCCGTGACGCCCAGGCGGGAGGCCTCCTGCTGGATGTCGTGGGTGAAGCGGGGCATGTAGGGCGGGAGCGCGGCCATGGGCCCGTAGAGCTGGCAGAGGGCGACGTGGTCGTAGGCGCCGTAGTCGGCCCAGAGTTCGGCGGGTCCGGCCGCCGCCATGAAGGCGTCGATGGTGCGGCGGAACTGGCCGAGGGGGCGGACGTCGGGGTGTTCGCGGTCGAGGTGGCCGAGTCCGGCCTGCATGCAGCGGCAGCCCGGTTTGCACGGGCGGACGGGCAGGTGGGGCCAGACGTGTTCCTTGAGGTAGGGGTGGGTGGCGACGCGGTGTTCGTCCAGGTCGCCGTTGACGACGTACAGGGAGGCGCCGCCTTGGGTGGTGGCTCCGAAGCTGATGGGGTCGATGAGGTGGCCGTCCTCCAGGAACTCGAAGTCGTAGAAGACGCGGTCGTGGGCGGGGGCGGTCACTGGGCGTCTCCGCCCACGCGGATGGCGGCCTGGCCGAGGATCTTGTCCCACTCCAGCGGCGGGCTGCCGTGGTGGGCGGCTTCCAGGACGACGTTGGCGATGCGGACGGCTGAGCACATCAGCGGGCCGGTGGGCTGGTCGCCCAGGTGCTCGCGCATGGCTTCGATGTCCAGCAGGAGCTGGCTCTTGGCGTCGACCTCCATCACGAACACCATCTCGGCCAGGCCCTTGGCGGCGAGGGACTGTTCTCCGGCTACGCGGGCGCCCCGGCTGGTCTCCTGTTCGGGGGTCTCGGCGTAGTGGGCGCCGGACGGTCCGGCCTCCATCACCACGCCCCCGTCGTCGTCTTCGTCGCCGGTGTCGGGCAGCTCGGGCTCCACGCGGGCCATCAGGTCGTCGAGGAAGGCGTCGTCGTAGCCGGTGCCTTCCAGGCCGGTGTCGCTGTCGGCGATGTCGGACAGGAGTTCCGCCAGCAGGTAGTCGTTGCGCTTGGAGAGCTCGGCGGTGCGGTTGGCGGCGGCGACGATCTTCTTGGCGCGGGTGTTGTCCACGTCCACGCGGATGGCGTCCAGGTGGGTCCAGCCGATCCTTTCGGCGGCCTGGGTGACGTGGTTGTGGGAGAGGATGTAGCCGGTCGACTTCTGCACGATGACCGGTTCGAACAGGCCGTTCTCTGCGAGGCTCTCCGCGATGGCGTCCACGTCGCCTTCGTTGGGGTTGCCGGGGAACTGGCGCAGCTCGCTGATGGGGATGCGCTCCACCTGGCTCAGGAGGGAGTGCAGGTTCTCCGCCGTGTCGGCGGCGGCCGGGGCCTTGGGGGTCATCGGATCTCCGTGGATCAGGGTGGTTCGACTACCCCGAAGATAGCTCTAGGTGACTGATCCGAAGCTCCCCGTGACGACACGCGCCGCGCCTCCCTGGTCTGTCGGGTGGCGCGGCGCGTGGGGGGAAGGGGGAGGGTTGTCAGGTGACGGGCACGGGGCGGCCGTGGCCTCCGGTGGGGTCGGGGGTGGTCTCCTCGTCTTCTCCTCCCCCGCCGCCGGGGTGGCAGATGGGGCACCAGGGCTGGTAGCTGACGTGGAACTTGCTGAGCATCATGCCCGCGACCATGATCAGGAAGGCGGTAGCGGAGGCGGATCGGCTCCACGGCTCAGGGATGTAGGGGGCGCCGCACATCAGGGCCAGGGCGACGAAGATGCCTCGGTCGCTGAGCTGGTGGCTGAGGAAGAACCGCCTGCGCCGGGCGGAGGCGTACTCGGGGGCGTCGGTGCGGAACTCGTGGACGCACTTCTCGCACAGGGACATCGTGTGCTGCCGGTCCATGAACAGGGCGAGGGCGAGGAAGACGAGGGACAGACCGCTGATGAGGGGGGCGGGCCCGGCCTTGGGGAGGAAGAGGGTGACGAGCGCGAACAGCATGGCTGCCAGCGACAGGTGGAAGCTGCGGTGGATGAGCCCCTCGGCGTGCGTCTTGATCCAGGTGTGCAGTTCGCCGCTGCTGGCGCGGCCGGGGTCGTTGAGCTGGTAGAAGCGGCGGGCGGAGAGGTAGCCGATGAGCAGGAGCACCAGCGTGAAGTGGACGGCCTGGGAGGTGGCGCTGAACGTGGTGTCGGCGTCGGCGTCGGCGTCCCGTCCGTCGGACAGCAGGGGCAGGCCGACGAACAGGAAGAGGAGCAGCAGCGCCATGACGACCAGGCCGTACCTGCCGTAGGCCAGCCAGAGCCGGTGCAGTGGCGTGCGCCGTTCTGCGGGGACGGGTGTGCAGTAGGCGCACGCGGTGGTGTAGCGGATGTGGAGGTATGCCATGCACAGCAGGGCCCCGGCGATGATGGCGAGGGTCAGGCTGGCGGCGTGGATGGCCCAGTGGCGGCCGTCGATGTCGGTCAGGGGGACCTGGACGGCGGACACCAGCAGCGCTGCCTTGAGCGCGTGGTGGACGAGGGGGGATGGCAGGGACAGTTTCACTCGGTCTCTCCGGGTTTCTCGAACTTGACGACCAGCCGTACGCCGAGGGCTTGGGCGATGCGCAGGAGCAGTCCGAGGGAGGGGATGCCGTTCGCGCTCTCCACGACGGAGATGCGCGGTTGCTTGGTGCCAGCCTTCTCGGCCAGCCCCCCCTGGCTGAGCCCTTGTTGGGTGCGCAGCGTGAAGACTTCCTGTGCGATGGCGTAGGCCAGTTCCCTCTCTTGATCGTTCTGCGTGCTTTCGACGCCGTGTGTTTTCTTGAGCACCTTCATAACGCAAACGTTATCTTATACGGGTTGCGTTATATGCCAAACCGGCTGGCTGGCGGGCCGGGCGAGCGGAAAGGAGAGGCGCCGCCCCCGGCAGCGGGGGCGGCGCGTGCGCCGCTCCTGTGGGCGCCCCCCTGCTCCAGAGCGCGGTTTCAGGGGGTGTCGGAGGGAGGGGTCGTGCAGGCTCGCACGAGCACCTTCCAGACCTTCACGGCGGACGCCGGGGCCGGGGCCTCGGCGCCGCTCTCCCAGAGCGCCAGGCGCCACGTGGGGACGTTGCAGGCGCGGGCCATGTCATCCACCGACCAGCCCGACAGCGTCCGCAGCCGGGTGGCCGTGCCGTCGCGGAGGGCCTGGAGCGCCAGCCGGGCGCGGTCGTTGTCGGTCAGGCGCGGCGGCGGGAAACGGTCGTCGGCCATGGGCGTCATGTTGCCCGGCCGGGCGGGCGGCCGGGCGGCGACACACCTACAGCGGTCGGCCCGTCTGCGCGGACAGCGCGCAGGCCCCCGGCCGGTGTGCCGCCTGGGGGACAGAGCGGCGTACCGGCCGGGGGCCTGCGCAGGCGGCGAACAGGGGGGGTGGTGCTCAACCGCCGGGCGCCAAGCTACCGCGCTGGTGCCACAGATCCCAGGCCGCCAGCGCCTCGGCGCGCCGTTCGGCCGGGTTCACCGGCTGGAAGTTCTCGCCGCCGTGACAGGAGCACTTGCCGAGCTGGTGGAACGGGGAGCCCACGGTCGTGCGCAGGAAGCACTCCCGGTGGTAGGCGACGGTGCCGAGCTGGCCGCCTTCCAGGACGGCCGGAATGACGACCCCCCGGTCACCCTCCTCGAAGGCCAGCGCGCAGAAGCCGCACAGCCTCCCCACGGGGGTGTCGGTGCGGGGGGCGGTGTCGCACAGGGGTGAGTCCCAGGGCTCACCGAAGTACGGGCTGGGGGTCACGGTTCTCCGGTCGTCAGGTCACGTCGGCCGGGCGCTTGGCCTTGGGCGGGACGTAGGTGAACAGGGCGGGCTGGAACTCGCCGTACGGGAGCAGGACCTGCTCCGGCGCGGCCAGGATGCGCACGCACTTCTGGCAGTTGACCGGCTTCCGCACGGCGCGCAGCGCCGTGGGCGACCAGCCGTAGACCGGGGTGTGGCAAAGGGGCTGGGGTACGAGTTCGCCGTACAGCCAGCGCTCGGAGTCGACGGCGTGGACCACATCGCTGTCGCGGACGGACATGCGCTGGCCGTCCGCGAACTTGAGTCGCATCTCGCGGGCGAACGCGCGCAGGTCCGCGACCGCGATGAGCGGCACGTCCTGAGGGTTCGTCTCTGTCGTCATGCCCTTATTGTCACCCGTTCGGTGCAGCGGTATCCAGGGTTTTCGGTGTGAGTGCGCCGCCGTGACGGCGTGTCACGATGTGTGCACTCGCTGAATGTGTTATCGGGGCAGCGCCACGGCCAGGCATGCGACGGCGTGTGTGGTCAGCAGGGCCATGCCGATGGCGACAGTGGGGAGAGCGTAAGTGCAGTGCTGGCGCCACACCCGGCGGGCGCGACGCTCTGTAGCCGCTACGGCGGACCGGTTGCCCGAAAGGGCGGCGCCGTGCGTCAGGGCGCGCACCCGGCGGGCCCTGACGTCGGCCAGGAAGCTGACGCCGAGGGTGACGGCGGCCACCACTGTGACGGTCGCCGGGGAGAGGGGCCACATCATTCTGTACGCCTCCCCTCTCACGCCTGCTCGATGCGTTCGTGCGCTCCGCCCCACCATCCCGGCCGCTGCCGGGCGCGCGCCCGGTGCGCCCAGAAGGCTGCCGCTCCCCCGTTCACGCTGGCGCAGAGCCAGTTCACCCAAGAGGGGAGGCCGCTGGTGTACCAGGCGGTGACGGCCAGGGCGGAGTACAGCGCGCAGGCGGCGGTGCAGAAGCCGGGGCCGGTGGCTCTCCCGGCGAAGTAACCGAGTACGGCCGCCGCAGCCAGGCTTGCGGCGAACAGGGTGGACGGGGTCAGCAACGGTCGTTCCTATCTGCGTGGATCAGGGAGGCGAGGTGGGCGTGCCGGGCCCGGCGGGCCGGGGCGGTGCGGGCGGCCAGGGCGAACAGGCAGGCGACCCCGCCGGGCATGAGCGCCCACCAGGTGCCCGTGCAGGCCACGGCGCCGGTCACCGCGAACTGGACCATGGCCGACAGGCGGTAGAAGCCCTCCGCCCCCACGCGGCGCGGCGCCAGCACGGAGACGCACGCCAGGGCGACCTGGAGGGTGGCGCCCACGGCGATGGCCCAGAGGGCGGAGTCGGGCATCAGGCGACTTCCACCGTCTGGAGGAACTGCCCCAGGGCGTGGACTTCGCGGCCGGTGTGCTTGTGGCGGGTGAGCTGCCTGGCCTTGAGGCGCCCGAGCGCCTTGTGCGCGTCGGACTTCACGCAGTAGGCGAAGCCGTCCCCGGGGATGCTCAGGAGCAGGAAGCGGATGCGGTGGGCGGCCATCTCGGGGTCGGGGTCCAGGGTGGCCTCCCCGATCCGCATGAGCTGACGGTCCATCCAGCCCAGGGTGGGGTCTTCCAGGGCGTGGGCCTGGGCCTCGGCCTGGCGGTCGGCGTCACCGAGGGCGGCGTACGCTCCGGCCGAGGAGAACCACACCTTGGTCGCGCTGTAGTGGAGGGCGTGGTGCGGCTCCAGGGCGCCGTGCACGCGGGGGATGTTGGCCTGGGCGGTGGCCAGGTCGGCGCGGGCGGCTTCCTTGTTGCCGAAGACGGCGTGGGCGTTGGCGCGGTGGGTGTAGGCCATGAGCAGTGCCGGGCCGCCGTGGTGTTCGGCCGCCTTGATGATGTTCTCCGTCCGGCGGAGCACGGTGTTCCACTTGCCGGAGTACATGGGGACCCAGTTGGCCTGGGCGCTGATGAAGGCGCGCAGGTCGGGGTTGGCGTCCCCGGCGGCGTGGTGGCCGCGCGAGTACAGCTCGGTCGCGGCGCGCATGTGGCCGAAGTCCACGTAGCACCCGGCGGCGAAGGCGGCGGCTTCGGCGGCGAGGCGGCGGGCCTCGTTGCGCCGGTTGGCCGGGGCCCCGTCGCGCAGGGCGTTGGCCTGGGCGTAGAGCCACAGACCGGAGTCGCGGACCTCGTGATGGTTGGTCATGCCGGGCTCGGTGACGTAGTGCCGGGCCAGGTAGTCCAGCTCGTGGCGGGCGCGGGTGAAGCGCTCCTGCCAGGTCCCGGACTGGAGGGTGTGGTCGCCGTCGGGGGTTTCGGCGGCGCTGGCCGCCCATTCGGGAAGGCCGGTGGCGGCGAAGCCGAGGGCGGCGGCGATGAGTGCGCGTCGGCGCATGATGACAGGGTCCTTGTCGTCCGGAGGTGCAGAGGCGGATGAGCGGATGAGGTACACGACTTCGCTCCTTGGAAGGCGTGCCGGGTGGCAGGAGTCAGTGGCCGGTGATGCGGAGCAGGTGCAGGCGGAGTGCTTGGACGGTGTCGCTGCGGGGGTCGCGCTGGGCGGCGCGGATCGCGACGGCGCGGGCGCGGCCGACGATGGGCTCGGGGGGGTGGTCGTATCCGCGCAGAATGGTGAGGGCGTGGTGGGCGGCGGCGGCCGGGTCCCGGGTGACTTCGGCGCGGCCCATGTCGAGCATCGGCCGGTGCATCTGGCTGACGCTGGAGTCGCTCATGGCGGCTTCGTAGGCCTTGGCGTGACGGCGGCCGTCACCGAGGCTGGCGTAGACCTCGGCGGTGGCGAGGCGGAGCTTGACCCACGCGAAGCGCTGGGGGTGGTGGGGGGCGGGCAGGCTGGCGCTCCCCGCGTCCCTGTAGTGGCCCATCGAGCCGTAGGCCAGCCGCATGGCCTGCTCGGTGGTGTGGGTGTCCCCCAGGGCCGCGTAGGAGCGCGCCAGCAGGGCGTAGGCGGCCACGGCCGCGCGCCCGCCGGGCCGGGTGGCCTTGGCCAGGTGGCTGAGGGCGGTGGTGGCGGTGTCGATGGAGCGCTCGAACTTCCCCGCGTACAGCGGCATGTAGGCGCGGCCGGTGTAGATGGTCGCCGTCATCTCGTGGTTCCCGGCTTCCTGGGCGGCGCGGAGGGCCGCGCCGTACATCTTGACCGCTGCGGCGCGCTGGCGGCGGTCGCCGTAGATCATGGCGCACTGGCGGGCGGCCTCGGCTTCCACGGTCAGGGCGCGGCGGAACTGTTCGGCGTTGCGGGCGGAGCGCTTGGCCGCGACGTGCGCCTGGGCCCACTGCCACAGCGCCACGTCGAGCAGTTCGGCGCGGGCGGGGGCGGAGGCGGGGCTGACGTAGGCGGCGCCGGTCTTCCAGATGTCGGCGGCGATGTCGTTGATGGCGGTGGGCAGGGTGACGGACCCGTCGAGCCTGTTGGGCGCGTTGACGGCGGCCTCGGCGAGGTTCGCGGGGAGTAACCCGGCTCCGGTCGCGGAGACGACAGCAGCGATGAAGCGGCGGCGTCGCATCGGCTCCTCCTTGGCTCTGACTCGGGGCGCCCAGCTCGGGCGCCGGGGCACGGGGGGCGGTGTCGCTGTCGTCATGATGGCTTGGTCCTCAGTCGAGGGGGGCCGTGCGGGCGGCCAGTTGGCGGGAACCGAACGTGGCGCGGGCCGCCCACACGGCGAGCGTCGCGCGGAATGCGGGCAGGAGCAGGGGGGCGTGGTCGGCCTGTTCGCACAGGCGCGCCCACTGCCACTCGGCCTCCCGGGTGTTCCTGCTGTGAAGGTGCAGGGCGAAGGTCTGGAGCTGGAGGCGTGCGGCGGCGAAGGCGGCGTGCTGTTCGGCGGGGGGTGTGGCCAGCCGCCGGTGGGCGGCCGTGCTCTCCAGCAGCGCGGCGGCCTCCAGGTCGCCGTCGGGGACGGCCCAGGACAGGGAGGGCGCGTCCGTGCTGGGGCGGCCCTGGCAGACGCGGCGGACGAGTTCCGTGCACAGGAAGAACTCGCCCGGCGCGCCGTAGTGCACGGCCGCCCACTCCCCGTGGCTGACGGCCTCACGGGGGCGGCCGGTGGCCGCGCAGACGAGCAGGCGGCGGGCGTGGTAGCCGATGTCTTCCGCGCCCTCCAGGTCCACGGTGCGGTGCTTTCCGGTGCAGCCGTCGCCCTCGTGGTGAGCGCTACGGCCGGGCGGTGGAGTCATCGGGGCCTCACTCTCTGTGTCAGTGGTACCCATGATTATCGGTCGCGCATGCCGTGTGCAAGCTGCATGTCACATTACCGCCCGGCTTTGTGCTCAGCCGGTTACGGTTTGCGACGGAGCGCCGACCGGGCCATGTATCCGCCGCCGTTGTTCCAGCCGGGGCTGATGGACGCGTCGGAGACCACCTCCCGCCCCTGGGCCACCTCCTCGTAGCGGGCGGCCATGGCGTCGTGGTGACGAACGCCGTAGGCGGCCGTGCCCAGGATGGCGGCGCCCTTGATCAGCTCCGTGGGGTCCTTGCGGTCGGGCGACTTGAACAGCTCGGCTGCGATGGCGCGCCGGTCGCGGGAGGTGTGAGCGGCGACCAGGGCGGCATGCAGGTAGGGGAGCCACCGCTTGGTCAGGTTGATACCGGCCTCGGTCTCGGCCAGGCCTTGCTGGAGCGCCAGGTGGGGGGCGAGGCCCTCCTGCTGGAGCTTCTGCTGCTTGTCGGCGGCCATGCGCAGCCGCTGCTCTTCGGTGGCCTCGATGACGATGAGCGTTCGCAGGTCCACGGCTCCGACCAGGTCGCGGAAGCGGCTGTCGCGGGTGAGCGGGGCGGTCTCGATCTGCGCGATCCACTCGGACATCACGTCGATCGGGCCTCGCCAGCCGTAGTCGTTCCACAGCAGCCTGAGGGCGCCGATCACGCGTTCCAGGTCGTCCATGTGCGCCACGGTCGCGATCGCCTGGGCGTATTCGGCGCTGTCACGCTTGGGCGGCGCGGGGGGCTGCGCGTCGTCCACTGCGGCCAGGGCGAGAGCCAGGAACTCGGCCAGGAAACCGGCCGCGCCCTCCTCCGCGCCGGTGTCGATGACGGTGGCGACGTTGGGGTCGAACAGGTCGGCCAGGAATTCATCCATGTTCACGGGGCTCCTTGATGTGCGGACGCCCGCCAGCCGGGCGGCTGGCGGGCGGGTGGGGCAGTGTGTGGTCAGTCGCGTGCGGGAGCGGCCTTGGTGTCGCCCTCGGCGCACATGGCGTTCGCGGTCTCGGCGTGCCACCAGAACGTTCCGTAGCGGCCGTCGGTATGCAGGATGCGCCCGGCGCAGTGCGCGCACCGGACGAGCGGCTGCGACTCGATGCAGGCCTTGGTTCCGGCGTCCAGGATCGTGTGCAGCACGGCCACGCTGAGGTCGCCGCTCGCGTGGATGTGCACGGATGCCTCGCGCTGGGAGGGCGGCAGTGCGGCCGTCTTGTCTCCCGGCGGGTTGTCCAGGTACGCCGTGAAGCTGGCTTCGCCGCCCTTGCGGCCGTTGCCGAGCAGGGCCGCCTTGCGCAGGGCCCGGCGCAGCCCCGGGAAGCGGCGGGCTATCTCGTCGCGCTCCGCCTTCTTGGCGGCGGCGCGGGCCTCCCGATCGGCGTTCTGCGTCGCCGTCTTCTCGCTGGCGAGCGCTTGCAGGTAGTCGCGGGCCTGCTGGGGGTCGACCAGGTATGTGGTGCGGCCGGGGCCCCACGGGCTGGGGGCCGGTAGGCCGTTGTCCTTGGTGAGGATGATGCGTCGTTCGGGGCCGCCCTCCACCGTCTCGGCGGAGATGTAGTGGGGGCCGACTGCGGCGGCCTGCGCTCCGGGCAGTTCGACGGTCCAGTGGCGAGACGGTGTCAGTTCGAGGAGCGCGCCGGAGGCGCAGGCGGCGCGGAGCCACTTTCGGGCGGTGCCCGTGGTGACGTGGGTGCGCTCCGCGACCTTCTCTGCGACCTCCGCCATGGAGAGCAGGCCGGGCGTGGCGGCGTGAATCGCCTCCAGGGCGATCGTGGCCGCTTGGTCGGCCTTCGTCGGTGGGGTGGTGGGCATCGCGTTCTCCCGTCCGTGTGGCGGCGGGTGTCCACCGGCGTCCCGGCCGGGCGGACCCGGCCGGGACGCTGTCCTTCCCGCCCCTCAATGCGTGAGACACGAGATTAGCATTGGGTGGACGCGTATGCAAACCTAATGTCTCATTAGGGTGTTCAGCGGCGTTTCTTCCCGCAGTCGGGGCAGCACCCGCGCTTCTTGCTCCGTCTCTTCTCCGAGCGGCCCGCACTCTTCCAGCCGTCTACCAGCTCCGGCTGCATCCGGCGGAGGTCACCCACGCCCGCGCGGACAGTCCAGGCCAGCGATCCGCTCAGATCCGGCGGGGGGTTCACCATGTCCTCCACCCACTCGTTGCCCATAGGCATGGCCCTGGTCCGCCAGTAGAGGTGAGTCGCTGACGCGCCCAGGCAGGCCGCCCACACGCGCCGGTCCTTGTAGTGGGCGTTCAGCCAGCGAGTGAAGACCGCCCGCCCCTTGTCCATGTCCGCGAGGGACACCGCCGGGCGCAGCACCGTGGCGGCCTCGTCCCAGTACGGGGCCAGGGACCGCAGCAAGTCCCGCAGCTCCTCCCCCTCGCGGATGGACTCCGCCAGGGCTTCATGCCGGGGCAGCCCCGGGTGCGCCTTCGGGGCCAGCTCGTGTGCCTGCCTCAGGATGAAGTCGTCATCCAGAAGGCTCACGACGTCGTCCAGGCGCACATTGCCGAAGGCGTCGACACACCGGTCCGGGACGTTGATCGACAGAGCGCCGATCAGCTCCACCATCACCTCCACCGCGCACCGCCAGCCGCGCCACTGGAACACCGGCTCGATGGCGGCGTCGAACTCGTCCTTGGTGTGCGTCGCGCAGACGTTGAGGATGATCCGGCGGTAGGCGGCGCTGCCCAAGGGCGGCGGCTCGTCCGCGATGAACTCCCCTTCCTGTTCGGCCTCAAAGATCGGCATCCCTGGTCTCCCCCTTTTCGTCGTCCACGTCGGGCACATCCGCGTGGATATGCGCCATGAACAGTTCGTGCTCCATCTCCGCCTCCGTGACCTGGCTGTAGCGCAGCCGGACAGCGGCTTCCGCCATCAGGATCAGGAGCGTCAGTTTCAACCTGCGCGGCTCCTCTCTGGCGTAGTCGGAGATCACGCGGACCAGTTCGGCAAGATCGCCCTTGCTGGCGGCCTGGGCTACCGCGTTGCAGGCGGCGCCCAGTTGATCCCCCTCGGCCACGAGCCGCGCCACCGTCTCCGGGCTGGGCTCCTCCCCCTCCACGCGCCGGATCAGCTGCGTCATCTGCTCGTAGCCGAGCGAGTCGGGGCGCCCCGGGGGAGAGGGCAGGAGCGCCCTGGCGGACCCCCACACGTACGCCATCCGCGCCAGGCCCGCGCTGCCCCAGATGGCTCCCATGTCGGCCATGTAGCCACGGGCGGCGTCGTGCCAGCCGGTGGCGTAGGCGGTCGACGCCAGGAGGGCGGCATGAGTGGCCTCGTTGATCATCCGGTCGAAGGTCTCTTCGGTGAGATCGATCCGGCGCTTCATGTCGCCCTCGCAGCGGTCACACATGATCATTCCTCTTCTAGTTCGATTCCCCTCGCCTCCAGGTGGGCGCGCAGCGCCGTTTCCACCTCGTCGTAACGGCGAGTGCCGTCGCGTTCCACCAGGGCCGCCAGGCCGTCGATGAGGAAGGAGGGGACCTGAACGGTGAGCTTGTCTCGGGGGATGCGCTTGGTCCGCTCCCGGGGCAGTACGGCCGGTGCGCCGCGCTGAGCCAGGGCGCCGGTGGTGCGGCCGGTGCGCGCGGGCAGCCGCTTGGGCTCGGCCGTTTCCGGCTCCAGCTCCATCACGCTGAAACCGCCCTGTAGGCCGGTCTCCTCGGACACCCGCGCGACGGCGGCGTCCGCGTCCGGCGCGTAGACGCGGGCCAGCTCCCGGCTGGAGCGGTTGTCGGTGGCCGCCCACAGCCGGTCCGGCGCCGTCGCCCGCTTGCCCTTGCGTCGTGCCTGGTGGGCGGCGAAGTCCGGGTCCTCCTCGGCGGTCGGCGCTGGGGAGGCGAGCAGGGAGCCGAGTCCTGCGGCGCGGGAGTTCCTGTTGCTGCTCATGCGGTGATGTCCTCTCAGGGGTTGTCCAGCTCGTGCTGGACGGCGGGGTAGTCGTGGAACCCCTTCACCGACTCCGTGTAGGCGTACTGGTAGGCGGTGCGGTGCTTCACGACGTTGGACAGCACAGGGATTCCGGCCTTGCGCATCTCGCTCTTGGCGTCTTCGGCCATGCGCTGGGACTTGACGCCCGTGAGCAGGATGCTGGCGGGGATCTCCCGTGCTTCTTCTTCCTTGCCGATCGCGGTCCGCGCGGAATCGACAAGGGTGTCCAGGTCGACGGGGCTGGGGCTGGCGGTGAGCAGCATGTAGTCCGCGATGCGGTACGCGGCCTGCAAGATGCGGTCGTTGTCGCCGCCCGTGTCGATGATGATCAGGTCGTACATCTCGTGCCAGCCGTCGTCGAGGATGCGTTCCTTCAGGTCGTCGGAGGGGTGTGTCTCGACCTTGAAGGGCAGGGGCGCGCGGCGCTCCCTGGCGCGGCGGTTCCACTTCCGGCTGGTGCCGGACTTGGGGTCGGCGTCGACCACGAGCACGCGAAGGCCCACCGCCGTGTAGACGTGAGCCAGGTAGATCGCCGTGGTGGACTTGCCGATGCCGCCCTTGATGCCGCCGATGACCAGGATCGCCGCGCGGGCGAGCTGGTCCAGCGGGAGGCCGAGGAGGCGGGTGGTTCTTGCCGTCTTGGTGGTGCGGCGGGATGCGAACACGGATTCAGACACGGTTGGGTTTTCTCTCTGTGGGGGCCGCCCGCCCGGCCGGGCGGGCGGCCTCGTAAGGGCAGTGTGGCAGGTGGTCTAGTCGATCGGGGGGAAGGTGTGCACGCCGTCCTTGGGGGCGAGGGGGTTGGGGATGATGAACTTCTCGGGGTCGTAGCTGACGCTCCGGACTTCCTTCCCGAGGCAGGTGTTGTTCCACGCCTGCATGATCAAGTACATGTCCAGGTCGCGCTTGGAGCGGCCCTTGAGCGGCTGTCGGCGCCGGGTGGAGGAGCCCAGGTAGTACAGGCCCAGGGTGTGTCCGGGCTCGCCGCGCTTGAGGTCCATGGTCTGGACGCGCTTGTACCAGGACGTCACCAGGCGGTGGTCGCCGCCCATCTTCCGGGTGATCAGGTAGTGGGCCAGCATGGTGGCCTGGGTGCTGATGGACAGCTTGCCGAGGACGCCGTGCTTCACGGAGACCCGCAGGTTGGGGTGGGCTTCCAGGGTGGCGAACACCTGGGCTTCGGTGACCTTGGGCGCGTGGCGCCACTGGTCCTGGTCGTCGTAGTTGAACCAGAGGAACGCGAAGGTGGCGAGGGATGCGAGGCGGCTCGTGTTGACTTCCTGCGCGCCGTAGAGCATGTCGGCCGTGGTGCGCTTCTTGCCCCGGTCCATGACGTCGTAGGTGTCGGGCGGGGTGTCGTAGGAGACCCAGCAGGGGAACGGGACCTCGGACTCCACGCACGCGTGAAGGCGGTGCTGCCCGTTGGCCGTCATGTTGTTGGTGTCGATGCACACCGGGTCGGCCGGGTTCAGCTTCCACTCCCCGCGCCGCATCGCCTCCGCGTAGTCGCGGACCTTCTTGTCGTCCAGCCGCCGCTGGTAGGGGGCCAGCCGCGTGAGCAGCTCCAGGGCGCGTTCGGGGTGGATCAGCTCGGCCTGCATACGGCCCGCGTTCTCCAGGAGCTGCACGGGCGCGTCATCCAGGAGGGAGGGCCCGGCGGGCTGGGCGGCGGGGGCTTGCACCCTGGCGGAGCCGTTGACGGAGCCGCCCTTGCCGTGGCGCTTGCGCTGGTGCTGGCGCCTGTCGGGGCTGGGGTCCTCGGGGGTGTCGGTGTTGATGCCCCAGTACGCCAGGAGGAACCGGTGCTGCTGCTCGGCGGGGTCCGTCTCCTCGATGCGGCACTGGCGGCCGATCTTCTCCAGCTCCTCGTAGAGGGCCTGCGTCCAGCCGAGCTTGTTCTTGGCGCGGGTCAGGTCGTTCTGGTACTGGCGTTCCGCGGAGTTCGCGCTGACGGTGATCGTCGCTTCGGGCACGCCGTATTCCGGGACGGCCAGGCGGATCAGCTTGTACCGGCCGCGCTCCTGCGGCTCCATGGCGTAGCCCGGCGTCTGGCCGACGAAGCGGATGAATGCCAGTGCGTGTGCGTTCTTGCTCATACGTGTGCCCCCTGGGCGGGCAGTAGGTGCTCGCCGTCTTCTGTGATGCGGGTGAGGTGCGGTACGCGGGCGGGCGGGCGGCCGGTCAGGGCCTTGACGCTTGCGGTGTAGGTGCTGATGGCGGCGTCAAGGGATCGGTGGGCCAGCAGCTCGACGAAGCCGCGAGAGGCGGTGAGGGTGGTGAGGGTGGTGCGGGCGAGAGCGACGCGGGGGTGGCCGTGGGCGTCGCAGTGCCACAGCTCGTGCGTCAGCCCGGCGGGCGGCGCGCTGTCGGCCCAGCCGTGCCCGCCCCACAGCAGCGTGCGCCGCTCCGCGTGGAACAGGAGGGCGTCCAGGGCGTGGGCGGGGTGCGCGGGATAGGCGGCCACCAGCCAGTAGTCGATGCCGTCGCGCCGGTGGACGGAGGGGCGCCCGCGCGTGGCGTGCGTCCCTCCGTCCGGCGGCGCGGGCCGTGCGGCGTAGATGTGCAGGTCGCTCATCTCAGGCGCCGTCCCGGGCGGTGAGCTTGCGCAGGCTGGCGGCGATGTCCGCGAGGGACAGCGCGATGGACACCTGGGCCAGGGGGGCGACGTTCTGGGAGTCGACCCCGGCCAGGAGGACGCCGGTGTACTCGGGTCCGGGGAGGTTGACCCGGCGGCCGAGTTCGGCGTTGATGGCGGACACGGCGTCCAGCGGCTCCTCCGGGATGCCCGTGGGCTGGCCGGAGGCCTTCCGCCTTTGCGTGTCGTCGAAGCTGCTCATTTGGCTTGAACCCTCGCTTTGGTCGATCCTATCGATGCCGTGTGTCATGACGTTATCACACGTGATCGTTGTACACGTGCTTTGTGTTGCCCGGCCGGGCGGGCGGGCGGGAGTACCCCCGGCCGGGCGGCCGGGCGGGTCTCGCCGGTGCGTGCGGGCCGGAGGGCTGCCCCGGCCTGCGCGTCAGCCCTCCGGCCCCTCTTCGAGTTCACGCACAGCGGCCCTCAGCCGGTCGCGCGACCGGCGGAAGAACTCGCGAGGCGGGAGATCGTCCTCGGGGTTTTCCACGGGCAGGCGGGGGCTGGGCCAGGTCTTGCCGACGCGGAAGGCCGGGCGGCCGAACCAGACGGTGGCCATGTCCCAGGTGTAGAGGGACGGGACGCCGCTGTCGGGGTCGGGCAGGCGCGTCTGGACCATCCCCTGGTGGGTCAGGTAGACCCCGGCGATCCCCGTGGACAGCATCGCCTTCCAGTCGATCATCCTGGACATGATGCCGGTGCGAAGGCCGCAGGTTTCCAGGAGCCGGGACAACGGGTGGTCGTCCTGGGGGAACGCGGCGTACAGGGCGACGGCGTCCTCGGCCCGGTCGACCACGGCGAACGGCGCGGCGGGGGCCGGGAAGATCTGCGTCTGCCACGCGTAGTTGACGAACGTCTGCATGCCCTCCTGCTCGCACCACTCCGTCCACGCGGATCGGCGGGGGACGGGGCGCCACTTGCCCTCGGGGAGGACGGCCGGGGACGTCCAGAGGCCGCCTGAGGGTTTGCTGTCGCCGGGGTGGTTGGTGATGGGGCGCCACTTCTTGCGGGCCATGGTGTGGGGGGCGGGGTCGTGCCGGAGGAGGACCGGCAGCTCACTGCCGAACCGGATCGGGATCCTGAGATCGCGCCAGGGGCTGCGCGTAGCCATGCGGTGGTCCTTCGTTCGTTGCCGTGTGCGAGGGGTCGGCCGTGGGCCGAAGGGTAGACGCCCCCGGCCGCCGCCCGGCCGGTCTTTACAGGATCGGCAGGAGCGGCGGCCGGGGGCCGGGCGGGCTACAGGCGGCCGTCGGCGGCCAGGACCGCCAGGTTCTTCGCGCGGACCTTGAGCTTCTCCTGGGAGAAGATCGTCCGGCCCATCAGGGTGTCGGTGTTCTTGTAGCGCCGGTCGTGGTCCAGGTACTCGCCGCCCGCCTGCATCAGGCCGTAGGCCGTGTTGCCGATGCCCTCGCAGGTCGGGGAGTCCAGGATGACGCGGACCTTCTGGCGGGCGATGGTGACGTTCTCCAGCGCCTTCGGCTTGAGCTTGTGCTCCAGCTTGGTCGGGTAGACGAACTCGTCGACCCAGCGGCTGACCTGCTCGTCCGAGACGGTCTTGAGGATCATCTCGTCAGCCAGCTCGGCGTAGGCCTTCATCTCCTTCTCGGCGCCGGACAGGGCCGCCTTGACGTCGGCCTGGAGCTCGGCCATGCGCTGGCGCCACTGGGAGCGGTGGTGGAAGGCGAAGGTGGTGGCGCTGGCCTCGGACTGGGTGTCGGCGTAGTGCCAGGTGTTGGCGCAGACCACGCGGATGTTCGTGGCGATGGCCTTGCAGGCGCCGTGGCCGTCGTGGCGGTTGAGGAGCGCGATGTAGCGGGCGGTGGGGCTGGGGTCGCCCTTGATCTCCAGGAAGTCGCCCATCTGGAGCAGCGCCCACACCTGGCGCCCGCTGTCCAGGCACCCGGCGGTCTCGAACTTGATCTCGTGCCCCGACATGAACGTCTCGATGATGTCGCCCATGTCGGAGTTGGTGATCAGCTCGTACTGCTCCAGGGCGGTGTCCAGCACCATGTTGTTGTCGGAGCGGACGATGAGCTTGTGGCCCTCCACCGCCTCGTAGGTGGTGGTGGGCTCGCCGTCCACGACGGCCGGGACCCGGCGGTACAGGGGCTCCTCGATGGGGTCCCAGTCCAGCCCGGCCGGGACGCGCGCCTCCTGCCACGTCTTCGGCGCCTCCTCCAGGATCACGGTCCGGCCGTCCTGGCCGGTCTCCCCGTAGTGCCACGGGAGCTCCCGCAGCGGCGCGTTCGCGCCTTCCTGGTGGACGCTGAACATCTTTTCGACCTTGTGTGCCATGCGGCTTCTTCCTCCTGTGTCGGCGGGGTTGGCCCGGTCCGCTGGGCCGATCCGCGCGGATTGACGCAACACCAATATTACACACACATGCTGCGTGCGCAAATCCCGTGTCTCTTGTATCTGCGTGGATCGGCCCGGCCGGAGGCGCCCGCCCCCGCCCGAACAGCAGACGGCCCCGTCTCCCTCGGGGGGAGACGGGGCCGTCTGGGGTGGTCGGCCGACCGCTACACGGCCACCGACACCGGCAGCTCACTGCCGTCGCCGCTGAAGAACGCGGCGGCGGCGGCCAGCTTGCCTCCGCACCGCTCGTCCAGGTTGGCCAGAACAGCCGCCAGCAGGTCCTCCCGGTCCTTCACATCCGGGTCCGCCAGGGCGGCATCCAGAGCCTCCTGGATGTGGGCCCGGACGCCGGGGTACATGTCCGCCTGCCCGAGCACGTAGGCGGGAACCTCCCGCGTGTTCAGGTTCCGTGCTTCGCCGTCCGTGGTCACGACCTGGTACGCCGGGCGTTCGCCGGTCCTGTCGTATCGCTTGTACTGCGGCCCGCCCGCCTCATTCATTGCGCGCAGAGCCGCGACCCGGCGGGCGATGGCGTTCTTGCCCAGCTCCGGGGCCGACGGCGCGTACACCGACATCCTGATCACCTTCTTCCCATGGTCTATGAGACACCAGTATTGCACGCGCGTGATGCGTCAGCCATCGTGCACTCACTCGCCCGGCTGTTCGGACGGCAGCTCAGAGTCGGATTCCGCCTCAGGACTCGGGGCGGGTTCGGCCCGCTGAGCACGGCGGCGCTGGGCTTCGCTGGTGATCCCGGCGATGTCGACCAGGGCCGCGCGCACCTGGCGCGTGACGCATCCGGGGAGCGACGCCAGCAGCTCCACTGAGCCCTCCCAGCCCCCGTCGGCACGCAGGTCGGCCAGGGCGCGGCCGAACACCCGGCGCACCACGTAGTCGCCCATGGAGCCCCAGTCCGTACGCTCGCGCAGCGCCTTGGCTCTGGGGCTGCCGAGGCTGGACGCCTCCAGCAGCTCCGCGAACTCGCGCTCCTGCTCGGTGGGTGCCGCCTCGGTGCCGGTGCGGGCGGCCACGTCGCCCGGCGGGATGTCCAAGGCCGCCGCCACGGCGGAGTCGAACTCCTCCACCAGTCCACGCAGATGGGGATCGTCTTGGGCGTAGTAGCGCAGGCGGCCCAGAGTGGAGAGTGCGGCGGCATGCGTGATGGCGTCCATGCTGGTCACTAGGAGCCCTCCTCCAGGTTCACGACGGCGGCCGGGGTGGCGCCGCCTTCCTTGCGGCGGCGGATCTCTGCCTTGGTCATGCGGCGGACGGCCACAGCCGATTCGCACTCCTTGTCGCCCACGCCGTAGCGGGCGGGCTCCTTCACCCGGCGGACGGCGAACCCGCGCCCCGGCAGGATCTCCTCCAGCCGGGCCAGCGCCTCCGCGTTGGGTACCACCGTTCCGGTGTCCGGGTTGTACCAGCCGATCATCTCCTCGTAGGGCTCGATCAGCTTCTCATCGCGGTAGAACTTGCTGCTCATGACGGTGTAGCCGGGGGTGCGGTAGGAGCGCCACTCGTCCTTGAGGCCGAGGGCGGAGGCCATGCCCTTGGTCGTGGGCATGGGGTCCTGGGTGGACTCCACGGCTTCCAGCCAGTCTTCGTAGACCGCGCCGAGCGCCTTGTGCAGGGACTCGCCCGGCTTGCACCGGCCGCACAGCTTCGTCGGCAGCCTGTCTGCGGTGGCCCGGCCGCGCGCGTAGCGGAACGCCCCGGCCAGCAGCACCTCCTGTACCTCGGCCTTGCGGGCGTACTTGTAGGCGTTGGGGTAGGACAGGTTTTCGTGGCCCTTGGTGACCGTGCAGCCAGCCACGTGGATGACCGGCACCATCATGTCCGGGGCGACCTTCGTCTCCCGGATGCGCGGCGTGAACGTGACCCAGGTTCGCGGGCCGAGTTCGGCGTCTTCGCGGTCCTGCGCTTCCTGTGCCGCGCGGGCCTCGGCGCGCCGCTCCTCCTCCTCCGCCTCCCGGCGCATCTCCACGACCTCGTCCCGGCGCGCGGTCAGGGCGGCGTCGGTGGGGGCGTAGTCGGTCCATGCGTCCTGGAAGGCTGCCCAGTGGCGGCTCTGGGCGGACTCCCATGCGGCGCGGGCGGCGGCCAGCTTGTCGTCGGCGCGCTGGAGTTCGGCGGTGAAGGTCTCGTACGCCTTGGCCCAGGCGGCGCGTTCCTCGTCGCTGGCGCGGACGGCGTGCTGGTCGTAGTAGCCCTCGCCGGTGTCGTACGGGTCCACCTCCATGTCGGTGATGGCGTGGACCATGTCGTCGTCGTTGATGTTGTCCAGAACGTCGCTGACGCTGCTGTCGCTGTGGAGGCGGTAGTACTTCGGCTTCTCGCCAGGGGTGTCATGCGGTGTCATGGGTGTCAGTTCTCCAGGAGTCCCCATCCGGCGGGGCCGCGCCACGTGAGCGGCTGGCCGTCGGCGGGGGTGTCGTAGTAGGCCATGGCGGGCGCGGGGGCGTTCGCCTTGACGATGGCGAGCAGCGTATTGAGGCCGGTGGTCAGGCGCCCTTGCCGGTCCACGCGGATGGGGCTGACGAGGCGGTAGTCCCACTCGCCGTTCGTGAGCTGGGCGGCCATCTCGTTGACGCTGACCAGGTCGAAGCAGTCGGCGGCGTACTTGGCGTCGGCGGTGTTGGCGAGGGTCAGTGCGACGCCCGGCTCGAAGATGGCCACCGGGTCTTCGCTGTGCTCGGTGTCGTCGGGGAAGAGCAGGTGTTCCGCGTGGAACAGGGTCAGGGCGCGGCCCAGCGTGGTCACCACGGTGCCGTCGTCGGTCTTGCGGGCCACGGGGACGGGGATGCCGGTCTCCAGGACGGCGTCCGGGACGGCCAGCTCCAGGTTCGGGTCCGCTCCGGCTTTGGCGCGGTGGGCCAGGTCGCGCAGCCAGGCGCCGAAGGCCGTGGGCAGGGGGGGCCAGATGGCCTGGCGTACGTAGGCGATGGGGTCGGTGGCCGGGTCGGGGCCCGGCGGGGTGTTCCTCGTGTCGCTCATGTCGGCCTCTGTGGAGTTGCGGGTCGGCGGGTGGGCGGCGAGGCCCGGCGGGCGCTGGCAGGTCCTGGGGCGCCCGCCGGGGGCCGTCAGGGGCGGGTGGCCTCGTAGACGGTCAGGTAGAAGACGGGGCCGTCGATCAGCGTGGACCGGACGCGGCCTTCGCGTTCCAGGCGGAGCAGCCGCCGGTGGGTGGAGCGGCGGGTGGAGCGCAGGGCTTCTGCCACCTCGTGGAGTTCGCTGTGCGGGTTGCGTTCCAGCCAGCGGAGCAGGGCTTCGTCCCTGCGCTGGCCGAGGCGCATCCGACCGGCGGCCGTCACGTAGTCGGCCAGCGCCATCATCCGGTCACCTCTTCGGGGGGTGGAGCACGACGCCGGGCGCGTGGTCCGGCATGGGGCCGTCGTCGGGGTTGGGGGCCTTGGGGCATTCGCGGTCTTCGCCTCCGACGAGGTTGCCCACGGTCCAGGGGGCGCCCTCTTCGGCCAGGCTGATGACCTCCCCGCAGTACGTGCAGCAACTGCGCTTGGGGTAGCCGTCCGGGTCGGGCTCCGGCGGCGAGGGCGGGGGGCCGTGCACCACGGGCGGACTGGCGGGAATGAACGGGATCACGGTGCCTGCTTCGGGTCGTGTTCGGGGGTGTCCGGCGCGCCGGGGAGGGGGTGGGCGGCCACGTCGGCTTCGAGGATGTCATCGGGGTGGACCTGTTCGATGCGCTCGCCGTGGCACACGTCCACGTAGAAGCGGCGGGCCACGGCGGTGTCGATGTGGTCGTGCCGTCCCAGGGCGCCGATGTGGGTGTAGCCGTTGGCGACGACGCGGACGTGGACCGCCTGTCCGGTGGTGCACCCGCGCAGCATCGCGTCCAGCGCCATCCCGGTGTACGGGGGCACGGGGGCGCCCTGGTCCCTCAGGGCGCTCAGCAGGTGCTTCGCGCGGAGCTGGGGGCAGGGCTTGGTGCCGGTCCAGTGGTGGGCGGTGCAGAAGCCGTGTGCTTCCAGGTCGCACGGGGTGTCTTCGTAGAGGTCGGCCACGATGCCGAGGGCGACGGTGAGGGCGGCCTGCTGGCTGAGGAGAGCCATGGGTTCCTGTCTGCGCGGATAGGCCGGGCGGGCGCCCGCCCGGCCGGGTGGGCGGGTCAGGTGAGGGTGATCTCGAAGGCGTCGGGCCAGCCGTGGGTGCGGACGATGCGCTCCTGGTCGGCCTGGGGGTGCTTGGCGTAGTTCCGGATCAGCGTGGCCATGCGTTCGGTCTGGCGCTGCTTGAGGTGGAGGGGCATGCCGGAGCGGTGGCCGAGCACGATGTAGGGGCGGTCGCTGGAGTGGCGGGCCCAGCCCGCTTCGAACCGGCCGCGCCGGTCGGTGGAGACCATGATGGCCTTGCGGGTGAAGTGCTCGGCGGCCAGCTCGCGCAGTTCCTCCAGGAGCGCTTCGGCGGCCAGGGGCATCCGGTTGCCGGGCCGGGGTTTGGTGTTCACGGTGGCTTGGTCCTCTCTCGATCTGCGCGGATCGGGTGGGGGTGCTGTTCAGCGCATGGGGTGGTTGGTGATGGTGCGGCCGTCGTCCTTCGCCGCGTTCACCGGGATCGGCGCCAGCCAGTGGATGTCGATCTCCTGGCGGCCGGGGCCGACCCGGTACAGGTGCAGGTGTGCGCCGCGCACGTGGGGGCGGACCTTCTTGCCGGTCCCCGGGCCGAGCTGGGCGGCGGCGGGCGGGCGGCGGATGTGGTCGGCGATGACCGAGCCGGTGACCCAGCCCAGGCGGCGGACGCGGGGGGACTTGGGGCGCCGGGGCTTGCCTTTGGCGGCCGGGGGGCGGATGGCGCGGGGCTTGGCGTCCACCTCCGCGCTCCGGGAGCACGCGTACAGCAGGTGTGCCACGGCGGCGCGGGCGCACGTGGTCATGTAGGTGCGGCGGGTGTCGTCGTCGGTGCGGCGCAGGCGGACGTCCGGCGCCCAGGCGAACGTCTTGTCGACGATCACTTCCACCAGCTCGTCGATGGTGAACTCCCCGCTGAGGGGGACGGAGAACTGGACGGCGTCAAGGTCCTGGACGCGGTTGTCGGCGGTCAGCACCGTGGAGTGGACGACCACCCGGTAGGCGTTGGCCTCGGGGTCGTGGGTGTCCACGGGGATGCCCTGGCCCGTCTCCATGGCCGCGCGCATCTGCCCCACGTAGGGGTAGCGCGGGCTGACCACACCCGTCACGGTGACGGCGATGATCCGCCCGGGGAGTCCGTCCGCGTGGACCAGCTCGGGGGCGCCCGGCAGCAGGAACATGGGGTTGATGTGGGGCAGCCGGGTGAGCACCGCGCCGGGGATCTTGACGTCGGACTTGAGTTCCATCAGCTTCGCCGTCATGGCGGGGTGGGGCTCGTAGGTGTCGCGCTGGGCCTCCCAGAGCCGGTGCAGCCGCAGTTCGCCCGCCGCCTGGACCATCCGCTGCTGATCGGCGTAGCCCAGCTTCCTGAGCGCGTCTTCGATCTGGGCGGTCGGGACCTTGCCGGGCCCGCTCAGGAGCCCGTCCAGGCCGAGCTTGCGCAGCTTGCGCTCACTGTAGGCCGCGCTGTCCTGGATCGTGTCCGCGATCCACTCGGCGGTGTACGGGTCCGGCGCGGGGGGTGGCGGGTAGAGCGGGTGGTCCAGGAGGACGGACGGGGCCACGGCGGGACTCTCTCAATCTGCGTGGATGGACTCGGTGGGGGTGCCGAGCGCGGAGGTCAGGACGGTGAGGTCAGCGAGCGCGTCGCGCTTCGCTTCGTCGGCGGTCGGCCGGACCACGAGGGTGCGGCCGTCAGCGACCTGGATGACGCGGAAGCCGCCCTCGGGGTGGACGGCCTCCAGCCGGAGCACAATGCCACGGGCGCGGAAGTCCTCGCGCCAGTAGCCCACCTCCTCGGCGCGCAGTCGCTCCATGCGGTAGCCGCCGCGCGTGTTGAGCAGGCCGTTCCCGCGTAAGGCTGCGCCGGTCTGCGTGGATGCGCGCACCCGGGCCAGCTCGCGGCCGTCGCTCCTGGCGGTCAGGCGCCACACGTCGGTGCGCTCGCCGCGCGGGGCCGGGATGCCGCCGGGCAGCGGGCACTGGCCGGTCATGTGGCGGAGCATCATCACCTGGTCCAGCAGCCGTTCCACCGGCCACGCCAGGGCCTCCTGGTACGCCTTGCACACGCTGTAGCGCGCGGAGCGGGCGGGGCTGCCTTCCAGGGCGGCGGCGGGCGCGGTGTGCGCCACGTACGCGGCGGCGTGCTCGCGCTGCGAGCGGCGCAGGGCGCCTTCCTGGTTGGCGATGATCAGGTCCAGCTCGGCCATCTCTTCGGCGTCCGGCATCTGCGGCAGGAGCTGCGCACTCCAGTCGACCGTGACGTACCGGGTGGTGGTGCCGTTGCGGTGGCGGCGGATGCGTTCGGTGGTGGTGCGCGTCATCTCCGCGAGGCCCCTGCGTTCCAGGGCCTCGGCGGTGGTGCGGGCGACGCGGTGCGTGCCGCCGCTGTGGATCTTTCCGTCAGGGGCCTCGCGCAGGGCGTCGTAGGCCCTGGTTTGCGCCTTGCTGAGCTTCATGTGGCTTGGTCCCTCAGTCGCGGTGCCGTGTGAGACATGACGTTATCACCGGGGATTGGTGTGCGCAAATGTTGTGTCACGCGGGCGGGCGGCGGGCCGACCGGCCGGACCAGTCCTCCTCACCTGGCCCGAAGACGTCCAGGAACTCGACCGCGCCGTCGGGCGGCAGGCGGTCGATGCGGAAGCTGTCGCCTCCCCGGAAGCGGTGCGGCTCGGGCGGCCGGGCCGTCCAGGTGAGCCGGTCCTTGCGGGTGATTGCGCAGTCCACCCGGCGGCCGTCGGCCGTGGCGATCCAGCACTCGCTGGGCTCGGCGGGTTCCCCTGGTGTGAGTTCGCGGTCGTATCCGGACTGGGTGCTCACCGGTGCCCTTCCTGTTGCTGCTGCGTTCGCTGCTGGCCATCCTGCCGCCCCCTGACGGCCGATTGGGGGAACGGCCGCCCGGAGGGCCCGCAGGCCGTCCACGGGGCGCCAGGAGGCCGCCAGGCGCCCGCCGGGCCGCGCCTGCGCCCACGGGGGCGCCAGTGACCTCAGGCGCGCAGGGTCGAAGACCCGAGCACCTGAGGTTGCTGGCGGTGGGCGGTCCAGCGCGCCCTGGGCGCTGGCGAGGGGGGTGCAGGGGGGGCGAGGAGCCCCCCTTGCGAGGCCGGGCGGAAGGGGGGCTGCTGACCCCCCTTGGGGGCCCCGGCCCCCCGCTGCCCGCAGACGGCCGGAAAGGGCCCCTGACCTGCGGGGATGGCCGCCTTCGCGCGCGCCCACGCGTGCGCGCGCGTTCTTCCTAAAGAGCAGTTTGCTGCAAATCGTCCTCTGACCTGCGCAAACGCGATTTGCAAAGGGGGGCTGTAGCCCCCCTTCGAATGCCGCAAGGGGGGCTACAGCCCCCCTTTGCGCAGGTCGGCGCAGGAGGGCGTGAATTGTCAGTGTGGCCATGTATCGACATCTCGACAGACACGCGTTCGTAGCTCTTCGGGTGATTGCACGCTGGTGAGCGGGGTGATACGCAGGGTGAACGTTGGACAACCGGGCGGCCGGGCGGCCGGGCGGGCGGCCGAGTTCCGTCACCCCTTCGGTGGACATGACACCAGGGTTGCGGGGGCACCAGACCCCCCTTAAGTTATGGTGTCGCATAACTTGATCAAGGGCGGCGGAGCGCAGGTGGGAGAGGGCGTGTGAACGTTGGAGCGGGCTTATGACCACCACGTGGTGCGCTTGCAGGCGGAGGAGGAGGAACGTCTCCCTGCTGGCGAGGAACCGCGTTCCCCGAGGCCGGTGCGGCTGGTGGACGCCGCCGGGGGAAAGGTCCAGGAAGTCACCGCGCTCCGCCTGGGCCACGGCCACCGGCTCGCGGTCGAGAACGCACGCACGCAGTACGAGTTCTACGGCGGATCGTTCTACCTGGCCTCCAGGGAGCTGTCAGCGAAGCTGCCGACGCTCGGGCTCACCGCCTTGCAGTACGACGTCTGGCACACGCTCCTGGGCGTTCAGCAGCGGGGAGGGGTGATCACCATGACGCAGGCACAGCTCGCTGAGCGGCTGCACACGGACCGCAAGGAGATCGGCGCGGCCGTGGGCATCTTCCGCCGGTGGGGGCTTCTCTACACGCCCGCGCGCGGCCGGATCTGCCTCAACCCGCGCATCGCCTTCTACGGCTCCAGCGAGCGCCAGGAAGAGGCGCTGGCGGACATGCTGCCGTACGACGTGCCTCCGATTACGCTGCCAGCAGGGACCGCCCGGCCGCGCAGCAGGAAGCCCCGCACGGGGCCGAAGGGAGTCTGATGACGGTGAGCGCCGAAGAGGCACCCCAGACCGTCGCCGTGGAGGACTTCAGCTACTACACCGCCCAGGAGCTGGCCCGCGCGCTGCCGATGTACCGGCTGACGGCCGCCCAGTACGACGTGTGGAACGTTCTGCTGGGCCGGATGGAGCGCGGCGGCCGGGTCTACATGACGCAGGACGACATCGCTGAGTACCTGGGCACGGACAAGGCCAACATCTCCCCGGCGCTCAAGGTGCTCAGGGAGAAGGGCCTGGTCTGGATGGAGTCGCGGGCCGTCTACCGGATCAACCCGCGCATCGCCTTCAAGGGCAGCGTGACCGAGTGGAACGACGCGATGGAGGACGTGCCGCCGGACGTGCCGGAGGTGCTGATCCCGAAGTACCGGCGGCGCCCGCCGCGCGCCAGCCGCACCGGAGGGCGCCCGCTGCGGAGCGTGTAGCGATCCACGCGGAAGGGCCCGCCGCCCCGACCCGGGGCGGCGGGCCCTTCCTCATCCGCCGCGCGGCTCGCCCGGCCGGGCGCCCGGCCGCCCGGCCGCCCGGCCGGGACAATGCGCCCATGACGATCTCTGTCGACTTCGACGTCCCCATCCACGACTACACCCGGGGCTGGCAGGACGGCTCCATCTACGGGGATGAGACACCCGGCGCCTTCCAGGCCCTGCGCGACCTCATGGCCGTCGACGCCGTCTTCATCCACACCACTCGCCCCGCCGGGCCGGTAGCCGCATGGCTGGCCGAACGCGGCGGCTTCGCCACCGTCGTCGATGACGGCACGCTGGACCTGGAGTTCTGGAACCGGCGCGGCATCCTGCTGGTGACCAACCGCAAGTACCCCGCCCACGCCTACATCGACGACCGCGCCGTTCCCTTCACGGGCGACTGGCAGGAGGCCATCCGGCGGGCGGCGGAGTTCCTGCCGGTACTGCGGGCGGAGGGGGACGGCTGATGCGCCCCGAGGCCGCTGACGTACTAGCCAGGCTCCGCCGGTCCATCCTCCGGGGAGACTGGCCGGTCGGCTGCCGCGCGCCCGCCCTGGCCGAGCTGGTGAGCGTGCACGGCCTCAACCGGTCACAGGCGTCCCTGGTCCTGAGCGCGCTCGCGAAGGAGGGGCTGATCGTCCGGGCGCGCGGCATCGGCCCCACCGTGGTGTACGAGCCTGAGCAGCCCTCGAAGGACCGGCCGGAGCCGTGAATGCGCAGCCGCCCCCGCCGTGCCGCTCACGCGACGCACGGCGCCCCCAGGGCCGTGAACCCCGGGGGCCACTGCAAATCTCATGTCACCCGGCCGGGGGGGGGCCCGGGGGGGCGCCCCCCCCGGGGGGGGCACGGTCAGGCGTCGCCGTCTTCGTCCGTGACGCCCTGCGCCTCCGCCCACTCGCAGCACGCCTTGGCGAAGAGCGCGGGGCCCTGCGCCGCCTGCTCGGAGCGGAACACCTCCGGCGCCGCGCCCAGGGTCTCCACGACCACCACGCCGCCGGGCAGCAGGTAGAAGTCGGTGTCGCTGAACGCCTCGGTGTGGAAGACGTCGACGCTGATCTGCGAGTAGCGGTCCATGGTGATCTCCTCGTCCGTGGTGGGGGGCTCCGCGCCCCCGAAGAATGCGAATCTCGTGTCACCCGGCCGGGCGGGCGGCCGGGGGGCCGCCCGCCCGGGGGTCAGGGGGTCAGTGCTTGCACCCGGCGGCGCACCAGCCGCCCGCCTTGCGGACGGCGCGCTCGTCCACCAGTCGGGCCACCGTGTACGCGGTGCCCGTGTTCACGCAGATCAGGGCGTACTGACCGTCGCGGCGCCCGACCTGCGCCGCCTGGCGCGGCTTGTCGTACAGCAGCTCCCAGCCCTTGGCGGCCGACTCGCCCAGGCCCGCCCGGCGCGCGGCCTTGCGCGGCGCCTTGCGGGGGGCGGCCTCCACGCGGGCGGCCGTCTTGGCGGCCAGCGCGGCCAGCGCGGCGGCCACGCCGGTCAGGGCCTCCGCGCGCTCCTCGGCCGCGAGAACGGCCTCCACCTCGGCCTGGTCGGCCACCGGCAGCGCCTCGGCCACGGCGGTGTGGCTCACCCGGCCGGTCGCCTGAGTGGTGACCAGGACCACCAGGCCCGTGGCGGCGGCGCGGCGGTCGGCCTCGCGCTTGGCGGCGGCCAGGTTGGCGTAGGACTTGGCGGCGAACTCGGCGGCGGCGGAGACGGTGTAGCGGGTGGCGGCCATGGTGGGCTCCTTCGGGTGGGAGGTGGTGGGGGGCCGTTTGCCCTCCGGTGTGACACCAGTATTGCATACGCCACTCAGGGAATGCAAATCTCGTGTCTCATCAATCCACGGGGATAGGCGGAGCGGGGGGCGCGGACAGGAGCCGTGAGTGCCGGTGGCCCCGCGCGAACTCCTCAGGCGGGAACTCAGGGGCCCCCGCACAGCCGAATGCCCCCGCCCGGCCGGAGCCGGGCGGGGGCATTCGGGAGGTCAGTGCTTGCAGTCGGGGCACCAGCCACCGGCGCTCCGGGCGGCGCGCTCATCCGTCAGGCGGGACAGGCGGTGGACCGTCAGGTGCTCGACGCAGATCAGGGCGTACTGGCCGTCGCGGCGGCCGACCTGGCACCCCTGGCGCGGCTTGTCGTACAGCAGCTCCCAGCCGGAGCCGACGACCGTCTCGCCCTGAGCGGCGCGGAGCTGGCGGGGGGCGGTCTTCGTCTCAGCGGCGGCCTCGGCCTCGGCCTGCGCCTCAGCGGCGGCGGCGCAGTGCTTGCAGAGCTTCTTGCCTCCGACCGCGACCGCCAGCTTGCGGGCCTCCTCCAGCACCCCGGCCGCCGTGGTGGCCTTGGCCCCCCGCTCCACGAAGCGGTACGAGCGGGACAGAGCCGGGCAGGCGCTCTTGGCGTAGTCGAACTCGCTGCCCTCGGTGCGGATGTTCAGGCCGTCGATGTGGACCGTGCCGCTGTTGTACTTGATGGTGAACATCCGGTGCTCCTGAGTTCGTCGGTGGTGGGGGGCCCTTGCCCCCCGTGTGACACCAGTATTGCATACATCGCTCACGGAGTGCAAATGTCGTGTCACCCGGCCGGGCGGGCGGGTGGCCGCCCGCCCGGCCGGTCCGCTCAGTAGCGGCGCGGGGGGCGGACCCTGGCGGCGCCGCTGGCCCGGCGCGCGGCTCGCCGGGCGCGGGCCTCCTCCAGTTCCCTGGCCTGGAAGGCGCGGCCCGCCTCGATCACCCCGGCGGGCGCCTTGACGATCTCGCCGCCGTTCCGGCCGACCTCCGCCAGGGCGCTCAGCGCGCTCCAGTGGCCGCTCCGGCGGCCGTAGCGGTCGACGGTGACGATGGGCGCCACTCCCGCGCCCCTGCTGGCGAGGAGTTCCCGGTAGAGCTCCGAGCCCTGCTCGCAGTAGCGGCCGGTCTCCCCGGAGGTGGAGCAGACCCGGCAGGCGGCGGCGTGCTCGCGGTGGGCGACCTCGGCGGGGTTGAGGACCTCGTGGGTGTTGGCGGCCATCGCGGGCTCCTTGGGGTGGTGGGGGGCCGCTTGCCCCCCGGTGTGACACCAGTATTGCATACGCCGTTCAAGCAATGCAAATCTCGTGTCTCATCAATCCACGGGGATGCAGACGCCCGCGCCCCCGGCGGGCGGAACCATGAGTGCGGCCGGTCCGCGTGAACTCCTCACGCGGATGCTCAGCGACCCAAGCGACCGACTTCCCGACATGGCTCTGCCGCCGCCCGGCCGGGCGGCGGCAGAGCGCGCGGTGAGGGCTCAGCCCTCGCTGTGGGCGCAGCCCTCGCACCAGGCCGCCTTGCCCGCCCGGCGCAGCTCGCGCTCATCGACCAGCTTCTCCAGCGGCCGGGCGTACTTGTGCTCGGTGCAGATCAGCGCGTAGCTCTTGTCGCGGCGCCCGACCTGGGTGGCCGTGCGCGGCTTGTCGTACAGCAGCTCCCAGCCGGTCACGGCCGACTGGCCGTCCGTCAGGCGCCGCGCCCGGTCGGTGTTCATGATCCGCTCCCGGTCCGCCTCGGCCGCCTCCTGGGCGGCGTCGAAGACCTCCTGGAGGGCCGCGCACGCCTTGCAGATGGTGTTCGCCTGGAGCTGGCGGACGACCGGCGCCAGCGTGAACTCCGCGCCGCACAGGTTGCCGGTGCCGACCCAGAGGTGGGTGACCTTGGCGGTGCGGGAGGAGACCGTCAGGGCGGTGTAGGTGGACGGGGCGATGACGGCGGAAGCGGTCTTGCGGGCCATGGCGGGCTCCTCGGGTCGGAGGGGGTGGGGGGCCGTTTGCCCCCCGGTGTGACATCAGTATTGCATACGCCGTTCGGGGAACGCAAATCTCATGTCTCATCAATCTGCGGGGATTGAACTCGCGGACCTCTGGAGCCGCCCGGCCGGGCGGGCGTCGCTGAGTCGCCCGTGAGCGGCACCGGGTGCGGGGCTGCGCACTCATCAGTCCTGGGGCGCCCTCCGGTCGCTCAGGGGTGAGACACGGGGCATGCGCACACCACCATTGATAGATAGCCTGATGTCACATGGCACCGACGAGAGGACCCCCATGAACACGCGCTACCCGCGCGCCGTCGACCTGGCGCAGATCCCCCACTGCTCCGTCTGCGGCGAGACGAACCCCATCACCGACGAAGAGGGCGGCACCGCATGCTGCGGGCGGCGGGAGTGCGGCGGCGTGGGGCCCGAGGCCCAGGACGTGTGCTGCCAGGCACTCCAGGACCGCGTGGACCACGAGTCCGCGCACGGAACGCCCGCCTCCCCGCTGTCGGCCGCGCGGCCGGTGGCGGCAGCCCCCCGGCGAGCGCGAACCCGATCCACGCGGATCAAAGAGACACGAGACTTGCTGACGCTGAGTGACGTATGCAAAAGTGATGTCACACCGGGGGACGGACAGCCCCCCACCACCGAGCCGAAGGAGGCCCCGATGGCCCTCTCCACCACCGCCGCCACCAGCGCCGTCTGCCGCAACCTCTTCAAGGACGGCCCGAACTCCTTCGAGCCCGTCGGCGGAACCTTCGGCACGGACCGCGAGATCTACGAGAGCCTGGCCAAGGCATACCTCAAGGACAAGACCGACCTGAGCGGCAGCACGATCGAGGCCGCCGACTGGGACGAGGTGTTCGCCACCTTCCAGCCCGACCCGGCCCCCGCCGCCGAGGCCGCCCCGCAGCTCGCCGCCGGTTCCCGCGTCACCACCACCGGCCAGCCCGCGCTCACCCCGACCGGTTACGTCGTCTCGGTCCAGTACGACCCCCCGTTCGCCCACCTGGCGGCGTCCGGCGGCGCGGACCACCTCGTCCGCGACCTGGCCCCGGCCCCCGCCGAAGCGGCCACCCCGGCCCCGGCCCCGGCGCCCGCCCCCAAGGGCGCCAGGAAGCCCCTGGGGGACGCCAGCGCGCCCGGCTGGGAGCTGCTGTACGACAAGCCCAAGGCGGGCGCCGAGGTGGGGCGCCGGTACGTGGACGGCAAGCCCCAGTTCTCCCTGATCTGCAAGGCCCACGGTCACGTGCACAAGCTGGACCGCCTGAGCGATGAGGGCAAGGTCCGCAAGGCCGGTGGCTGGTGCCCCTCCTGCTGAACCCCCGGGCGGCCGGGCGGCCACCCGCCCGGCCGTGTGACACGAGATTTGCATTCGGCTCACGGCTGATGCTAATCTCGTGTCACGCGGGGGCGGCGCCCCCACCACCGGCGAACTCAGGAGCCCGCGATGGCCGTCATCAAGACCGACCCCCAGACCACCTACGACGGCTACCTGCTCATCGCGGCCACCAACGGCCGGGTCTGGCACCTCAGCAACCACGACGACGAAGCCCTGTGCCGCGCGAAGGTCGACCGCTACATCGAACTGGAAGAGGCCGCAGAACTCAGCGGTATCTGCGCCCGCTGCTCCCGCATCCTGGACCGGCGCGGCCCGTACGTGCCCTACGCGGAGCGTGTGGCCGCCGGGCAGACCGAGCCCACCGGCCCGCGCCCGGCCCTGGGCCCGTCCAGTGTGGACGGCTGGGAGCTGCTGTACGACAAGCCCAGGGCGGGCTACGAGATCGGCCGCCGCTACTGGGGCGACAAGCCCGAGTACGCCCTGATCTGCAAGGCCCACCGCTACGCCCTCGGGATCGGGTCGCGGCTCAAGTCCGAGGGCGTGCACCGCCGCGCGGGCAACTGGTGCCCCGGCTGCAACAGCCGCTGAACTCCCGGCCGGGCGGGCGGCTGCGCTTCCATCCCCGCGAATTGATGTGACACGAGGTTTGCAAACGGTGAACCGTGGTGCTAATCTGGTGTCACACCAGGGGGTGCCGCCCCCACCACGAACCACCCACAAGGAGCCCGCCATGATGAACTTCCCCGGCTACACCCTGCTCGGCACCATCAACCTCACCGACGAGGAGTACGACTCCGAGCGCCAGCTGTCGGTCTACCGCAACGCGAACGGCGCGGTGTTCACCCTCGACGCGGGCGGCTGCATCTGCTGCTGCGACCTCTACGACGGCGTCACCGTCTCGGACCTGGTGGAGTTCACCGGCTCTGCGGTGGAGCTGGCGGAGCTGCTGGTGGCGGAGGTCACTGCGATCGGGTGGCCCGTCGACCCCGAGGGCCGCATGGAGGTCGAGGAGGAGCTGCGGAACATCATGCGCGGCGTGGCGGGCGTGCCCGTGGCGGCGCCGCTGGCGCTCCCGCGCTGACCCCACTCCGCCCGGCCGCCCGGCCGGGCAAACGAAAGGCCCGACACTGCTCGTGTCGGGCCTTCGCTGCTGCTCACCTAACCCTGCGTGACCAGCCTACACGCCGCGTGACTCCCTCCCGCACAGCCCACACACCAGCCAAGGCCACAGCCGGGCGGCGGCCTCCCGCTGGCACGACTCGCACGTCAGCCAGGGCCGCTCCTGGGCGGCCACCTTGGGCGTCACCCCGGCCGCGCTGGCACCCAGGGCGGCCACCAGCCGCGTGGAGCGGGACAAGAAGTCCGAGCCGCACCCCCGGCACGCCGCCGCCAGCCGCGCCGCCGCCACGCCCGGCGGCCAGCCGCCCTCCGGCGGGTCCAGCCACTCCAAGCGGTGTTCCAGCACCAGGCCGCCCCGGTGGCCGCACGCGCCGCACCGGCCGTCCACCGGGCCCTGCCGAACCTGGGACAGGTCCGACTCCCGCTCAGTCACCGGCCGCCTCCTTCTCCCGGGCTACGCACCGGCGGCACCTGGTGAGCAGCCACGCTGTGTCGGCCGGGTCCACCGCCATGTCCTCCGGCAGCAGCCACTCCTCGCAGCACGCCGACAGCTTGGCGCCAGAGCGCGCCAGCGACATGGCATACGCTGCCGCGCCGGGGCCCGAGCGCACATCGAACCGTCGCCCGGCCAGCGGTTCCGGCTGCACCGGGTGCGCCACGGACCACGTGTGCACCGCCTTCGCGAACTCCGCCGGGTGCAGCTCCTCCAGGCCCGGCCGCTCCGGGTCCAGGCCGTGCGCCTGCGCCACGGCCAGCGCCGCATGCGCGTCCGCCCGGCGCCGCCGCGCGTCCCAGTCAGTCACAGCATCCTCCGCCAGTCTCGCTTCGGGGCCGGGCGGCCCTTGGCGCCGCCGTACAGGCGCACCCGGGCCTCCTGCTCCTCTGTCAGCAGCCTGCACGGCAGCTCCCTGACACCCTGGTCCCAGGCGCGCCACACGCGATGCCAGCCGTCGATAACGAGCGCCGAGCCGACCTCCTTGACGTAGGCCAGCAGGACCGGCTCGGCCAGGTCGACCGTCGCCGCGTGCGCCTCATCCACGCGGATAAAGGGCAGGAGCTGGAGCGCCGACCGCACTTCGAACGTCCGCACCGGCTCACTGGCCGCCTCGCGCGCGGCGGCCGTCACGTCCCACGTGTAGGACAGGAACGTGAAGGTGTCCCGGGCGTGGCCGTCACTCGTCATCGTCGCCTCCAGGGTCCATGGCGATCTGCCGACCCCACGCCGCAATGACCGCCCCCACCGCCCGCGTCTCGTCCGCGCACACGTCGATGCGCGGCCAGCCGTCCCCGGTGCCGTGGGCCGAAACGGCGTCGCCCAGGGGGGCGATGTAACCCACGTGCACCGGCTCGCCGTTGGCGAGCTGGCACGTCACCCAGCGCTTGCCGTCCGGTCCCGGCAGCGTCTCCGCCGCGAAGGTGATCTGCACCGCGTTCATCAGGTCAGCCGCCACTGCCGCCCCCTCGCTCCTTCTGCTCACCCATCCACGCGGATACGTAAGCCTGTCCCGCGTCCCGCGTGGGGGCCGGGGTCGCCGCCCGGCCCCCCTGCGCGTTCCCCATTCCTACTCCTCCGCCGTATGTCCGGGGTTGTACCGGATGTTCCTGTTGCCTCGCCTGGGCTTCATGGGGATCTCCGCCCCCAGCAGCGCCAGCATCTCCACCGCAGCCTTCTTGTCGACCTCCTCACCGTCCCGCCCGTACGTGATCTTCATGGGCCCGTAGACGCCCGGCTTGGGCCGCCCGACCATGGCCGCGTACATCGCCTGATCCTTCTCCAGCGGGCTGATCTGCGCCCGGAGTTCGGCGTACTTCTCCGCCGCGAACGCGATCTCCGGGGCGGTGTGGACCTGGAGCGCGGAGCTGTCGCCCGGCTTGGCGTCCGGGCCGAAGCACTCCCTGAGCCAGGCGCAGCCGTCGCACACCCACGACAGCCCCGGGCCCCGGTGGCCGCGCGGCGCGGCGTCCGGCGAGGCCGACAGCCCCACCAGCCACCGCACCCGCTCCTCAAGGGCCAGCTCCGCGTCCTCGTCGAACGGCTCGATGTGGACGGCGACCTCACCGTTGGCGCGGTCCATGTAGAGCCACGCCACCCACGCCACCGGGAAGCCCCACTGGCGCAGCGCCGTGGCGTACCCGCGCACCTGCACCCGGTGCTCCTCGTGCACCCCGTCGTGCTCGACTCCGCCCAGCAAGTACGCCCCCAGCGTCTTGAGGTCGATCACCCCGCCGCCCATCACCTGCGTGTAGAGGTCCGTGGTCCCGTCGACCACCTGCTGGCCGGTGACCTCACCGGTGGCCGGGTCGTAGAGGGGGACGGTGAGGCGGACCGCCATCTCCACCTCGCCGTCCGCCAGCTCGGCCGCGTAGTACGGCAGGTACTTCTCGTGGATCCACGTCCCGATGAGCGCCTGCCGCGCCTCGGTGTCATAGGCCAGCTCGGGGTCGGACGGCGGCACCCCGGCCAGCTTGTACGCCGACTCGCGCGGGCACCCGCCCAGGTCCGACATGGACAGCTTCCACATGCGGTCCGCGCGCTTGGACTGGTTGTCGCGATTGGCCTTCTTGAAGGCGCGCCCGGCCGCCCGCTCCAGCCCCTTGCGCAGGGCCGGGATGGCCGCCACCGGCAACGGCGCCGAAGGGGCCATCCCCTGGGGCTCCAGCGCGGCCGTCACTGCTCACCGCCCTGGAGGTCGGCGCAGGCGCCCGCGTGGACCCCGGTGGCGATCACGTGGTCCGTGAGGCACCCGCACGGCAGCCGGTCGTCATCGGCCCGGCCGCCCGGCCGCCCGCCCGACCGGGCGGCCGGGCGGGCGGGCGGGCTCGCCTGCGTCTTGCTGGCGGCCTTGCGCGTCTTTTCCCCGGCCCGGGGCCCGGCCGCCTGCGCCGTGCCGCCCTGCGGGCTGCTGGCCTTCTTGGCGGAGGCCTTCTTGCGCGGCTTCTTCTCCGGCTCCGGCTTCTCCTCCGGCTCCGGGGGCGCGGCCTGCTCCTGCGCCGCCGCGCCGTTCCCGGGGGGCTGGGGCTCCTCCGCCGCGTCCAGCCCGCGCAGAGCTTCCAGGGTGCACGGGCCCGCGTCCGGGTCGGCCGGGGCCACGGTGCCCGCGCCCTGCTCCCTGGCGAGCGCGTCAGCCGCCCGCATCGCGTCCACCAGCACATGCCGCACGCTCACCGCGCTGGTCTCGTCCGTGGCGTAGTCCAGCAGCATCGCGTCGCGGCACTCCATGAACAGCTCCCGCAGCAGGTTCAGCCGCACCGTGCCGTTGGGCTGCCGCCCGGTCAGCGCCACCAGCCGGAGCACCTGCAACACGTGAGCGCGGCGCTCCTCCCGCACCTCCACCACCTGGCTCGCGTTCTGCGGGTCGTCGGCGTGCTCGCGCAGGTCAGTCCCCATCCCCAGCAGCACCTCCGGGCAGAACCAGTTGACCGCGCGCGTGGTCACGCGGGCCACCAGCATGTCCTCCGGCATCCTGGTCCAGGCGTCGCAGAACTCGTATCCGGGGTCGGTGTAGCCCCGCTCGATGGCTTCCTGGATGGTGAAGCTGACCTCGTGCTTCTTGCCGTCGGCCATCTCCAGCAGCGCCACCGCGTGGAAGCGGTCCCGCTCCACGAAGGTGATCCGGTGCCCGGCCCGGCGCGCCAGCGCCCGTACCAGCTTGGCCCGCCGCCCGACGTCACCGTCCTTTGTGGCGTACAGCTCATCCCACGCAACCGCCAGGGGGACATCCAGCCCCCGCGCCCGGAACATGAGCGCCAGGATGTCAGCGGGCTTGCCGTGCAGGTGGGGCGGCATGAACAGCTCCGCCTTCGACAGCATCTCCGCCATCTGGAGCATCTGCGTGAAATCGACGGGAACGTCCGTGCCGGGCAGGCCGTGACTGGACACTTCCACGAGTGGCGTGGATGCTGTCTCCGTCGGATGGTTCTGGGGAGTCAATGGCTTGGTCCTCACGATCTTCTTCGACGCCGTGTAGACGGCCCCCGGTGCGCGCCGGGGGCCGTCGTCTTACGGCCTTTCCTTGCGGCGCTTGTCGGCCGCCGCAGCCTCAGCAGCCTCGGCGTTCGCCTCCTGGTGCATCCGCCACTTTTCCAGGGCCTCCTCCACCGTCCTGTAGAGGGCGGGCCGCGCGGCCATCCGCCTGCGCACCCACTCGATGTCCGGCGAAAGCCCGAACTCCGCCGTCCGCCGCCGCACCCACTCGTCGATCTTGGCGTCGTCCAGGCGGCCGGTCTGCTCACCGAACTCGATGACGCGTTCCTCGCTCCAGCCGTACGTCTTCGGCTCGATCTTCACATCAGCGGGGATGAAAGCCTTCCGCTGGCGCATGAAGTAGACCGCGTTCTTCTTGAGCCCGTACACGTACGAGCACAGCCACGACGACAGGTACACCCTCGGCGTGACGCTGTAGCGGGTCTTGGCCAGCGTCTCCGCCTTGGCCAGCGAGCCGTCCGGCGGCGGCCCGATGGGGCGGAAGTCGGAGTCCAGGCGGTCGGCGTCCACGCCGAAGCGCTGGGCTCTCCTGGGGTCCCAGCCGAACCGGTCGGCTGCGATCACGATGTCCGGCCCGAGCATCTGACCCTGGTCCAGGAGCCGGTACAGGTGACCACGCGACAGGTGCAGCCCCTTCGCCAGGTCCATGTGCGACCAGTACTGCCTGGTCAGCCCTTCTTTCTCGTCCTGAATCATGGCTATGCAAATCTCCTGTCTCGGATACACGAAGTTTACGCGTGGGAGCCGGGGCTGCTGGGCCCCACGCGCCCGCCCGGCCGGTACCTACAGGTAGATCCCCAGGTACCGGTCCTTGTCCCATTCCGGCTCGTACGGGCGGCACTCCGGGCAGAAGTCCTCCCCCGGCAGCGCCGCCTCGGTGCAGTGGGAGCACTGCACCGGCACGGGCGTGTCGCACATTTCGGCCTGGTGGGGCGCCCCGCACGGCTCACCCCCGTCCGCGCAGTCCGGGCACACCGGGTTCCCGGCGTCGTCGGCCGCGTGCGCGTGCGTCATCTCGTACTCCACGGGCATGGCCCGTCCGAGCGTGACCACCACGCGCGCCAGCTTCACCGGCCGGGGCAGCTCCACCAGGAGCAGGCCGCAGTCGCACTGCGCGCCCTCGTTCTCCCAGTCCCAGTCCCGGTCCACGCGGATGGCGCGCTGCCCCAGGGCCTCCACCAGCGTCTGGACGGTGGCGCCCTGTGCGATGAGCTGGGCCAGCTCCGCGTGCGACCCCGGCCGCACGCGCTGCGCCGTCACGTCGTCTGCCGGAAGCTTCATGGCTTGGTCCCTTCCGTGTGCCCTCTACTGCCGTGTGACACGAGATTATCACGCGCGGCATGCGTGCGCATAGGTTGTGAAACCCGGGTGACACGAAATGAGCCCCCAGTCGCGAAGGCCGACGCGACTGGGGGCTCAAGGGCCGCCCGGCGGCAGCGGGAACTGCGACGCGCACCCCCGCCGGACGGAGCCCTACGCTATCCGCTCTCGGGCCGCAGGGCGGCCACCAGCGAGCGGATGTGCGCCTTCACGTCGGCCAGCTCCGCGAACGACGCGATCGGCGGGGGCGGCGCCTCGCCCCTGGGGACCTCGGGCACCTCGCGGTAGAGGTGCCAGGTGTGGTGCTCCCGGTACCACCACGGCGCGAACTCGCCCCTGCTGGCCCGTGGTTTGGCCGCCCACTGGATCACCCCCCAGCGCCGCTGGTCACCGGTGGCGGACAGCTCGAACCGCTGCCCCGCCCCAGCCCGCCGGGCCTCGATCTCGATCTCCTGCTCCTCAGGCACCGCTCACGTCCTCCGCCCGGTCGCTCACCTGGTCCATGCGCGCCTGGGTGGCCTGGGCCAGCGCCCGCTGGATCTGCTCCACCACCGCGCGGTGCCCGCCCGGAACCGGCGGCGCCACGGCGTGAGACTCCCACACCGGGAGCAGCTCCATCGCCCGGCCGACCGCCGTCATGGCCATGGTCAGCGTCCCCAGCAGCACCGTGTCCGGCGGCAGGAACTCCGCCCTGCGGCCGTGCAGGGCGTAGTCCCTGGCGCTGGTCCACTCCTCGGTCCCGTTGGCGATGTCCGCCACGATGGCCGCCGCCGCCAATCCACGCAGATAGCCGACGAGCATGAACTCCACGCTCCCCGGCCGGGCGTACGGCTGCGGCGTGCCCAGGTCCGCCAGCGACTCCAGCGCTGACAGCACCAGCGTGTACGCCGTGGTCGTGGGCTGGTCCACCAGCTCCAGCGCCAGCGCGTGGCCGGGCCCCGACTTGAGCGGGCGCGAGTCGTTCCAGTCCAGCATGATCATTCCTCTCAGTTCCCCCGCCCGGCCGGGCGGGCGGGCGGCCGGGCGGACTCGTGCCAAGGCGCCTCGATGAGCACGGCGGCGAGCTGGCTCGCCGCCGCCCGCATCCAGACGCGGGCCAGCTCCGGGCGGCCGTTGGACCAGTAGACGGCCGCCTTGTCCATGGCGACGGCCGCGCCGTACTCGACGACCGCCCGCTCCGCCTGGAGCTGGCTGGCGCCGTCGGCGCTCAGGCGCAGGGCCTGGGCGTGCGTGGAACACAGCACCGCCCACTGCTGGGCGGGGCTCCGGGGGGAGGGGCGGGCCAGGCTGATGGCCATTCGTGGTCTCCTTCGATTGCCGTGTGACACGACATTATCTGTCGGTCGCGCGTGTGCGCAAATCTCATGTCACGCGCGCCGGTCGGGCGCCCGGCCGCCCGGCCGCCCGGCCGTGCGACATGAGATTTGCAAGGGGCGCCCTGGTGCACTAATGTCGTGTCTCGTCGGGTCACCAGGCCCTGACGGACAGGAGAGACACGTGACGGAACTGAATCTGCCCACCAGCGATACCACCGCTCTGGTGGAGGCGCTCCGCCAGCTCCAGGCGAAAGCGGGCTCCGACTCCCTGACGGAGACCATGCTCGTCGCCCTCAACGACCTGGAGGACACCATCGAGGAAGTCTTCACCAACTGCGCGCGCGCCGTCATGGCCCACGCCCCAGCAGACGACGCCCTCATGGTGGACTACGCCGTGGCCGCCCTGGTCACCGAGCGCGCCAGGCTCGCCGTGGACGGCCAGCTCACCTCCCGGGCCAGTCAGGCCCCGGCCAAGGAGCGGCCGCACGCCTGACCGGCCGGGCGGCCGGGTCCACCACGGGCCCGGCCGCCCCCCCCGGCTGGTGCCACGCCCCGCCCTGGGAACGTGGCACCAGCCGGGGAAAGCACCGGTTCATCCCAACCAAGGAGGAAGCCTTGAGCGAGAACGCACCCGAGACCCCGCCGCCCGCCGAGGAGGAGACGCCCGCCAGCCCGCCCGCCGAGGAAGGCGGCGGCACCACCGACACCCCCGGCGACGAGACGCCCGGCGGCGGCGAGGGCGGCGACGAGCCGCCGCCGGTGGTGGTGCTCCCGCCCCCGCCGGACTACCAGCAGGGCGTGGGCACCATCTACGGCGAACTCACCGACGAGGTGAACGCGGCCCGCTGGTCCACGCAGATGGACAACATGGCGAACGCTGTCCGCGTCACCTACGACTACATCCTGCCGATCGCCTACGAACTCGCCGGTCCCGAGGCGCAGAGCCGCGCCATGGCCCGTGACGCGGTCGCCTCGCTGCTGCTCACGCGGGCCACGGAGGAGGTTCAGGGCGCCCGGGTGGCGGCCGAGCTGGCCGACGCGCCGGAGCCCACCCCGCCGCCCGCGCCGTCGGAGCCGCCCTCCGAGGGCTGATGAGTACGCGGCGGGCGGCCGGGTCCACCACCGGGCCCGGCCGCCCCCCCCCCCCCCCCGCCCGGCGCCAAGAG